TTGATTTGATTTCATCTGGCAATGGATCAAAAGAATTATCTTTCAATGCTGCTTTTAGCATGATCTCAATGTCAATTTCATCATATCCAAGTTCAGTTAAGTCACACTCAATATGATTCTTCAGTTCACTTATCAGTTTGCCACGATTCAGGACTTTAACCATTTCTGTTTTGGTCTTAGAATTAGAACGCTTTTTCCCCATGAATTTAACTTCACAGTATTTCAGCATAATCCATGATACGTCCCGAACCTTATACCCCTCGGCTTCCTTTGCCAGTGCATAAAACACAAGCTGCCGTCCATGATGGATCAAATCAGCCGTCTTGAAATCAGTAGACGTTTTCCAATCATAGATAGAAATTGTTCCGTCTGAATTCTCCCGAATCAAGTCAATATAACCTTGGATATAACGATCATCAGATAGTTTATATAAAACTAATTCCTCAGTTCTAAACCTACCCTTTGGCGGTTGGAAGGTATTGCAGAAATGTTTCATATCAGCAATCCAATTATCCCGGATAGAATCATTACCTTTGAAATCTTTCGGAAATTCTAACCCCAATAAATCCAAATCCATTAGTTCTTGATTTAGAACATCAGGCAATGTATCAACGGCTGCTTCACCTTGAACTATGGCCTCCAACTGGTCATGTATGCGTGTTCCTAACACACCATAGATACCGTTTACACCTTTATTATGGAGAATATATGTGTTATAGGCTTCATACAAACATTCTTCGATAGTATTTGCTTTTGAGATACTATACACATTCTTTCCTGCATCGAATAATGCTTGTAATCTTGGGTCTTTTTCTCGTTTTGCCAAGTTATCACCTCATTGCATTTATAGTTATTTTAGCCAAACAACATGATTTTTCATTAATCGAAGGAAAGCATCTTTCCCTAAATCAGATGGACTGGCTTTGCTTCCTTTTTGGAGAATCGTGTTGTCTTTATCATAGATATACCCTACTTTATTCCGAAATACAGCATTGTCCAAAACAAGTTTCTGCGCTTGCTGTCGAACTTGTTCTTCTTCCAGCCCTTCGTCATAGGCCAAAATGATTTTAGAAGTCATCAATGATTTTAAGTGTTTCGCCTGAACGTCACTTACATCACAACCACAAGTTGCCAGCCCTACTTTGCTTCCCATTGAATAAAGCTGCTGGACAAACTTTTCTGATTCACCGATTACTACAATGTTCTTTTGCTGAATTGAATCATAGTTATTATGATATCCATAAAGCGTCAAACTGCGAGAACATGGAATTATTGGAAGCCAGCGTTCATCTTTTGGGCATTTGCTATCATTTAACCGTCCCATAATGCCGCACAGTTGACCATCCAGTGTGTATTCTGGAACTGTGATTCTCAATGATTCCAAATCGAATCCGACTTTGAATTTTTCTTGTGTTTGAAAATCAATACCATCTTTAAAAAACATCATATTGTATTTCCCGGAATACTCAGAAAGAATTGACTCATCATATGTTGTCATTGCATATTCTGGTTCTGTTATTTCACGCATTAATCCTTTATAGAACCCGGAAAATGGACGGCGAATTTTTTGACTAAATTGGTTCTTTTCAAGTCCCAATTTGCTTGTGATGAATTTCAAAGCATCCGGGAAAGATAAATATTCTGTTTTCATAACCAGTGTGTAGATATTCCCATGAGAATTGATAGAAAATCCATCAAATTTTAAAGTATCTAACTTTAATCTCATAGCTGTTGGATTATGACCATCTTCACGGCTGAAACGTAACTCATTTTTGTTAGAACGATATGTGATCTGCGTATATCCCATTTCTTCTAAGAGTGTGATACACGCATCCTCGTTATTTGTCAGATAATTTGATAGTGCTAACGCATTAACGATGGTGTATCACCTCCTAAATTTTTATAAGTTAATAAATTCCCAGCACAATGGTATTCCATTATATTTCCCAGCACTTTGCAAATTACCATTACAACATTCTCCAACATGGCGAATATGATAATATTGTTCTGCTGCCAATGCAGATTCAAATTTCATACCAGTTGTAACACAAATGACTGGCTTTTTCTTTCCAATTCCTTTTGCACCACGTTTTTGCGCTGTGGTTTTGTCATAATCACATAACCCACGATCTGCTGCCTGTTGAAGATATTTTCTTGTAGTAATTCGATTTATTTGTAATCTGTTAGAAATATCAACAATTTTATACCCACTGTTCCATAATTCTGCGACTTTATTTGATAATGGAGTAGTTAAGTTTTCTTTAACTTTCGATTCATCAACTTTATCAAAATCAATCAGGAACGAAAGTTCAGAACACTTTATACTATTCATTAAATACTCAAAATCAGATTTTCTTGCATCAACACAAATATAATGTGTAATTCCGTTGTCTATCGCAATTTTTCTTTTAAATTCATCGTTTTCTTTTTGTGAGCCTCGCATAAATGCTATTTCTTGATAATGCTGTCCTCCTTGCATTTCAATCAAAGTATTAATTTGAGGTATGTAGAAATCATATCTTTTATTATGTGACCACTCGAACAGTTTTTCGGTTTCAAAATTAATTCCAATGCAACTCAATACACTTGCCATAAATCTATTTGGAATCGAAAATCCATCGGAACAACATGGGCAACACAATCCATTACGAAGTACAACATTATATTGTTTTTCAATAACCAACCCACAATTAGGACATTTCCATTTTGCGATTTTATTTGACTGTGGAAGATGTGTATAACCGTCATTTTGATTAAGCAACATTTTTGCTATATCAGGATACTTTGTACATAAATCATTATATCCACGTTTCACTTTATGATTTGAACATACAGAACAACCGCATCCTCTTTTTATATTAGATTCAAAAATCTTAAATTTGCTATCACATTTTAAACATTTACACACATATCCTTTTATTGTTTTGGATTGTCCGCAATTCATCATGATTTGTTCGAGTATTATAAAATCACTACTATTTGTTGATAATTTCTGTCCTATTTGATATAAATATTTATCGACAAATATCACCTCCCCCTGTCGTTATAAATATGGCAGTACCCAATTTCCTTCCAGCGGTTATACCGCCCATTGAATTGATACAAAACCTGAATTTTATCATCATCATTTCTGGTCTTATCGAGAAAAGCAACAATATATTTCTTGTCTTTATCAAGTTGAATCGGTTTTTTGATGTTGGTATACTTTCCGCTGCTATCTTTTTCAAGTTGATACGCCTTTACATCGAATTTTTCTCCAGTATATTCATCCTCCCATAATTGCCGTGCATAAACCATTTCAGAAAAAACTTCCTTGATTTGCTTTGCATTAGAAAGACAACTGGCATCTAAATACCGTTTATTCAATGTATGTAACGCAAGCTGATATGTACAAATCAAAGAAATATTTTCACGGCTTGTAATCTGAAACAACTTGCGACTATGGATCAAAAGCTGTTGCCACATAGAATCATCAATTTCATCTTCAGATTTCATAGTATCAAACATGATTGTTTGATACCCTAATTTCGATAACTTCTTGATGATCCGTTTTACCTTGTTCATATCATTATCAAACAATTTGACAAATTGAATGGAACTATATTTCTCTCTGGAGATTTTCTTAGCCTTGCGAAGCATTTCCCACTGTTCATCGTCAAATTTACCGATTTTCAGTTTTTTGCGAGTCAATCCCCAATAATCCAAATCATTCGTTAAAATATGAACCAAAAGCAACTGCTTAAAATCTTTAGAACGCTGCTCATTGCTGATTACGGCGCATTTTACACCATCTTCTGTCATCGGAATAATCATGTTCTCAAAAACAAAAGAAGTCTTTCCAACACCGCTATGCCCAGCAAACATATACATATCGCCTAATGGTGTGCCAAGCGTTAAATAATTCAGAATCGGGCAATGTGCGCCATAACTAATACCCTGTGCTGATCCGTCATTACATTCTTCAAGAAATTTTTCATCAATTTCAAGAGTTTCAATGTCGATATCGTGTGTGTTCTTAATGCTGACACTATTCAAAATATAATCATAGTAGTCATAGACTTCTTGATTTGTCATTTTTGAAAATTTATCAATATTGGCAAGAACATTAAACCCTTTATCATGTAATGTCATCAGCGTATTCATCTTTGCAATTTTATCATAATACGCATCGACATTTTCTGGAGAAACTAATGCACACAATTCACTGACAGTAGAGTATCCGCCCAACTCATTAAAATGTTTTTTAACAGTTGGTTTGTTCTCCAAAAATGTATAGATTGTTACATTGTCAAACGTTCTGAACCCTTGATTATACATTTGCCGACCAAGGGAAAAATAAAACACTCCATCTTCTGTCTTTAGCGTTTTATCATCACCGACATTAACACGGCGAAAATCGTCAAACAAATCTGGCTGTTTATATAAGCAAAAAACGAATGTAGCTTCTGCACTTTCTCGTCCTTTGATTAATTCTTCAGGATAGTCTTTTAGTTCTATTTGAATCACCTTCCTTTATAATTCATCATCGTCTAAGAAACCGCTTATATCCTTTCCAGCCGTTTTCGTGCCAAGATTAGATATGTCACTACACTCGATTTCAGTCTTTTTCATTTGTGTTTCTTGCTGTTGCTGCCGCTGGCACTCTTTATAAACGTCACCAATCTTATCTTTTATGATCGCAAACATATAAGAAATCTTATTATATTCATTCTTGAATTCCTTGTGATCAAAACTGTACAAAATATCATCGTGACATTTTTGAAAAGTACGAAGGATTACATCATAATCATAAAAAGACAAGTCTTTTAACTTTTTGGGTAGCGAGGGTGGGAACGAATTCCCATCCCCGTATCCCAATAATTCATAACTGATATAATCAATCAGTTTTCTATAATCCTCTTTCCTTTTATGGTCAGCGTCATAGACTTCTTGGTTCTTATAATACTTTCCATTGATCTTAATAAAAGTATCTGTTGTACCAATTTCCTGTGTAACACAACATTTACACTGTCTTGCCATTAGCTGACCTCCTGATTACTCTGATTCCTTCAGCACGTTTACAATATTCGTTAATACAAGCGTAGGAATATCATCAGGATTCTTGAAATTCGGGATGTTGTTCTCCGCCATAATTGCCTTTACCTTCTTCTTGGTAGCAGCATCGGCCTCGGAGAACTTATTCTGAACAATCACAATCAACTCAGCGTTCTTTTCTTCATCCACCTTATTTGCGGCCTCTTGTTCCAGCATTTCAGCAATCTCATGTTCCTTTTCTTTTCTGGATTCCTCCAGTTCCTTCATAGACTGCTCAACGGACTTGTCACCCTTGCTATGCTCTGCCAAAATAGCATCTGTCAACGCCTTAATAAAGGCATCTGCATCCAGCGGAATCTCATCAACAATATCGGCAAAACGGGACTTAGAATCAACACTGTAATTGTCATCCCGGAAAGAAATGCGGCGGGATTCACTCAAAACCTTTCCCTTTACTTCCTCCTGCTTTGTGACAACATTCTTCTTTCCTGTTTTCTGCTTGACAATCTCACGGTCAATGTAAGCGACACCAAGAAAATGCAGTTTCGTCTTTAACGCATTGAAATAACGCTGAGACATATTCGTAGTCAAGATAGAATAGGACTCACCAGTAATCGGATCATCAACATCCTTCTTCTTGGTATGCCCAATTGCGATAAAGGAAACACCAACACTCTTCAGTTCCCACAGTTTATCAAGAACAATCTGGATTGCCTTATCCTCGCCAGCCATAAATCCACCAAAAGCAGCCTTAATAGAAGTAATCTTAGGCTTGTCAGGATTTGCCCGGTTGTGCATCCGAATCACTTCAGGCTCGGCAATTTCAAGCAACTGATCGAAAGTATCCAGAACAACCACACGCAAGTCCTTATAGTCAGTCAGTTTGTTCTCAATGATATCATCACAAACCTCCTTGAACTTTGCCCAATCAGGAATCTTCTCAGATACAATTCCATTAATTGCATCATGACCATCTTCCTTGCCAATGTCGAAAGCAATATAGCCATCAACACCAGCCAGCTTTTCGCATACCTCCTTAATAAGAGTAGACTTGCCAATGCCTGATTCACCAATCAGGCCAATATTATATGCAAGCGGATCAATACAAATTTCTCGTTTCTGTCCAAACTTTCTTGCCATTATTAATCTCCTTTACTCTTGTATGACCAATCACCAAAATATTTTTCTTCTGCTTCTTTACGAGCGTTAATTGCGTCAGATAATTGATTATAATAACCAAGCGAAAGTTTCTTTTTATGTAAATGCAAATATGCTTGCCATTTTTGACGTTGCCTATTAAAACTTACTCCAGTACATCCACTTGTATTATTAATTGATAATTGTTCATTCATCTGATTATGACTTGCCGATCCTACTCGTAAATTGCATAGGCGATTGTCTAATTTATTATGATTTATGTGATCGACTTGTTTGTTTGAAGGACAATTAGTAATAATTCTGTGCATGAGACACATTTTACCATCCAATGCCCCTTGTAAATAACCATGACTTCCAATAGACCAAGTACATTGAGAAATGATAGGATAGAATTGATGATCAAAAATGAATTTTTCACCTTTTGTTGTATATCCTATCATTTCATTTTCTTGTTTTTGAAAAAGGTTTTTACTCAAAACAAATCTTCGTCATCCAACCCACCATTACCAGACTTTTTATCATCTGCATCAAAAGGAGGGTCATCATCTTCGTCATCCTTAGACTTCTTTGCTGCGGCCTTCTTTGAATTGTTCTTAGCCTGTTCCAGCGTTTCATCCTCGGCGGGGACAAAAATCTTTTCCTCAAACTCATCCGGGGTATCATCAACTTCCAGCAATCCGTCAGCAAAGTCACCCTCCAGCTTCGGATCAAACAGACGGAATTCATCAATTCGATCACCGTAGATATTTCCCTTGGGACGGAAATCATCAACTGTCTTGATGCCAAGTTCGACCTGTTCACGCTGAGAATCTGTCAGCATAGACTCATCAAATTCCGCTTCCTCTGCGCCACGAAGCAGAACAACCTCCCAAGGAATGTGCATCATCTTCTTAGACTTGATCTTGAGGTACTTCATCTTGTAATCCAGCAGTTTCTTATGACGCTCGTTATCAAGGTCATACTTTGCGGCAGAAAAAACAAGCTGAATGGGGACATACTTTTTACCATCATCCTTGTTGATATACTGCTCGATGTAACAATCTAACGTCATCTTCTTGTTCTCATCGAAATCAGCATCATCCAGACTATCCTTGTTGTAGAACAGGTCAAGAGTCAGAGAAAGACGATTCTTCCGTTCCTCCTTCGCTGCGAAAACATTCTGAATACGGAACTTAGAGAAATATGTATTCTTCTTAGCGTACCAGTCACGGCTAAACTGCCCTGTCACAACCACACGCCCATCATAATCAGGCAGAACCTTCTCCAGATGCTTGATCATATCGTAAGTGGTAATAAACTCCTGCCGACCGCCGTGATCCTCGCCCAAGTCAACAACATACTTGCGGTAATTCGCAACCTTGGACACAATATCCTCGTCAAAGCGATCATCCCAATCAACTTCCATCTTCTCGTTGTCAGTATCAAAAGTCAGAATGGTGTCCTGAACGCTGCCAAATGCCTCGACAAACGCCATATTCGCATCATTCTCCTTGACACCGAATGTCATGGAAAGCATCTTGCGCTCTTTCTTTGTCTTTTCGTCCTTCTTGCTCATTTCCTTGCAGAAAGGACGTTTTGTATCCGCCTTCTGCTTCGGAATCACAGGAAAACCAACGAAACTAAATCTGGACTGATAACTCATACACATCTACTCCTTTTAATTAATTACGTCAAAATTTACTTCTAAAAACTTTCTTGATGCTAAATAATCGCATAAGTGAACAAATTTCTCAATTTTTGTTTTAGGCGTTGGAAGGACAGTCTTTGAATTTCTTGCAGTATTCCATTGCCCCATATGTGACGAAATTGCAGAACAAACGAATTTCTCTTGTTTATCATTCAGAAAATTGCTTTCAAAATTACATTTCTTAATGAAATCTGCCGCATACAGAGGATGTTCAAAAACAGTATGGCTTCCGCTTCCGTTACCTTGTTTGATCCCATCATGCAGCATCAGACTTACCAAAATCAAATCTTGATATTCCTCCGAAAACGGGAACATTTCGAGGTTGAACAGTTCCTTTGCAATCGTCAACGCTGCTTTCGTGTGCCGCAACAGGCCACCATCACCAAGCGCATAAGAAGGATGATACTTACCACTGGACGAAGCAGGAACATGGAAGAAATAATCCGGCAGATTATCTACACAGTATTGTGCGAATTTTGCAATATCTTCTGAATGAATCCAACTGATTTCCTTTTCAAATTCAGTTCGCACTAATCAATCCTCCAGAAAACTCTTGAACTTACCGATAATCTTCTCGTTGTGACTGTGCTGCTGCGTCATAGAATCAGCAATCCGATCCAACTCTGTGCGATAACTGTCAATCTCCTGAACAGTCGAAACAATATCCTGATTCACGCTTTCCAAACTGTCGATTGTGCTGGTGATCAAAGAAACTGCGTTTTGAGACTGCTCCATCAGGGTATTCAACTTTGCTTCCTTTTCGGTCAAAATGTTCTGAATCTGAACCTTTCTCATTGCTCTTTCTCCTTTTCAGTATTATTGTTTTCATCGTTCTTCTTTGCGAAATTATCCTGCTTTGCCAAACTCGTCATGCAAAGCTGTCGCAAGGCAATCAACTGTTTCTGTGGATTTGTACCGTGCATCCCATTCATTCTTTGCAGGAACACTTCGCACATAGTTTTCATGCCAATAGACAAGCCTTTCACATAGGCGTTCTTCAGCATCGTTTCCAGTGTCTTTTCAAATTCTGATTTCTCTCTTGTCTTGTTATCAACTTGTTCTGTCGGTTTATCATTTCCAATCTCTACTACATTTTCACTCATCTGTTTGTTCCTTTCTTGTATTTATTGTTATAAGCCTTTAAAAATATGCTTAATAACATCCTTTGTCCAACCGTTTCCACATAAGGATCGGCGTACATTATCACTGTATCCTTCGGTATATCCATCTGGTAAAGTTTGCAACCGTTCATATTCTACGGGAGATAATTTCCGAATCCGTTCATTATCCCAAACTTTCTTTTCCTGATACCCTCCATTGACACAAGTAAGAGTTGCACATTTGAATTTTGGATTATATACACGCTTTAATAAATCATGCGTATTGATTTGCAAAGTCGCAATGACCTTTTTATCGTCACCATGAAAAATAAACGGTTTATCATAGTAATCTTTTTCTGGTACAGACTCTACCATGATATCTTGTAAAACTGTGTTATTCTTTTCTGGCAAGGGAGCAATTGGAATGTTCGTCCAATATAGTCTTTCACGATCCTGTGCTGAAAAGAGGTTGCTATTTATGTGATAACAACTTGCCCCCCCAGATTTGCGGTAATGGTATCTATATCGGCTTTATACTTTGGAACAACATTCTCCAACATGAAATAACGTGGATGAATTTCTTTAACTGCTCTCGCATATTCAAAGAAAATACCAGATTTACCATTTAGGCCAGAACAGATCGAATCATTTTCTTGTCGTACTACGGAAAGGCTCTGGCAGCACGTTCCCGCAATCACCAAATCAAATCCATTGAACTGAGAAAAATCCGCTCCAATTACATTCCCATGATGATGAATGAATGGAAAATGTCGTGAACTGATTTCAATGGCTGGTTGGAAAATCTCGAATGTATGATATTCGTCCACTGTAATTCCTAATTCCTGCAAGGCAATCAAGCCTGTTTCAATACCGCCACAAATCGACAATACTTTTAATCCCATGTTTTACTCTTTTCAAAATAAAGGAGAATTAACGAGCGCATAAACACGGTTATCTCCATCAAAGATAATTTCTTTGATACAGTTTTTGGATTTAATATGATAACACTTGTTACCATCCAACTGGTACACTGTCATGCCTGTATTCAACGCATACATCAATTCATCAAAAACACCACGACCAATCATCCCGGAAACCGTAGAAAACACAAGTGTATCACATTCAGCAAGTGTATCAATAGCTGCTGTCATGATTTCTGACTCAGCGCAATCCTGCGGAAGAACTTCACTCGGATTTACAATTTCAATTGAACTATCCGGGAAAGCATCATAGATAACGTTCTTCTCATAAGCCTCCATCTTTGTGTCATACTTCCATGTGTGATGTGCGTAATAAATTTTCACTTGTATACCTCCTATTAAGTTATCAAATAAGACCAACGATTTTTCATTTCTTCTGGTGAAACATAATAATCACGTTTTCTACTTCCAGTCCACGCAATTCCACCAGCTTCGCCATCAAATGTAAAATTACTTGCTTTTAATGAACTTCCATTTTCAGAAGCCAATGTATAAGTGATTACTCTTTGATACCCCATATCTTTAGCAATACCCAAACAGGCTCCATATAATTTAGAACAAGCATTTCTTGTTCCATCAACACAATTACGATAAATTTCTAATGTTAATCCATCATCTAAATATCTTGCCGTTGGTCTGCCGCATATTGCAACTCCACATAATCTGTCATCATCATAACAAGATATTGCAAACTTTCCTCCAACTGGCGGAATATTATGACGGTGATATTGTTTTACATATTCTTTTGCTGGAGTAAGATGTATTGGTCTAATTTTTAACATCTTTCAACACTCACTTATTCGCATCACCTTTCTTGCACTCTAAAAATTACTGGAATCATTACCGTAGTACGTTCCTGCATCCACGGTTTTGACGGTTCAGAAAATCTATTACTATGTTCATTGACTACGATAATATCTCCTATCGTATAGAAGAAATCGCAGTTTGATAAATCTTGCGGCAACTCAACTGATTTATCACAAGTTTCTAAATTAATGATTTTATTTAGACACTCTTGTACAGTTTCGAGTACAAATAACAGAGTTCCATCATGCCGTGATGTTTTTGTTGTAAAATATCTGAAATCAGCATTAGGATCATAGGTAATTGTTGAAGTCATTTCACTTGGTTTATCGCCAACCGAATATGTACACTTGATTTGATTGTTCTTATCAAAAGTAATTAAACCAGTTGGAGATAAGACTGTTACATTTTCAAAAGATATATCAAAGCCATCTGCGCCAAATTCTTGAATTCTCTTTTTAATGAAATCCAAACTCTTATTCATACAATCACCTTTCAAAATCGTCTATACGCTGACACGCTGTTTGATAATATTGACCATCCAGTTCATATCCGATAAATCTTCGTCCTGTATGTAAAGCAGCCAATGCCGTTGAACCAGCACCGATAAAACCATCAAATACAATGTCATTTGGCCTACTGTTATTCCGAATAAACAGTTCGAGAAGTTCTGTCGGCTTTTCTGTTGGATGAACCAATTTCGCAGAAGATACCTTTGCACAGTCAATCACGTCTGCTATGCGCTTTTCTTGAAATAGTGAACGTCCTTTATGACCGAACAACACCATTTCATATTTTGGTGCATATGCACCTTTTAAGTCACCGCTGCCATGATTGTTCTTATTCCAAATCAGGATATTCTTCAGCGTAAAGTATTTCTCAAATTCCGTCTTGAAAAATTCAATATGATGCCAACTGCAAAACATATAAATTGCAGAATCGTTTTTCAAAATACGATGATATTGATATAACGACTTGGAAATTAACTGGTTTGCGTCTTTATCGTTTTGAATCCTATCAAACTTTTCTTTTACGACACGTCTATTACTTCTGTAATTAATCAAATAAGGAGGATCAGTTACAATCAAATCAACTGATTCATCAGGCATTTTCTCCATCCCACAAATGCAATCACTGTTGAAAATTACATTTGTTCGTAGTAAACTACTTTCAAGTGGTTCTCCTTGCCCCCCCCCAAGTTCTCGACTGCATCATGTTTCCCTCCATATTATTACACCGGGACTGGATAAGGAGAACAACATGAAAGCATAATTGACAACATCAACGCATATGTAATCAGAAAAATAATATGTTTTGATACTTTTACAGTCATGATTACCTCCTTGTTTTTGTGGTTATGTATCTAAAATATATAATTGCTCCGTGATATTTAACCGGGAAGCATTATCCAATGTTCTTTTGACTGGCTGTGACCAGATCGACTTCCATTGTACTGGTGCGGCTTGTTCCGAAACCAAAACAATATTCTTAGCAGACATTTCTTCTGCCCAATTCCAGAATTGTTCATGGTCAAATTCTTGTTGATACCCTGTTGTATTCGCATATGGAATATCACAGTAAATTACACCATGTTCATACTTTGACTGATCAAGCTGCTGATAGTCAAACTCGGCAAATTCTACTCCTTGTAATGATGGAATCTGATTTAACAAATTTCGCTTTGCTTCATCATAATAGTTCCGAATTGTGCCGATTTTTGTTTTGACTGTCCCGGCTCTTCCGCCAAAGAACTTCCCATTATACGATGCAAGAAATCCTACCGCACCGATATACCAATCTGGAAATTGATGATCACCAGTTTGGTAGGATTTTCTGACTGCATCATACTCGTCTTTCGTAATTTCATCTGGCAAAGTAGTAATTAAATCCATATTCTTGAATAGTTCAATGAGATAATGGTTGATATCATATCCCATTTTCCTATTGCAAGAAATCTTATCAATTACGTTTGCCCCCCCCACGAAAGGCTCAAGGTAAAAATCGGCATCAAAATCGCTGATATAAGTCTGTATAATTGGAACGATAAACTTAGCAATGCGGGATTTTGAGCCAACGTACTTCATATCAGTTCACCAGACAGTTAATTGGTAGAACCAATGTCAATGATAGAAGTTGAACCAGTTACAGTAGGCAGTTCACCATTCCACTGTTCATACTTGATCTTTTCAATCAGTTCAGGTGTCAGAGAAGCCGCAATCTTCTTATTTGCATCAGCTTCGGCCTCTGCCGCAATACGGGTTGCTTCAGCCTTTGCATTGGCATCAATAATCGCCTGTTCCGCATTGATCTCAGCAACTTCTTTATCCTTCTCAGCCTGAATCTTGGCAGTCTGAGCCTCAATATTCGCCAACTCCAACTCCTGCTGCGCTGTGACCTTTTTCTGAATTGCCGCTGCGGTTTCATCATCAACGGAAATATCCGTAAAGTTTACAGTATCAATGATAATTCCATACTTGTCGAACTTCTCACGAAGGTAAGTGTCCAGTTCTGCATTGATCTCTGTCCGCTTATCACCGAAAATATCAGTTACAGGATAATTTGCGGAAACCTCCTGCGTCCATGCAATGATCTTAGGCTTAATAAACGAAGTCTTAATATCCTCACCAGATTTGCCCTTGAATGTGGTAAAGGTTTCTGCGACACGCTCACTGTCAAACCGATAAGAAAATTCCAGATTCACACGAACAGTCTTACCATCGGACGTAGGAATGCTGAAACTCTCATCATCAGGGGAATCGCCCTTATTCTCAGACGAAAGATAAGACTGCTCAATACCGATGGAATATGTCGTTACCTTCTTCGTGGGAGAAACAACGTGCCAGCCCTGTGTCAGCACCTCACCATCGACACCGCCGTTCATATTGTAGACAACGCCGACATAACCAGTAGGAATCCGCTCAGTACAGGCCAGACCAAGGAATACGCCACCAAAGATCACAATAGCGAGGACTACTGCACCAATAAAACCATTCTTCTTCAATTTTCTTTACCATCCTTTTCATTTTCATTAATTTCGTCTTTCGACATAGAATCCTTTGCATCTTTAAAAATTCGATTCACTAACTTTCCAATCGGAATGTAGCAGAACGAAAGTAAAATACACAAAAGAAACGCACCAATAAAGAGTAAAAGTATAAATACAGGCAAGGTTTAACCTCCGTTCTTTATCTTAATTTGATCCAATATCCTATATCCGACATTTCTTTAACCGCAGCATCATAGTCGTTGTCGGTAAATACGACTAATTCACTTGGGAAAGGCGCAGGATCGTCTTGGTCATTGAAACGCAATCGTCCTTTTACGAAACAAACGTATTTTGCATTTGGAAAAACATAATTGTGCTGTGCTTTTACATCTGTTCTTGCTGGAATCAACATCACAGAAGTAATGTGATTTAACTGGCTTTCAATACAACACTTTTCAATCCAATCCTCTTGTCCCGGATGTGCCTTCGTCTTACGTTCATAAGGCGGATTACAAAAAACTGTTTGCCCCCCCCAAGTTTGTGCCAGTCCATCTTGTTCGATGGTATAGTAGGCATCACACTTATGGTTCGTATCATCTGCACATGGATCAAGTGTGAAATGAAAGACAGAATTCAAGCGATCAAATAACCATTGCGGCGTTCCCCAATTATTGTTTCCAGTGCTTAACAATACTGAATTAATGATTATCCCTCTTTTCTACTTGCATTTATGGTTATGTAGTTAAAAAAGAATTATAGAACATATCCCGAAGCTGGATGATATGTGTTGGATGATCTTCTTGGGCGGAAAGATTCATCACGAATCCATAGAACTGATTTTCAAGAGGTGTCTGCAACGAACCCATATACTTGAAATGTCCTTGGCGGAAAATTGTATGAGCCATTGACCGCATCTTCTTCCAGAGTTTATAATAAGACAGTTTGAACTTCACCATGAATCCAACGCTATCCTCTACCACAAAACCCTCAATCACATGACCATCATACAAATAATCGTCAGTCATGATCTCATCATACCAATTGTAGAAATCATGCCAATTCTGAATCTGAATCGCTCGTTTCTTTACCTCGAAGCCAAAATCCTTTCCAAGTTGGACAAGCTGCGAATACGAATACTTTTCAAATTCGATCTCATTTTTCACTACATCCAGCAGGAACAAATGTGACTTATCATATTTGATAATATGAGGATCATGCTCCATATCTACACATTCAAACACGAATGTCACATTCTTCTGCTTCATGTACTCTTTCAGCACATCCGCATTTTTGACGTTGGCATAGAACATATCATGCAACCAGTCAGAAAATTCTCCAGTAGGATCGGACTTGCTCGTGATAAAGAAATCATCCAGTTCGGCATCATAAGATACCATTCCAAGAAATCCATTCTCTTTCACATAAGCCGTGACAGGGAACCTGAATTTATGCTGGAGCATATCAAATCTTGTTTCTGGACGCTCGTTGACATTAAAGAATTTCGGATAGGCTCTTGCAACAACATTGCCAGTTACCGTATTGATAAACAATCCTCTGGCCTTTGTTGTCTGCTCATTCCATTTCTTATCATAGAAGGCATTGCGAGTGAAATTGAAAGACGAAATATTTCCGAACTTCTTTTCGTTAATGTACTTATTGCGCCGCATCTGGTCAACCAAATCCATTACCGTGGATTCTTTTTCAGTATACTTTTCAGGAATTTCTTCGTCCTGCTGCCTGAATACCGTATTCCGAATACTGATCGGATGGAAACCATCTGCATCCAGCGTTACAACTCGCAAATCCTTTCCGAATTCCACGCTGCCTTCCAAATCAAAACAACGGTCTGAAACTTGAATCGGCAAATCCTGTGTATTTCGATGACCAAACACCTGATATACATTCTCAGGCATCAGTGTATCAAAACAATGAACAACATCTACATACTCACTATATTTACCGACACCACGAATCATCTGGTCTGACGCAACCATTGTCAGATTATCAGGAATCATGCTCAAACCAGCGTGTGTGACAAGAACTGTCTTACCTCCATATGTATAATAGGCGCATTGACTCAGTTTTCGATACAACATTCTGGCAATCTTTGTATCCAGTCCGCTCATTTCAAGCTGCCTTCTTGTTACACGCTCAAATTCCGGGGACTTCGACACACCACCATGCGCCCAATACCAAAGCCAGCGTTCATGATTTCCTTCCAGCAGGATCACATTCGGACGATCCATAATACTGTACAGGAAATTGATGACTTCAACATTTTCAATTCCACGGTCAATATAATCGCCGCAGAAAATGTACAGTTCATCATCCTGAATCCCATCATTCAAATACTCCTGAAGGACGGTATTACAACCGTGGATATCACCAATATGATGGATTTTCTTAAAGTTGGAGAAATCCATTGGACGATACCAAATCTTGTCCAACTCGTCAGGCTGAATCACCGTCACACCCGCTGGAATCTTCTGCATAGCAAACCGGGAATACATATTATCAATGACTTCCTCTGGAACTTGCTTGTAGTATGGTCTGTTTTTATTTCTCCGTTTACATTCCTCAATAGGAACTGTGGTGAAATCAACGCAGTACATTCGATATCGGTAAGTTTTTGCCATATCCTTATAACGGTTGATCTCTGCCGTTTTAGAATTTGTAGCATCCACCACCACGAATTCTCCACGCTGCATTCTGGCTTCGAGCATCTGGAACAGTAATTGCCAAACTGTTTTATCGTTACCCTGACTGATCCCCATTGAGCCATCCACTTGCATCACCGGGGACTGACACATCAGACGAATATTATCAGCGGAAAGCGTAAACTGTTCCAAACCATGCTCTTTGATGTAGGTGGACTTTCCTACGCCAGCCGCACCACGCATCAATAACAATACTCGCATTGAATCTTCCTTTCTTATTTATTTTTGTTATCAGTTGCTTTGGGTACAACGCCACATTTGCGTTCCAAACTTGCGTTTTGAACGCCTGTGGCGTTTAGATTGGAATAGATAACAGGATTAACTTAGGAACTGAAAGCCGGGGCGACCCCACGCGAGTTGCGAGAGTAGCTGCTGTTCGCCGACCCGTCCGTATACACACGGCAGAAGTAGGTCGTGTAGGACGAGTTGACAGAGCGCAGCCAATTCCAATCCTTATCACCGTTGACATTCAACTTGAAATACGGTGTATTCTCCTTGGCATACAACGCATACCAGTGACCTTCACCGGGAGTTCCATAGAAACTGCGACCATACAACTCCTGTTCAGACTTCAACCACACACTATCAACAGACTTTACAATTTCGCCGTTTTCATTGGCGGTATATTTCCAAACAGGCTTAACAATGGTCTGAAGTTCATCCGACATATTATTGAAGAAATCATCGTTCAGCCAGACACGACTATCAGAAGTCCCCCAATAACAGGATTCACCATTTTTCTTCATGGGAATCTCGTCTTTGTACAGACCTTTTATATCCCACGAAATCGGAGCCTTACCGCTGCCATCCGCCAAATCATCATGGTCAAAATCCATGATCTGATAAACGGCATCAAAGCCATTCTTCATGTGATCTGTCTTAGTTGCTCCAAGTGCAAAGTATGTTCTTGCCAGACCAGCCTTTCCGATACGGTCAATCTCTTCCCAAGAAATCTTATCCAGATCGACCAACGGCAAATTCAGAGGAAACAAAAAATCAGAATTGCTTGCGCCGTCCAGTTTCACAGTTACAACATTTTCGCTTTTGACGATATGCAAACTCGGATAACGGTTCAAAACATTCTGATCAATGCGGATATCCATAATCTTCTCTCCTTCTTATGTATTGTACTAAGCATATATAATTGGTCATTGCTACATAACAGCCTTGCGGTTTCACGAAAGGGCAAGCATAACGTCCCAAACCGTATCCCAAGGATTTTTGACTACCTTTTAGCTTTATTGCCTAAAATTTAAACTTTGATCCAAAATAAACTTTGAATGTTGAAGTTTGAATTTTTAGCGTTGAGCCTTGAACTTTACAGTAGCAAACATTTGATTTCTATGGAATGCCATTCATCAATAAGGCATCCAGCTTGAATCAAATAGATTTTATAATAAAATACAAACCAATATGTATTATCATAAAATTACTTCTGTAATTTTCTTTTTTTAAAGGCATGAAGTTTTTATCAATTTCCACCTCAGAACTTCATAAAACTCAGGCGTGTTATGGTTTATCGTTTTCGTTATGCAGCAATGCCAATTAGACTTAGTAACTAATTGTAATGGTTGTCAATGCGTTGGAAACGCTAAGTGCGGAATCCACTTCGGGCATGAAACTGTTGATCATTTCCTCCAGTTCGGCAATCTTCTTCTCGATGCCAAGCGGATCAATGATATCCACTGTGTTGGAAGTAATGTAGGTCTTAACAGCTTTATCATACTCATCAGAGTTGACTTTGGTATCCTTATTGCCCATCAAATTGGTAACAAAGGCTTCCGCCTTCTGCTGGAGCGAAGCATTCTTGGTTTCCATTTCCTTCTTAGCGTCCGCAAGTTCGGAGGCCAACAGGTTATGTAACTGAATGTAATACTCCATGCCGTGGTTCTTCTTGTCGATTGCCTGAACCACCGTGTACTCCTTGCCGCCAATCGTTACGACAGTATTGGCATTGGACACGTTGACGGCATCCTTCAGGGCGTTTCTCCGTCTAATCAGGTCACAGACCTTCGTGAACTGGTTCTTGACGTGTTCGTTGAACTGATCAGGCGTGTAACCAAGTACCTTATCCTGATTATTCTTTTTCGTACCTACATAGGTACTAAGCATTGCGTCCTGAATTCTCTTGTCCAGCACCTTCAGTTCCGCAAGGGCTTTGTGGACGGTCATAGTCTCAGTTGTTGCCATAATTCATTCATCCTTTCACATTTAAACTTTGAAATATAATACACAAGATACGGAATCGAACCGCAATCTCCGTGTTCATCACGGTATTCTTCCATTGAACTATCTCGTGATATTATTGCATTTATCGTTATTTATGTAAGTTTTAAGAGGCATAATACCCCTTAAAACCTCAAGCAAATTACTTGTACATATAATCCCGGAATTCGGCGTACTCATCATATTTGCTTGATAGAATATGTTTTGTCTTGGTCGTATAGGATTCTATTTCTGTCATGCCAAACAGCACCCGGATCGTATCATAATCCGCACGATCAATTTTACCGTGCTGCTTTTCGTATTGATAGACACGATAGTACAGGCCAGACAGATAAATTCGATTCCAGCGAAAGATTTTTCCCGCATTTTCAGCGGCTTTATTCGCTGATGTGACCAGACTATTTAACTGCTTGACGGCGAACACAGCATTTTTATAACTGCGGAACAAATACTCGGATTGTTGATACCACAATGTTGTGCCGCCGAACTTATTAGAATCGTAGGACTCCGCATCCCGATAGGATACCAGAATTGACATTGCCCTTTTGGACAATTTAATCTGTTCTCCCGTAGCAGGATGAATAATTGAACCTTCGTCCTCGTTGATATCTGTTTTAAGAATGTCTGGAAGATTTTTAACATCAATCCCATACCAAACCAATGTCGCAGCAGAACGAAACGTGTCAAACTCTGTTCCACGATTTTCAAATGCCGCCTGAATGGAATTAAACAAATCATCGTAATCTACGAAATAAAATTTTTCATAGTATTCAGAACGGTTAATGTCGTTGAAATAAATATCCCGCAACTGGATCAACGGCGAATCTGTTCCATTCCCTGTTTCATACATCCACTTCATGAAATCGTTAATTTTGCATTTGTAGGGGTTAAAACTGTTGCTTGTCATAAGACTGGACATAGAAAACATTTCAATCAAGTCTTGACGCTTGAGATCATTATAGGGAACATCAGGCTTCAAGCCGAAGAATCTAACCAGTAGAGCGGAGATATTACGCTTGCTTGTGTCATTCATGTTAATGGATGACTCTTCAATGTAACGATCAACCAAATTTTGATCCAGCATAATATCACCTCTTCCTAAACATAATAACAAATTTCAGAATGATTGTCAAGAAGTTTTTTGCATTTATTGTTATTATGCTGAAGTCCCAAGGCCAAGGCTAACCAGCATGGCGTAATTGATTTCCTGCATCTTTTCTTCCGTCACGCTGCCGACATAGTTCTCCAGTCTACTCTTGTCGATTGTCCTGACCTGTTCCAGCAGCACCGTTGAATCCATTGATAAATTACTTTCGTTGCATGGAATTTCGATGTGCGTGGGCAGATTCTTCTTTTGCTTAGAAGTCAGAACCGCAACAATGATCGTAGGACTGTAATGATTCCCGACATTATTCTGAATTACGACCACGGGACGAGTGCCGCCCTGTTCAGACCCGATAGCGGGACTGAGATCGGCATAGTAGATTTCGCCTCTCATGATATTCTTCATAACGAACACCTTCCAACAACCTTTCTTGTTTTTCTGGTTATAGTATATACCACCTCACAAGAAAAGTCAATACCTTTTGTCAGGAAATATTGCCAAATTTTACTCTCTGTCATAAAATTTGCGGGAAAACTCTCTGATTTCGTTGCACATTTGGCAATATTCTCCAGATAAGATTTCAACCATCGACTGGTCAAAGATCAGTCTGCTTGTAATGGAGTTTTGGTTTTCTAAGTCGAAAACTCCTGCGTAGATACGATTTTGGTCATCGTTCATGCGAACTTGGAAACAAATCGTGCGGCAAAGCTGCATAGACTTACTCCGTCCATCCAACTGTGCATTGATGATATGGGAAATCCGCTCCTGCTGATGACGAGGAAGTTCCCCCAACAAGTAAGGATCAACCACCAGAATCACCGTATCCAGTTCCTTAATATACTGGTTCAGATGATCACCGAAATAGGATGTATCCATAAAATCAAACACGTTGTTCCAGTGCCGCAGCTTACCAACCTTCATCGTCTGCGGCTTTTTATGTAGGGCTTCAATCTTATATGTTTCAGTGGGAGTTCGGCAGATGAATTCCGTTGCGCTCACCGCCCGAATCTCGATCAGAACATCGTCTGAAAAAACTGACAGTGCAAACAGCCTCCGAAATTCTAAAAATCCGTTCAAGACACATTCAACCCCCGTGGCCTTGAATTGTTTCCAGTCATCAATTGTAATCTGAAACAGGTCATAATTGCTCAGAATGGCAACAAATGAAAGGATTTTTTCTTTTTCAACAATTTCCACATTGCTCATTTCAAACACACTCTCCCAATTCTCTCAATTGACAATCCCGTTTTTTGAACTTATAATTTGACTATATCTACAACAACTATCCGACATATTTTTAATATTATCAGATAACTTTCACAATGTCAAGCTAAAATGAGATTATTTTCTCACAGGAGGTAGCAGTATATGGATTCAAGTATCTACTGGCGGATCAAAGAACTTTGCGACAGGCGAGGAATCACCATTACAAAGTTAGAAAAAGACTGCGGATTTTCCAATTCTACCGTCAAGAAATGGAAAAGTACGAGTACCCCAAACGCCGACACAATTCTTATCGTAGCAAAATACCTGAACGTTTCTACCGATTACCTCTTTGGTAACACCGACATTTGTACGCCAATTGACGAATACATAGGTAACGAAAATTATGTGAAGATGCAACGGAAAATGTCACGGATGAATTCAAAAGACCAAGAACGTGCGCTTCAAATGATTGATCTCGGCTTTCAAACCGCTTACGATGATCAGGACAAGAATAAAAGCGAATAGTCCTGAATATTGGACTTTGCATCTGTTATAATCCCTTATGAGGTGAACACCATTGCTTAGATATGCCTATATTTGCAACCAAGTCCTCCAGCTTTATCGGCAAATGCCGACTATTCAATTCCCCATTGACCCAAGACTTATCTTAGACCAAATTGAAAACTGCAAGACTATGACTTATCAGACCTTCGCTGAAATCAACCACTGTTCGATCCAAGAAGTGTACACGATCTGCGAAAGTCAAAGCGGCTGCACCCATTATGATATTGTCAAAGATCGTTACCTTGTCCTATTTAATTCCTCCACTGACAATAACAACGTGGCAGGAAGAATCCGCTGGACATTAGCACATGAATTAGGTCACATCATATTGAAGCACCTCCTTTATGTGGCTGATAAAAAGATTGCGGAACGAAATTTCAGAAATTTGTCCAACCCGGAATTAGAATCCGAAGCGGACTATTTCGCCTCCCTTCTGTTGGCTCCTATGCCGCTTTATAAGCAGCTTTCTATCCAGACGGCAAAGGATATTCAAACCACTTTTGGCTTGTCCTGTGAGGCCGCTGAATGCCGTTGGCGGGATTATCTGCGCTGGACACGCAATCACACGAAAACCGCATGGGAAAATGACTTGAAAAGGATATATCAATCTTAACCTGTCAATTTACATCTTACACTCCAGCCTAAACTTCCGTTTGCTGGAACCACACCTTCGTTTCGTCCACGCCTCAGATGCAAATTGCGCTGACAGTTTCTAACCACCTAATAAGCGCATATTAGTTCTAACTCCCGCTTAATCCAGTCTGTTCTTGTTGTTCGACGTAGTTAGACGCTCATGCCCTTGAGCAGTTAGGCCATTTAAATTTGCCCCATCACAGACTCGGTTTGCATTTTTTAAGCAAGTGCCGCTGCCACATTCCCATCTTGCCAACGTAGTCGCTGAACCAGCCATGATATATCATTTCACATGGACTTTTGGCGACAGCGGAGGGATTTGAACCCCCGGACGATTTCTCGCCTACGGTTTTCAAGACCGTTACCTTCAACCACTCGGTCACGCTGCCATGTATCTCCCTGTTTTACAGGGAGATTTTTGTTAAGCAACAGTTTCGTTATCCTCTGCGTTATCGTTCTGCTGCTTATTCTTGAATCTCAGGTTATTAGGCCAAATTGTAACGGGAATTTTCTCTACCCCGAACATCTTATAGACCAGATAGGAAGTGTACCCATCAAACAGCACCATGTTCTCGTCCACCAGAATCGGTGTTTCACAAGCACCATGACTGCGGTACTCATCCAGACGCTTGTTCAACTTCTCGTTACGAGGCTGCGTCTTAGCGAAACTACTGGTGATCTTCACATCCGTCAGCAGAACATTCCTGCGCTCCAGATTGAAATATTCACAATCCTTCTGTGCGTCCTCCAGCGAAAAGTAAATGTTATCCTCCATCAGCTTCAGGACGTTGTTGGTTTCACTACGAACATAATAGATCGTGGCAACTCGTCCATCAGGAAGAACATTCGCCTCCATCATTTCAATTACGGCTTGCTCAATCTGATACTTGATCTGACCGCTGGCCTTGATCGTCTTTTTACCACGGCACTCCGGGCAGACATAGGTTTTCACCGCATCAGGATTCATCAGAACATTCAAGAAGGAATCCGTCATCTTATCAACCGCTTCCGCCAGCGAATGGCAATCCTTTGTCACAGAATGACCAAGCCGAATCGTTCCATTGCCGCCGCACACTGGACACTCAATCCGCTTAATGGTTTTCAGATGGTAAATGGTATCACCGATGTTTCCGTTAATCTTCAGTTCCATAGTTTTACCTCTTTCTTGTTTTTATAGTTATAATGTCTAAAAAATAAATAGGAAAGATTTTTATTTCTATCTTTTTACCTATTAACTCCTGACACTGATGATTATAATTGAATTTATCGTTATTGTCAATAGGTTTTTCAAATTTTCTTAAAAAACTTTGCGCCCTGAATTTTCGCCTCGTGATAGGTAGTCCGATTGCCACGGGCATTGGTGATCCACAGTTCCATTTCCTGCTCCTTATACTCCACCAAAACAGGCTCCACAAACCCATTCCACCACATAGAAACACACTGGTTATCCATCTTTTTAAGCTGGTCATATTTCAGTTCTTGTCTATCTGTACAAGGCGGAAACGGGCAGTTGTCGCACTCACTCCTATCACATCCCTGTGAAGGAGATTTTGCTGCCAAATAAATACCTAACAGCAGACAGAATCCCAAGACAACAATCATCAAAATCATAGCGATTCTCCTTATTATGTAATCTAATATCAATTACCAGCAATCATAGTCTGTGATATTTTCTTCCTCGCCGCACACTGGACACTTAATGGAAATAGCCGTTCCAACTCCCGTGCCGACCAGATCATAGACATAATGACCACCATTCTTACAGGACGCATAATGACGCTCCCGGAACGCCTTTTGTGCGTTGCGCTCTTTTTCAGACAGCATCATTAAGGAGCGTTCATGCAAAGAATTGATTTCTGCATCACGGCTTTTAATTTCTTCTGCCTGATCATATTCTTTCAGCCTTTTCCGAAGTCGTGCATTATCATCACGAAGTTCCTGCACCTGTTCCGTGATTTTCTCCATTAACTGTTCAATGCTATAATCATGGAACACAAAATGAAATCCCTTCTTTTTCATAATTCCTCCTTACTTATAATTGTTAATTAAAATCCACGGCGTTGTGAACCAAATTGTAAAAATCCAAAACATTGAACACATTGCGGCAAATAACACAGAATCATTATCTTCATAAAGATGACTGTGCTTTTTGATATCCCTATGATTCAAATAACAAAATGTGAAATCAACGCACATAATTACGATATACAGAAACGCCAAAAACGCAAACAATAACAACTATTTCACCACCTAATCTTGACGAATATTTAATTCCAAGCAGTCTGCACAAATTGGAGTAAATTCATCCAGCATGAACATCTTATCTACCGATTCATACATTCCGCAAAATGGGCAAAGAAAGACGTATTCATTTCCTCTTTTAATACAATGATCTTTGTAAGGCATTACGATCCTCCCACTTTTCAACCCAATAATAGTTCTCTACATCGTCCTGTTTATCCAGATCAGCAATCGCTTCCTCTTTTGTTTTGAATACACATGGGCAAATATGCCCCTTTGTCAAATTCACATACGACCATCCGCTGCCGTCCTTATGTGGAACTAAAAGCACATCTACATTGTCATTCTTTCGCAAAACTGTAATATGTAAGATATTATCCGACATTAAGATAGCCTTAATCGTTGGCACGGTTTTAGCGGATTGCACATACTTCATACAATCGCTTACTGTACCGCTGACATAACCGTGTTTCTCCCATTCCTTTGCCCTTAATCGAAAAGCATCCAGTTTAGCAAGTAACTCGTCAGCATCAATTATCCGGGACATTCATTTCACCCCCATCCATCTTCGCCCCACACTTTGGGCAATAATCAAGCCAACTATCAGAACTTCGTCCATTACATTCAGAACAATACAAATCATCGTACTCCATTCGCTCATCTACTGTAATGGTATGTTCATTACCAAATTCATCTGTTCCAGTATATTGTCTGATACCGCCATGAATTGCTCGTTTCTTAACCCAATGACCATGACGTATCGGTGTTGCATCTACGGTTGGCTGATCATCTATGCTACTCAGAAAATCGTTTGTATCATAAATATGTTCATTCTGTCCATTGTTCAGCCATTCCTCACGCAGAATATCAGCATCAATAATTCTGCTCATTATTCTGCTCTCCATATCTGGTGTTCCATTTTTCAACAACGGTCTGATAGCCATTGATTTTGAAAACAGGTTCACCATTTACAAGATGAAATTCAGAATTACAGGAAAAATCAATGCGACAATTTTCGCATCCACACGAATAAGACGCAGTAAACATCCCGTCATTTTTATGTCCACAAGCATATTCCCTAATTCTTGCCTTACCACCACAAAACGGACACGGCTTCAAATCAGCCATCTTGTTCACCTCTTTCTTTTTTGTTCAAACACTTTTCGTAAAAATCCGCTGATCCATTCATCAGCAGAAATTTCTACTGGCTCAGATGGATATGTATGCTCTTTCCAAGCTGTTGTCGGAGAAACAATGTGTTGTCCCCACGGTAGATTCTTTGACATATCCCATGTAAACGAATGACCATCCCAATGAGCATAGTAAAAGTTGCCAACTCTCATACCAAGTAAATAGCTATCTTCACTTTCACAATAATAAAAGCGATACAAGCCTACTTCCTGCTGCTTTTGTAATTCTTCTGATTTTGAAGTGGTTGAAGTAAAAGCCTCATTCGGAAAATCAATTTGCGGTAAACTGTTTTTCAATTCCTGCCTTGCCATCCATCCTGCTTGATTGGCCTCGCAAAAGACAGATTGGATTTCTGCATTATCCATTTTTATTCTCTCCATCATTGATGATATCAAGGAATTTTACAACTTCTCCCTCTTTCAATGTCGGGAACATATCATTATTCAGTTGAACACCTGTTCTTTTCTTTGATGTGTCGTACAAATAAGGATGTTTATTCGTCCCCATAAAGACGGCATCATACAAATAGAAAAATGAGCGCATAAGTGCTTGTGCATCCAACTTTTCCTGTTCTGTAAAGCGTGAAAATGTTTCAATGCCCCAATCTTTTGGACAATTAATAAAATTTTCATCACACAGTTTTTTCAATCTACATTCCGTGCAATGTTTTATTACAGAAACATAATCCACCAATTCTCCAAGTTTCAAATTGTTTAGTATACTGCTCATGGTTCATCCTCCTTAATTATAGGACGCAACAAAAACAAACTGGTTGATGTAGTCCGGCTGCTGTGTGAAGATAGGAATTTCCATATCAAAGCACCACTTATTTCGCACGATCTCACCAATCTTCACAGGCTTCTTTACACAACAAGTACCACGCTTACAAGGTGTAGAGAAATCATTCCAGTTGATCCCCTTTTCTGTGAAAAGCATATCCTGAATCTTATCGCAGGATTGGTTCATCAACTGCTTGTGGGAGAAATTAGCCTGACCGACAGATTGAATACTGTTCCGTGTGCAATCTACCTGTCTCCACACGAAGTAATTGGCAACATCATCCTTCGGCACATTGAATACACGGGCATCAAACAATGCCTTATCAAACCGGGATGTGTAAATCTGCGCCAGCTTCAAGGCATCCCGATCCACATTCGGATCATTTGTTCCGCCTTCATACCAGTCTGGCAAAGTCTCATTGCCCCATTCATCCACGTTCTTACGCCATGCGGCATTGAAGGCCATTGTTGCCATAGACGCTGAGACACTACACATCTTCTGAAGCGTATTATCAAACCAAGAATCGCTTGCAATCGTCTGATAATCGACCAGCAACAGAGAAATTTCATCCGACTGTGTATAACCAAGCACACAGCCCTGAATATTTTCGCAGAGATACTTCATCGTATCCTGCATCGTTTTCATCAAAATCTGATCAAAAGGTTTCTTAAATCCTCTTGTAAATGTGTGAAAGGCTTTCCCATCAATCCGAATGATAACAGGCATACGCCGCACCAAATGCGCCCTTGTGACATTCTCGTAGGTTTTCATACGGTTGCCAAGATTATCACGCTTATCCATTATTCTGTTCCTCCTTTAAAATTCCCAAGTCAATTAACTGGTTGATTTTCTGCAAGAAACGCTCCTGAATCAGCAAGTCGTTCTCACATTCAATGTCTTTTTCCTGAAAGAATTGTTTGAAAGAATAGCCGCACATTCCACCATAGGACGTAAAATAAAACCTGAATTTCCCGGCGTATGCTTTAGCGTTCTCATCGTAAATTCCAATCCAATAGGAAGTATTCGTTCCAAACTGTTCATCCGCTGCTGTCCCAGCAGATTCACAGATACACCACGCCTGAATCCCGCTGTTCCTCCAAAACAACGGTTCATGTATCAGACTTCTATCTGCGATCCGCAATTTACGGATTTTTGCAGGAGTTAAATTGTACTTGTTTTCTACCGTAGGTTTTCTCATGTTCTCCACCTTATGTAATTGCATTTATGGTTATGTGATGAAAAATTAAACAGTCACTCCGGGTACTGTTTCCGCTGCACAATCCATGATAAACCCATCAAACAGGCTCGGCGTAGGATTTGCGCCGTTCAACTGCGCCCAATGCTTTCGCTCTGCTGGAATTGTCCAGTCCTTGATTACATCTTCCAAAGTTTCATACTGGAATACTACACGTTCCACTGGACAGACCACAAAAATCTCATGGTGTCTGGTTTGCAACTCGATCTGACACGTCTGGTCTTTCTGCAACCCACACTTTGGTTTTCCTATGTACTTGCCAGAAATCATTTTTACCTCCCTTTCTTTTTCCATTCATATAATTTCTGCTCAATTCGCCACTTGAACAGTTGCCAACGGAATTTAAAATTGAAACGAAAACGTTTCATTGCAGATCACTCCTGTCTATTTCTAATCTGCTGCTTTGCAATTTCTACACGGGACAAACCGCAGATCGGGCAATAGAGAAACTGTTTTTCTAAAGGAAACCGATAGCTGCCACCAGCCATAATCACACGAGAACCATATTTGTCTGTCTCATAAGAAGCAGTACCAAAATCAAAGCGACTGCAAAAATCACACATTACGATTCCTCCATCAGTTTCTTAACTCGTTCAATTTCAGCAGCAGTATGTGGTGTTCCTCCATCATTCATATCAATATACCACTGTAAAACTTCATTGCGAGTCTTTAAATCGTTTACGTTCACAATCATACTATGATCAACAAGGTCTAATTCGCCTTCATAATCCAAGTACAGAATTCCAAACGCAGGAATTTCATTATTCAAGAAACGGCGAATTGCAGTAATCCGCTGCAACCCATCAACGCACACAAAATCATTATAACCATCTGTTACAGGAATGTGCCAACTTGGATTATTAAAATACAATGTACGACCAGATTTACCACAACGCAAAATGTATTCAATAAATTTGATTTGCTGTTCCTGTGTCCAAACATGACCACGTTGAAAATCTGGAATCATTTGCAATCCTTCTTCTTCAATCCATTGGTCAATTTGTTTAATCAAAAATTTCAATGACATATTGACTTCGTATGAGCCACATCTTGTAAATTTAGGAATATCACGAAATTTCATTTTCACAACTCCTTACAAATCCTGATTGTCCATGTCCATTTGAGAAAAGAATTCCCGTTTGAGATTTTCCAAGCCAAATTCACCATACTGGATATAGCACAGTACAGCTTCTTCTAAAGTATCTGCGTTTTCTGATTTTGTCGGAATTGAACTTGCGTTAGGAATCAACTCCTGCAAAGCATTGATAACTTCCGAAGTCGCTTCCGTTGCTCTATCTTGCTTTTCTTTCGCAGTTTTGATCAGCTTGCAAATCTCATTTACGGTCATAATTACTCCCCATCTATCATCTGTTTCAATTTTCTCAATTGTTCCAGACTTGTATTGTAAATATACTTATTAAGATTTCGCTCGATATACTGAATCGTATGAATACGCTCCATATAATTACGCATGGATTCTTCCGTTGGGAACAACATATCATAAGACGAATACTGCGTTTTTTCTACAAGATATTCGTCACCATCACTCTTTAAATAATACTGTCTCTTCCAGCCTTCTTTGAGCGTGACATATTTGTTTCCAACTTTTTCGATTGTGACTTCGCTGGTACTGTCAAACGTAAAACCAGTTCGACTATTGATCAACCACGCAGTTTGTCCGGGTACAAAATCTTTCAATGATACCATAGCAAATTCCTCATTAGCCCTTGAACAAGTCGATAGCGTCAATAATTTCTTTCAGCAGATCACGCACCTCGACCAATTCTCCGTTCTCATAATCCTCCGCTGCCTGAGTCAACGCTTCCACGATTTTTTCATCGTCTAATTCCGCTCCGTTGGAGGAAATAAACCGATTCTTCTGTATCATTTGATACCATCCTTTCAAAATTATACAGACCTTTTTCGTAAGGCCACGAAAATGGAAGAACGATTCAAAAAACAGCCCTATTTTTAAATCGTAATATCTTACCTACTGGTTTTCTCCAATTCTTGTTGCATTTTTAAAGCAATGATTGCCATTTGCGCTGCCTTTCGTTTATGCGGCCTTGCTGACCAAGTTTTTCCATCAGAATTTGCATCTTTAGACAAAATGAAAATTGCCTCTTCGATAGTCATATCCTGAACATCTTGTTCCGTAGAAGTATGGTCAAACTTTCGCATCTGTCACACTTTTCTCCGCTCTTTTCACCTTAAACTGGTCACGGTCAAAAGCCGGGAGGCTGGTTTGTCCGTTGGCAATGGCAATATGGTAATAGTCATCCACGAACATGATCGTTCCCCATTCATTATAATAAGGACTTTCCTTGTCCGTGATGACCACACGTTTTCCAACCATCTTTGACTGCTTCATTTTACACCTCCAGATATGTTTTTGCCTGTTCCATCAAAACAGACCTTTTATTTTCCAATGTGCCTTCCACCACGGCATCCAGCAACTTTTTCAAAACTGCTCCAAGCTGGATACCTTGACGGAAACCAAGTTCCATCAGGTCTTTTCCGCTGACCGCCAAATCCTTTAAGGTATAGCAGTCCTGCTCGGCCTGAATCTCCGCATAGATTTCCCAAATCTTTGAAAGGTTCGCTCGATCATCCGCAATGGGAGTCTGCGCCGCTTTATCTGCTGCCTTGACGTGCAACAGGCGTTCAAACTGTTCCGCTCCATAACGGTTCAAACAACGGCGCACAGAGGCTTTTGTGGGCGCAATCTCATGGTCATGAAATTCCACAAGCTGCGTAACAGTTTCCACCGTTTTATTATCAAAACGAAGATTCTTCAAGGAATTTTCCGCTATTCCAGCACTGATCACAGAATGGTGATAGAAATGTCCATTCCCCTGTTCATCCAGCGTCATGCAATGGGGTTTTCCAAGGTCATGATAAAGTAGCGCAAGGCGGACATACAAATCCTTCGGCGCATAGGAAACTGCCGTGACAGTATGATTCCACACGTCCATATAATGATGAGGATTATGCTGCAAAAATCCAACGGCTGGCGTGATTTCCGGGATGATGACGGCGAAAATCTCCTGATAACAGCGAAGCATGGTATAGCAAGCGTCACTCAGCAGGATTTCAGACAGTTCTCCAATCATCCGCTCTGGCGCAATTTGCTTCAGCAAATCCTTATGACGGAACATGGCTTCCTCTGTCCGCTTTTCCACAAAGAATCCAAACCGGGACGCAAAGCGAATGGCACGGAGAATCCGCAAAGCATCCTCCTGAAACCGCTTATCTGGATTTCCAACACAGCAGATTTGTCCAAGTTTCAAATCAAAACGGCTTTTGGAATAGTCGATCACTCTGCCGCTGCTGTCTGCCGCCATTGCGTTGATCCGAAAATCACGGCGGGACAAATCTTCCTTTAGGTCACTGACGAATTCCACAGAATCAGGATGACGATGATCCGAATACACACCATCTTTACGAAACGTGGTGATTTCATAACCTACACCATCCAGCAGGACAGTCAATGTTCCATGCTTCAATCCCGTTTCAATAACACGGAAATTACGGAAAATAGATTTCATCTGTCCCGGCAACGCACTGGTGCAAATGTCCCAATCATGCGGCGTTCTTCCAAGCAGACTATCCCGGACACATCCGCCCACCACATAGGCGGAACATCCCGCATCCGTCAAAATATTCATCAACTGACGGGGAGCATCAGGAATTTCAATATAGGTGTCCATATTTCCACCACCTTCTATTTATCAAGAATCGGAATTTTGATCCTCAGATACTTTCGTTTCATCCAATTCGTAATTATCACCGCAAAAGCTGCTGGTGTTGATATCATAGGTATCCTTCGGGAGTTCCTGATCTCTCCCGGTCATAATGAAATACCGAAAAATAGCTGCGCTATGGTAGAGGCATCCGGGATTTTTCTTACAGGTCTTACAAGACTTCTCCATTTTGTTTGTCCTCCTATAAAAATATGAAGTTAATCCAACCCAATGAATTTACCTAAATACTGCCTTTCAAAGCACAAGTCCGGCATACCATCCTGCATGATGGAATAGCGGTTGACATACATGGTAAATTCCTCGATCTCCTTGCTGTTTGGCTTTTCCGGGAGGGAGGAATTTTCCTTTGCGTAGTTCATCCGCTTTTCGTACTCATTGACCATATCGTAAAATTCCTGTCGAAACGTTCCATCTTCGTTCTGGAATTCTCCGTTGCGAATGGACATTAACAACGGCAAATCATGCTCCCGGTAGGTAATGATCTCTTCCTTTTCCAGAATGTCAATGCACATCAGGTACAGACGGATCAAGTGCATAGCGTGTTTTGCCAAATAAGCATCGTCTTTCTTCTTGTTCCGCTGCGTGATTTTTCCGTAGTCCTTGATAATTTTGTTGAGGTCGCTCCAAATGTTCTTATAATCCCGCAACGGATAATGCTTTAAGGAAACGTCCGCAAAAATCTCCGTGTCCAAATCCTCCTGCTGCGACTGGTCAACATACAACTGGAATGTTCCGTTTTCAAAATCCTGATACCGCTCGTTGAAAGAAAACATAGCGGATTTACAGGAGGACAAAATGTGCGCCTCTTTTTCTGACTGCCCATAATTGTTTCTCGCCAAGGCCGCTTGCAGACGGCGAAGCTGCTGTGTGGCATATCCGCCAAAAGCGTAAATGGCTTTCCGGGACAGGAACATCTTACGCTTTTCCACCAGCAGTTTTCCGATCTCATTATAGAAATGGTAACTGTCTGGTCTGCATCCAAGTAATTCGATTGTGTTAGGATTACAGTTTTCCAACAGGCCAACCAGTTTATTAAAACTATAAATCGTGGTGTCCGTCTGGTTATCCACGACCTGTTCAAAGTTGGTTCTTCCAAGCAAATCCCGGCTTGAATTCAAAGCGCATCCACGCACGTCAATGTCGGAGTCCGGGACGTTTGTTCCATAGGCGTGACTGCCGCCAAAAGTGGCAAATATCATCCGCTGTCCAAGATGTTCATTGGTATTGATAAACTGATATTCAGGACGTGCAAGCACTTCAATAATGTCCATCATTTTTCCACCTCATTTTTAAAACATTCTGGAACTACCACGCTTAATAAATTACGACAAATTAAAGCCTCATCTTTGTCCATATAGTATTCTTTTTCTCCATGATAAATTTTCCGTTCATTCACCATTATTTCGTTTTCTGGAAAATATACTCCCGCATAAATCTTCGTGTTTGCAAAATCCTTGTATTCAATTCGATAATATATTGTTCTGTACCGCTGCCAAAACTCTCCTTGAACATTAAATGTACCATTAAGGATCGACATAATTCCAACTTTCTGGCGATATGATAATCCATCAAGTTTATCAGGATCAACAATCAACACAACGCAGGAAGTCATCTTATTTAGATAATTTAGATAATAGTGTGTCAGGTATTTTTTATCCATCAAATCATAAATGTTGTGAAAGACTTTTCCATTCGTATCTGCCGATTTTCCCGCTCTTTTATGTGTTGCCTCAATGACATAAAAGTTTGCTTTAGTATAAACAATACATTTTGTTTCTCCACGCATTTCATATTTGACAACCGTATCAGAAATTTTAGAACTGGCGAACAAACGTTCAAACTCCAAAAAACCGGGTACTGATTCACTAATCCCACTACATAAAAATGTAGAGCAATCATTCAAAGTGATATTAAAACGATCATAACCACAGAATTTATTAACAACTGCTGTTGAAACTGTACATTTTTCCATATACCTATACCTCATTTTTCCGTCATCAATTTCGTGTTATCACGAATTAGATTTTTCACTTTGCGAATTTTCCATAAACGTACTTGATCTGCTGGTCGATGTGATTTTCTGCGTACTGTCTGGCCTCGGCAAAGGTCATCAGTTTATCATCCACTGTGATTTTTCCATTCCTAAAATTCTCCCGCTCGGCTGCGTCAAACCTTGTCAAAAAGCATGGCGGTTCATACCAGAATCTCTTTTTTCCTATTCCAGACCAACAGGCTTGTTTCATCCGCTTGCTGATATAATCTTCTACTTCATACAGGTCAAAGGTTCTCCAAATGTACGGCTGCACATTTCCTTCATCGTCCATCAGTTCCCGCTCGGAGAATGGATAAATACCTTGTTCCAGTTTATCCAAAAAACTAATTAGCTGATCATAGGTGGTGTCCGCACTGAAATTTGTGTGAAATCTGTCCCGCTTACAGCCGTGTAGGTATTCGATCCGTTCCCGCCGTTCCTGTGCCGTTTGTTCCTGCTGACGCTTTTCCCGTTCCTCTGGCTTCATGGTCTGAATAAATACAAGAACGGATACAATGAAAACCATTACAAAAATCAATCCAAGGGTTCCAAGGAAAACCATCCAAATCATCATTTATCCATCCTTCCGTTTTCTCAGTTATTATTCTAATTGTTTTTCTGGTTATTGTCAAGAGTTTTCTTCTGAAATCTGTAAATTTTCTTTCCTGCTTTTCCGCAAGGCTCTTTGATTCCAGTATTGGTGCTGCTCATTCTTCTGTAAATGGTGGCACTGTTTGCCCAAGCAGTTTTTCCGCTTGATCTCATGTACCGTCAAGGCTCCGCAATGCAAAGCACAATACGCTGCCGGGTTTGCTGGCCTACCGCCGTAAATGGTTTTCTCCATCTTACTTTTCCTCCGTTCCAACTGGCGGTTTTGGTTTTTCCATCCAGTGTGTAATTTTCATTCCATGTTTTCTTGCATAATCAGTCATTTCCCATATAGCAATGATTTCTCCGTTTTCTTTCTGATATGGGATCAACATAGAAACCTCTACACAGCCGCTACCATCATTAAACAAGGTTTTTACAATGACTTGCTGAAAGAAAGACAAATTATTTTCCGCCATAAAACTATAATAATCTTCAACATCAGGAACATCATGCCATATAACAATTTGTGCATTATATTTATCTAAAATCTTTTGTAACCCATTGGTATCTTTATTTCCCATATCATTCTTCCTCCCTGTCTGGCGGGATATCCACCGTTCCACGTCTGGCATTATCACATCGACTGCACTTGCAATGTCCGTATGGATTCCCGGTTCTCAGCCAATAGCTGCTGACCTCAATGATCCTGCCGCAATTTGTACATTCACATTTCCAGCGGATTTCATTTCCCGCAAGGCGGTCATTCTTGACTGCCTCCAATACCTTTAAATATCCAATGGTTTCTCCCGTCAAATCGTGTTTCAGTTCGTGACGAAGGCAACCGCAGGAATTGGTTCTATCATTCCGCAAACTGTCTGAAAGAACAGAAACCACGTTTCCACACTCACAGTCACAAATCCAGTAGGCTTTTCCGCCTTTTTTAGAGGTGTCCCGGCAACGCACCTTCAGTTTTCCGAAGGTCTTTCCAGTCAAATCAATGAATGTTGACGGCGTTTGGTGGCGGAGGCAACCGCAGGACTTTGTTCCATTGGTTTTTGTCAAGTTCGTGGAAGAAACCACCACGATATTTCCGCACTCACACTGGCACTCCCACATGGGTCTGCCGGGTTTCCGATCTTCCACACGGCGGATCACTCTCAAGCTGCCGAATGTTCTGTTGGTCAAATCAAGTAGTTTTCCCATTTCGTTTCACCCTGTTCACAATAAACCCGTCAATATAAAATCTGTTCTCATCATACGCATACTCTACATCTGCGTTAAAGTCGATGGGAAAAATCAGATTGTCCGCAAAATGTGAAAAGGCTTGATCATTTTTCCGCCTGTAATTTTCATCACGACAAAGCTGCTCTGCCTCTTTCCTTGTGATTCTTTCCGCATTTTCCGGGACTAATTTTTCCTGCTCTGCATTTTCCGTATAGAACAGATTATAAGTATTCGCAAAGTCATTCCAATACCGCACATAATACTTTTTCATTGTTCATTTTCCTTTCTGACTGTTTCCAGTTCCATTCTCATTCCATTATCTGCTGGAATGGTGATAAATTTTCCGTAGCTGTCTGCGTCATAGGGATTATCGCCGTACCACATTCCCATGAACAAACCGAAACATTGATAATCCCTGTGCCAAAGCACAATTCCTGTGTAGTTTCTGCTCTTTATGTGGATCGTATCACCTGTCCTGATCTCGTCCCCATTCACATCCAGCAATCCCGTCAAAATTCCAATGCGCTCTAACTTGCTGCGTGGTGTTTTCCTGTGTCTGATCTTTTCCATTCTGGTTAATCCTCCAAAGGAATTATCATGGCCTTTACAACGGCTGGCGGAACGTCCAGCACCGCAACGATGGCTTCTCCGTCAATACTGATACTCTTAACAAGGATTTCTAAAATTCCGTTGTAACTACACATGGTAGGTGTCAGTTCGACCAAATCTTCCTTGCCTTTATAGTCATACAGTGAACGAAGCATGATTTTTCCAAATCCAAAGGCATATCGTAACTGTCCAATGGTCATTGATTTAAAGTTATCCATTACGATTCCTCCTTAATATCTTTTTCAAGTTCATTGAGAACGTACCGCAATAATTGTGTCGAAACGTCTACAACAGGATCAAGATTACGACCTGAATTACAGTATTCCTCAAGGGCGCATACAGGCGCAACAAGTTTTCCATGAAGTTCTGATTTCGTCATTTTTCTACACCTCACATTTCATAGTCAAATTCCTGCAACCCGCCCATATCGGACACATAGGCTGCTACGTCCTGCACATTGATCATCGTGGAATTTTTCTCGACTGTGTAATAGTACCGACCAGAATCATTCAATTCTCTGTAATAGTGAAGGAGAATCATCACAACCAGATTTTCCAGCGAAGTCTTGATCGTGTAGTTTTGGCTGCTGATCCAGTCTGCTACCAAATCCATATCACACTTCTTTTCCTCTGGCGTTCCGGGAATGTATTTCCACTGACCTACATTGTTCACCATGATTTTTCCGACCTCGCTTTCCAGTATTCTTCCATTTCCTTATCCTGCAACGCTACAAATTCATCGTAGGACATACACTTCACACTTGGGTATACATTGCGTAACTGTTTGGGGAAATTTCCAAGGCACGATTTAAGCGTGTGCGTAACGTGTTTAATCATTCCTGCGCTGTTAAACCCCACCACGACTTCCTCACCCATTTTTCCAACCTCCTTTACAAAATACTTTGAAAGTTCGTCAAGCCTTCTGCCGCTGACTTTGCCCACTTGTCTGTTTCATCCAAAAAATGCGTTCCCTCATCAATGGTATCGGGATCATCCAGACTAATCAAATCATCGTCATAGGCTTCCTGCGCCTTGTCGATGGCCTCTGACAGTTCTTCCGCCTCCACCTCGACAATCATGCTGCGCTGTTCCACAACGCTGATATAGTATTTCATGCTGTCCGCCTCACTTTCCCGCAAGGAGGCTCTTGCAAATCGTCTTGAACTTCTTTTCCGCCTTGTCCTGCTCCGTTCCGCCAAACAGGGTAACGGTTTCCTGATCCTTGCCGCCTTCCAGCTTCAGCGCAAAGATGTTTCCGATAGGGGTTTCCATCTGGTACAGATAGACGTGCTTCCCGTTGATCATGGCCTCGTTCTTGGTAATGAAAGTGGTTTCCATAGTGATTTCTCCTTTTTGTTTTGATTTTTTGTGTGTTGTTGTTGTTTTTCCAGTCTTGCTATTCAACCTACCTTGTCCGCCTCCCTGTTGACTGCTTCGATCAAATCATTCATACAGTCAAAGAATTTTTGTGAACACGTTGATCTGCCTGTCTTATAAAACCGTACCTCAGACACTTTTCCATCATGGATCGAAACAGTTCCTAACTTTTCTCCGATCCAGCCTTGTGTCCGAATGGGACAAGCGATCCCGTATTTCTTCATCAGGTAAAGGACAACTGTTGTTTCCGTGTGGTCATAGCGGGAACGGTAAAAGTCAACGTGACTGTTTCGCAATTCTCCACCGCTGCGGATGATCTGAAGGGAAGTTTCCACGATCTCCTGTGCCGCCGTGTTCTTTTCATCCACATACTGTCTGTCGGCTTCCTCCTGCTGCTTCCGCCGTTCTTCCCGTTCTCCCAAAAGCTGTTCCGCATAGCGTTTCCGGGATTCCCACATTGGATTTTCCAGTTCTGGCGCAAGTGTTTTGATCATTTCAATCTCGATATATCGGAAATACTCATCGTTCAGAAGTTTCCGCTGGATCGTCTGCAAAAACTGTTCCGCCGTGTCCATCTGATACATACTGATCTTTTCCATGACAATCACGGTATCTTCGCTGGTGTCCACCTGTGCAACCCACATTCCAGCGGATTTTCCGGGATAGCAAATGTACAAGTCGCACACGTCATAACTGGCTCCACGCCGTTTTTCCGTTTCACCACGATACAGGTTTCCACCGATCTGCTGCATCCACCGTGCATGATAGACCGCTTTTGTCTGATCTACATTGTAAGTGATAACACGTTTCCGTTCCCACTCTGTTTCCAAATCCGATAATTTCACTCGCTCTCCATCCTCTCTAACACTGGTCAGGTGTTGTTATTTTTTGACTGCATTGCAAGGCACCCACTGTTTGCCGTTCCATTTCAATTTGCTGACACGTTCCACTTCGTTATAAACCTGTTCCGCCGTCAAATCGGGGCGCAAGGCAAGCAAGGCCAAACGGAACGCCTTGATCCGCTCTGTATCGTGGTTCGGATCATCGTTAATTTTCCGCTGCTGTTCGACTGCATATGAGAAGATATGTTTTGTCGCTTGCTTGTAATGCTGAATTTTCCGCTCCATTTCATCCTGATCATCATACAGACGGTTCATCCGCTTCATGGCTTCCTCCACCACGATATGGGACAATTCATATTCCGTGGTAAAGGTTTCCGTGTCCAGTTCCGACAGGATATCCATATGGGCGTGATACTTGCCGATACTGTGTTCCACATTGATAAAAGCCGTTATCCGTTCCTTCCCGGTTACAGTGTCCAGCTTTTGCATATTGTCGTTCATCGTCATGACGGCTTCGCCAATTTCCTCCGTCAACTTCTGCACCAGATTTTCCATGTTCATTTTTCCAACCTCCGTTTAATTCAAATATCCGTGAATGAAGTAGCTGCTGACCATACAGGCAATGTGACGATATTTCCGCAACAGCCGTTCTGACTGAATGGTTCTTCCTCTGCTGTCAACTGCCTTGTGAATTTCCATCTTGTTTCCAGACAAGTACAGATACACGGTAAACAGTTCACCGTTCAGACTGGAAACAGTAAACTCACCAACTTCACCCATGAAGTCAATTTTCCAATCATTCATAAACCTATCCTTGACGTGCCAACTCTTCCGCCGTGGCAAGGGATTTTCCATAGGGCTGATCTGGAGTCCTTGCCAATCAATGGCCTCCTGCAACTCCTGCTTCGTGGTCACGTTGGTACAACTGTACATTTTTCCACCTCCCTAAATGATCCCGTTTTCTTTAAATTCTCTGACCAAACCATATTTCCGTGCCAACTGTTCAAAATAGGCTTGCTGTTCCGCAATTTCCCCATAAGAATAATCATGCTCTGAAAATTCCGCTTGCCATTCAATGGCTTCCTGTCTGGCTGCGTCTTTCCGCTTTTCGTAGTTTGTCATTTTTCCAGCCCTCCTAAAGCGTGATAACCACTCTGTAACCGGGTTTAATCTCCATCTGTGCAACGAAGTTTACAAGGGAATGTAGATAGTCACGCACCATCTGACGTGCCTTTTCCGTGTCCTTGATATAAACTGATTTATCCCACACGGGAGGCTTCTCAATGTTCGAGCCGGGAGCGAAGTATTGAACGTTCAAATAGATATGTTCATGATCATACCATTCTTCCGCCAACACTTTATAACAACCGATCCAGCCGTCTTTGAACACTAACATTTTTCCAGCCTCCTACATTTCAAAGGTAACAATTCTTCCGCTGTCAAGCTGATAATAGTTTTCTTCGTTCAGTAAGTCCTCACCAAACTTTTCAAAGTCGAAGTATTTTTCCACGACATTGTTCGTATCAGTCCCGACATAACCCAATTCATACGCCTCTTCTCTGCCTAATTCCTCCGTATCCTCAAACACACAGCCGATAATGCTTCTGTCCTGATAGTCCAGCGGATAGGCGTTAAAGGCTTCTTCCACTTCATCCTCCGTCAAGTCGTGTTCGTCCATGACGATTTCTTTTTCCTCTGCTACGATGTTCTGGAAAAATTCTTTTGCATCCTCGCTGCACAGTCTGTCATAGACTGGCTGAATTTTCCGACACAGTTCAACGCCTTCCTGATAACGGCTATCGCCTCTTTCAATGCCGTATCCCAATTTTCCAATATCCTGATCAAATTTCCGCAAGGCGTTATATTCCGCCTCTGTCAAGATCGTTTCAATTTCTCCATAGGCGTTCCATGTATGCCCACAATAGCAAGCACCATGTAAATTTACGCCTCCGAAGTAGTGACCACATTCAAACCGCAAAGGATTTTCTTCAATGTATGCAAGACTGTCCCGATCTTCGCTATCCTTGATCCTGTACAAAAATACCTTACTCATAATCAATTTTCCCTTCTGCGTCTTTGACGCTTTTCTATGATCTCTTGCGCTCTGACGGGTTTATTTTTCCGCTTGTCTGTTTGTCCCGCCTTGATCCGTGTGGGTTTTCCAGCCTCTAAAAGCTGCTTATCCATACCGTGTTCATAGGCTTTATCCCGCATTGTTTGAGAATACGATTTTTCCGTTGTCCGTGAATTGCTGCATAGGCCAAAGGTTTCCTTGTATTCCGCTATGGTCATTCCGTGGGATTCTCTGATATGGCTTCCCAATCTGGTATAGGATTTTCCGCAAATGTGGCAAATGACTTTCCCGGTTTCGTCCCTCTGGATCGTGCCGTATTCCGGTAAACTGTGGATTTTTCCGCCGTCTCTGAAATACTTGTAACAACCCTGACACAATCCTGTATAGCTTTTTGGGGAGGGTTTTCCGCAATGGCTGCAAATGATCATTTTTCCATCACTCCAGAAAATCATTCTTTTCCAGTCTGACTATCATGGTTTTTACAATAGCGTTGATCTCTTTCAGTGTTCCATACCAAAGTTCGTTCCCGTTCATGCACAATCTGTAAAGCCGGGTTTCCTCGCTGTCTGGTAAATCCTCCACATAGATATAACTTGCAACCATTCCACGGTTATTCAACATATTCCACCGCTGACAATCTTTGTTGACGGTTTCAAAAAGGTTTACTTTCATTTTTCCGTTACCTCCTGTTATGCGCTCTCTTGCTGGTAGTAGTCCGACAACTTCACATAAACTTTTCCGCCATAGTAGAAGGCTTTTTCATGTTCGCTATCGCTTGCAAGTTCAATACACGGTACACCAAAAATATAATAGATCATGGTTTTATCCTCCTATGTTTCCGCTGCTTCCGTCTGTTGATTTTCCGCCGATAGTTTCCGGGATCGTTCCCTCCCGTGTATTCCCACACATAGAAGGAAACAGCCGCAATTCCCACATAAATGAACGTTGACGGGAAAATCTCGCTCCAATCTGCTCCACAGTCTGACGCTCCAGCTTTTCCAAGTATCATGATGAAACTGAAGGCCAACACAAAACCGCTGATCCGTCTTATCCATGTTTTCATCTGTAAACCGCTCCTTTTTCCGTCAACCGGGATATGCTGCAATGACAAGATCGTTTTTCTGATCGTCAAAGTAGAAATGATTTTTCTTCGTTTTACTTTCCCTGATCCCTTTTATGTGTTTGGGATAATCCGCCGTGTTCCAGTTTTTCCGCAAATACTGTTCTATGTAGTTGATCAAGGCTTGTTTTGGCTCTGTTGTGTATTCCGCAACTTTGCTAATTTTTCCGTTCCCGTCACACTGATAAATCAAACTAACCATTTTCCCGTTCCTCCCTGTTCAGTTGTTCCAGCCGTCAAAATAACCGCTGTACCGTGTCTGTATGATCTGATCGTCATAAATGATCTCTGTACCGCTTTTATACATGGTCAAGCTGCAAATATCGCCTTCTATCCAATCTTCCACGCCGTAGAACGTCCACAAGTTTCCGTTAAAGTCCTGTACCGTTACAACGTCTGTTTCCGTGTCCACGTCAACAACAACCGTTGTTAATGGGTAAATCTCTTCCAGTTTTGCCGCCGTTCCGCTGCTGAATGTAAACAGGTTTACAACGGCGATAAATGTAAGGATAAAGTTTTTCATGTTCTGTTCCTCCGTCAAATAAAGTTTTCTTGTACGCCCAACTGTAACCGCCCTATTTTGTTGATCGTTCCATTCTGTTCATACAAGATCAATTCTGTTCTGGTCAAATATCCGTCTGTGAATTTTCCAAAATCCGCAACCGCTTTATTATGAAAGTCAATGTAATTGTGAATTTTCGCTTTATCCGCTGGAAGAAAATCATGTTTTTCCATGTATTCATCAATGGTTTTATAATTCATTTTCTGTTCCTCCAGTTATCGCAAGATACTAATTAGACTGTTCTGGAATTTAACAAGGGTTTTCTGTGTGGGATCGTTCCAATCTCCTAAATCCCGCCTCCATTGTTGTAAAACCGGGAAAACCGCCGTCACAACTTCGTTTACCGTCATTTTTCCATTGTCGATATCTGTTAAATAACTGTGATAATCGCCGTTAGGATCGTTTCTTTGCATATAGTCAAATAGCTTTACAAGGGTTTTCCGCTGCTGCTGATCCATGTTTTCAGCCTCCTAAACTTCGTCATACTGGAATTTAAACCGCCGTTCATATCCTGTATAGGCTTCATGTGCAATGACTTCTGTTATTTTTCCGTTCCTGTATGGTAGACTGTTCAAGGCTTTTAAAACGGTTTTACAATCCTGTTCCAGTCTTTCCCGGTTAGAAACTCCCGTTGTTAGTTCTCTGTAATTGTCATTAGGATCAAAGAAAACATAATCTTTATAATAGTTCATAGGTTTTCTAACCTCCTAACAGACTTCTCTAATAATTGCGTTCATACAAGGATCAATTTCACAGATTTTCCATGTATCCGGGATAATTCCATTGTGTGCATTTAAATAGTTTTGCGCTGCTTCCACCGTTTCAAAGGTCAAGGCATAACTACACGGGAGCCTTCCGCCGTATACAGGGCGAAGCGGAGCAATATAATCTTTAGCCATAAATTTCCCCATATAGGAACGTTCAAGAATATAACCCGCCTTCGCTCCATTGCTTGTTAAAACGTAACTCATTTTTCTAACCTCCGTATTTTGTCAAGTTCGTTTTCCGTTGTTTTGGTACTCACTCAAACGGTAAATAATCCGGGTTTATATTTACCGCTTGATCAATACCAAATTTCAACCGCCGTTTTCCTCCCTGTATGGTTTTTATGGTTATTTGCCGCCGTTTTCTTTTATGGCCTGTTCCCGCCATTTCTCCACGGTGGATATAATAGGCTTCATCACGTCTTTATAGTTGTATCCGTATTTCTCCAGATACTTTTTTAACTGTTCAGAAGTCACGGCGTATTTATCGCCGTATTCATTCTTTACAACTTCGGCGGCAAATTCCAGATATGCAAGCCATACAAGAGAGTGAATTTTCCGTGACGTGTCCAGCATGGAAACAGTAAAGCGGCTTTTCCCGGCTCCTACGTTGGTACTTCTCCATACAATATCAATTTGATCTTCGATACAGTCCCGGAAATAATCAATGTTTAACGTTCCTTTTTCCGTCTGAAAATAGCCGTCAAGGGCGTTAAAAGTGAATTGTGTTTTAGTCATTTTTCCGTCACTCCTAAATTATATTTGTGTGTGATTTTCCGCCGTGTAGCTTCCACCGCTAAAATGATCCGGGTTTTCCGTGCATAGTCGCTTGCATATGCGTTTGCTTCCTCCAGTGTTCCAAATACCTTGTTATCTGTTTTGTAGTGTTCCGGGTTTTCCATGCTGCTATTCCTCCGTTCCGTTTTCCAGTTCTTCCCGTGTAAATGCAAGGTTTTCTAAAGCGTTTAACGCTTCCTTTAGTGTTTCATATACGGAAACATGAAACAGAAAACCGCCGTCATAGTCTGAAGATATTGATACACGAAAAGCGGGTTGACGTTTTGGGGCCTCGCAATACGGGAAAATATTCACCTCTTCAATTTTCGCCGTATTTCTGAATTTACTATGATATACACGCATTTTTCCGCCTCCTTTACAGGTATTCCACTTCAGTAAATGCGGGATCGTTCTGGACACGGTTTAGAAGCTCCCTATAATCCGCCGTCTTGATCTCTATTCCTTCCGGGATCATGTGCGCTTCCCGTGTGGTATAGGTTTTCTTTTCCGTGTCGATTTTCAAGGTTTTGCGGCTCCCGTTGGTTTTGTTCCGTGCCGTTTTAAACTGGAATAACATTTTTAAACCCTCCTTTATTTCTCCGTTGCTTCCCGGATAAACTGATCAATCAGTTTTCCCATTTCAAGCGCAAGTGTTTCATAATCGAAAACCCGCTTGTTATAAAGGGCTTCCTTCAGTTCTCCCGCTGCTTTTTCATAACGGCGAGTCACTTCATAGGAAGTTTTGACGTTTCCGAAGGGAGCGTAACCCGTGGCAATGGCAATATCTCCGAAGGCGTAAATATCGGCTCCCCAACCTTCCCGCCGTGCCGTGTATGCAATGGGATTTTCAAAAGATAACAGGGATTGCAAATTGCAATAGGGAACGGAAATGATCTTGCTAAAACGGCTCTTAATGGCCTTCTGTGTGGTTTTGTATTTCATGGTTTAAACCTCCTATAATTGTTTGTATGGTTATTTAAATATAATCAACTTCGCCGGATCGGATCATGGAAAGAATACCGTTTAATTCATTACAAATATACCGCTTGATCCTGTTTAATTCGCCGTCAAGTTCAGACTTTTTAAAGCCCTTGTAATTATAGGCCATATTCCTATATTGCTTCAATTCAATATCAGGATCGAAAAGCCAACTATTGACATTATCGGCGGCAAACTGGAAAACCTTTTCAATTTCCATATACTTTGCAAAGTGTTGATCTTTTCGGTTTACGCTCCACGTTATAGCCTTGACTTTATCGGCGGCTTCATTCAATGCCTTCAGATTATAACAGGCTCTTTCAAATACCATTTTAATAACCTCCCTTTAAAACTGAAAACCCTTTTTGTAAAGTCTATTGATAGCTTCATCATAGCTATTATAAACTCGCTTGCTTCCATTCTCAAATTTTACGGCGGCTGCTCCATTTTCCAGTTCTTCAACCGTGACTTCTTCGCCGTTAATGTTATACAATGTTTCAACCATTTTAAAAGCCTCCATATAATTGATTTTGTGGTTATTTGTTTTTTGGAATAGGGCTTTTTTGTGGAAAACCATTTAGAAAACCCGCCTTTATTGACTTTATTGTTATTAGTTGTTAAAATTAAGAATACCAGTATTTAAAAACCGCTGAAAAGTATTGATACAATCATTAAAATAGAAATTTGTACTAATCATATAATAGTTCATGATTGCGTTTATAATTCCTACGCAAGCCGGGAAATTATACTTGTTTTGTTTTTTGGCTTCGCTATACATTGCGTTTATTGTATCGTAGTAACCCATTTTATAAACCTCCCATTTATTGCATATACGGTTATTTAGTAACTATTTAACGGATCAGCGGGTTTTTGTTTGGCTTATTTGATCCCGCTGCTTTATTTCCCCTTCCTCTTTACAAGTATATGTTACCACATTATAACCATAAATGCAAGAACTTTTTTCGATTTTAGGCGTTTAAAATTGCACAAAAAAGTATAATATATTTTGTGTATATTGCATATGTGGTTATACGCTGCTATGTGGTTTTGATTATTAGATTATGCTGTATTTGGTACTATGTTTTGCTGATTTGATTATTAGGTTTTTCAGCGGATCGGAAAAGCACGGCGAAAACGATTGTATCACGGCGGGAAAAGTAACGGCGGGACAACTGGACAAAACCCGGAAAAGCAGCCGGGACAAATCCCGCCTTGATCCCGTGGGAATGTGGGAGCCGTTCCCGGTTGAAATTTGGCCTATGACGGCGGATCAAGTTTTGTTCGGTTTTTGGGATTTGGCGAACAAAACCCGTTGAAAACCCGTGCATTTCATACGGCGGATCGGTGGAAAGACGGCGGGAGGGTTTACACTTCGGATCGGTTTTGATTTTCGCCCAGCGGTAGAGTACATCTACTCAACATCCAACCCCAAAAATCCAGCCCACATCAGTCCAGTCGAAAATCCCCTATTTTTCATCGGTTTTTGCATCGGGAAATTCCCTGAAATCCAGACTACATCAAACATCCAGCGTCTACCCTCTTGCTGCCGTCCTGTACTTTTTGCCTATGCAAAACCTATTGAATCTGCGGATGTTTGGAATTCTGATCACGATGAGGGCAAAAATAATAACAATAAATTCAAGAAAGTTGTTGACATTTGATATGAAAAGGCTTATAATGATAATTGAAGATAGGCACTGACAATCAAAGATTTTCAAGCTAATCTGGGATATGAACTGGACAATAAAAATCGGAGGTCTTTACGATGACGAATAAAATTGTTGAAAATTCCGAAAATGTGAAAATCGAATTTGCTCCTTGGTTCGAGGCCATGATCGACCAAAAGGCGCAAACAGCAGCTAAAGTCGCCGCTCCTATTATGGATGAAAGCTATTGTGAGCGTGAACATATCAGTCATGAATCTGTTGAGCCGATTCGGTCACTGGATGATGTGGAGCGGATCAAGAATTACTTTTTAACCCGTAAGGGGCATGGAAACAACAGTATTCGCAATTACGCCTATTTTGTCCTTTCGCTGAATATTGCACGGAGGGCGGGGGATATTTTAAATCTCCATGTATATGACGTGCTGAATAAGGACGGTACTTTTAAAACCCACGTCACTTTCGAGCATGAGCAAAAAACCGGGAAAAAATCTGACGTGCTTTTAAATAGTAAGGCAGTTGAAGCGTTGACTATGTATTTTAACACATTGGGCGAATATAAAATGTCTGACTGGCTTTTCCCCAAACTGAATGATCCTGCTGAACATATCAGTGTGGATGGAATGAGGCGGATGCTTCAACGGGCAGTTAAAGATTTGGGGTTGGACATTCATATTGGGACACATTCTCTGCGTAAGACTATGCCTTATCATGTTATCAGTAACAGCACAAATACTGAGGACGAAGTTATTATTTCACAATTCCTCAAGCACAATGATGTAAAAACCACTTATCACTATATAGGGCGCAGCCAGAGCGAAATGGACGCATTTGTGGAGGCGCATGGTATTTAAACTATATTATAATATATAGTGCTGGCGCAAAGTTTTCGGCTGTGCGACTGCCTACGGCAGATCGCTTCGCCGTTCTGTCCTTTCCTTGCGGAAAGTCCAGAAAATCAGGCAAAATCAATTGTTTTGGAAATCGTAATCATAGTTGCCCTCCGAGCCTACCCTTTGAAAATGTCTGAAGATGTGGGCTTTTGGGGACTTGTGGGCGAAAAAAAAGACCCATAATAAATATTATATATAATTATGGCGGTTTTTTTTGGCCTCGACACGCTGAAACCTGTTGAAACTGCGGCTGTTTGACGAGGTTGGGCTGGAGGGCAACTTTTGATAATTTTGAAAAGAAAGGAGATTGTGAATGGAACAAACTGGCGCAAAGCTAAAATGTATCGAGTACAACGAATCAGTTCTGGTTGATAAAGTATGCACGGATGCACAGCGCAAGGCATATAGGAAAAAGAATAAGTTCGTCAATTCAACATACCGCAAGATGTTCTTGGATACACTATCAAGATACTGCGATTATGAGTATGACGCAGAATCCAAGAAGTACAGGATCACGGAGGTTTTTGACTACCCCATTACTTTGGCTGAATCACGAATTCACAAGGGGATATATCAGTACCTTACTCCGCTGATTCTGAATGAAGTCTTGTTTGGCGAGGAAAGTACGAACCGTAAAGCTGTCATTACATCTGTTGATTTGGCACGGTCAGTTGGTATGATCAACGAAAACTACAATGTCGCAAAATTTAACCAAGATGCAATGCAAACTGATTTGGACTTTTCTTCTGCTGTGCTTGCTGAATATTTCAACAAAGCTGATAATCGGATGGACGAATACATACGGCGGTGTATCAAATATCTAAAATCAATGAACTGTGTGATTTACAACGAAACGCATATGATCAGTTTATTGCCGCAGGAAGTTGAAATTGAGAATGGTCGAATTATCATCAAGCCGCATACAATCAGGAGAGCAACTGATGATGAAATGAAGTTGTATGCTTCTTTGGTTGATCAAGCTGCTAAACAGGCCAAGATCACTTCGGACAATGAAAAGTGGTACGGGAAGAAAGCACTTAAATATCGCAATACGTTGACTGCATTGCTGCGGGAACATAACATCGAATTTGTTTGTCGGGCATTTGAATTGTGGCGTGTTGACACAGATCGGTGCAAGTCAATCATGCGAAGTTTTGCAGATAAGACTATTGACCAGCGAAGGCATGAAATTGGGTACTTGATGCAGACCGTCATGGATACAAATGCTGAAAATCGGCTGATTAAGAATCCAAGTCTTGGTGCGAACTATCTGGAACAGTTTAAAAAGCTATCAGATATTGTAATGCCCCCAGATGCAGAAGATATTCGTCCTAAGTTAAAATCAATCAAAGAACAAGATTTACAAGAAAAATTGAAAAATAAATATAATTACGAAATTGAGTATGCTATATCAGGTGGTGAATAATTTTTGGAACTGAGTAAGGTTCAAAAGGAAGCGGTGGATTTTTACACTGGATGTTGTAATGTCATTGCTTCTGCTGGTTCTGGAAAAACAAGAGTGTTGGTAAACAGGATTGTTAATTTAATTGACGAGTATGATGTGGAGCCGGGAAAGATTTTAGCAATTACATTTAGCAAGAAAGCAAAAGAAAACATGGTTGAGAGATTGCAGAAAATGATACCAGAGTATGCAAATTTAATCAACATCGAAACATTTCATTCTTTTGGATATCGTATTATCCGCAAGTTTAATCGTGAGCAATTTGAAATTCTTGATGCAGACTGGAAGAAAGTCAAAATCATTGAAGAAATTTTGCATCAGTATTTTCACGAAAAAGAGCCTGATGGACAGGAAATCGCAGATGTACTTAGTTTTATTTCGATTCAGAAAAATCAGATGAAAAAGCCAAATACTTCTACGAAATTCGGAAAAATTTATCAAAAGTACGAGGAATATAAGGATTTACATAATCAGCTTGATTTTGATGATATGTTGGTAAAATGCTATCGCATTTTAAGTACAAATGAAAAGTGCTTGGCATATTGTCAAGAGCAATATCAGTTTATTCTTGCGGACGAAATGCAAGACACCAATGCAGTTCAGTATGAAATTCTACGGCTAATTGGCGAGAAATATAAGAATGTTTTTGTAGTAGATGATCCGTTACAGAACATCTTCATGTGGCGTGGAAGCAATAATCGGTATGTGATGAATTTCGATCAGGATTGGCCTGATGCGAAAATTATTCATCTGAACAAGAATTATCGCAGTAGTCAAGACATTGTATCGGCGGCAAATAAGTTCGCACAGTGTATCCCGGAGTCACATCACAGACATTACGTTGAGAGCGTTGCAGACAAGGATACATTTGAACAGCCGCATTATATTCGGTACGCAGACGAAACTTCTGAGGCCAACGGCGTATCCAGTCAGGTTCAAGAACTACATGAACTTGGATATGAATATAAGGATATGGCGGTGCTGACAAGGACAAACGCTCAGTTGCAGAATTTTGAAACAGCGTTTTATAGAAACGGAGTTCCATATCAGGTTGTTGATGGAATGTCATTTATTGACCGCCGTGAAATCAAAATCGTCCTCTGTTATTTGAGGCTTGTTTGTAATGGTGATGATGACGAAGCATTTGAGTACATTTACAATCGTCCAAACCGCTGGCTTGGTTCTGCATTTTTACAGGAAGTCAAGCGGATCGCAAGAAAAGAAAAAATATCTTTGTTTTCTGCAATGTTTAAGACAACATCCAATTGGCGGTATAAGAATGCAGTCAATAATATTTATTCTACTGTAAAATCTATTCGTGATACAGAATATAAATCAGTAGATAAGGCTATTGCTGATCTGCGAAAAAGATTGAATTTGGATTCTTATGTGTCAAAGGATTTGTGCGAGAATGATGACAGTAAGGTTGAAAATTTGAATACGCTGGAGCGTATGGCATCTAACTATTCTGATATCAAGCGTTTTATTTCATTTATGATGAAGTTTGCAAAGGAAAAGAAGTCAAATCCAAATTCCGTTCAACTAATGACAATTCATAAATCAAAAGGGTTGGAATTCCCTGTTGTGTTTGTCGCTGGTGTGAATCAAGGGCTTCTTCCTCATGAAAAGAATCAGAATCAAGATGAAGAAAAGCGGTTGATGTATGTGGCTATTACAAGAGCCGAAAAAATATTGAATATCTCTTCTACACAACAGTATAACGGAAAGGATGTAAAGGAAAGCGAGTTTATTCCCGTTTTATTTTAAGCATATAACCATAAATACAAGTATTGGAGGGATATATTATAGATAGGAGTATGATAATGTATGGAGCATTCGGAAGAATTTTCGTGTTTAGATTGTATCTGGTGTGATCAATGTCGTGATGTACAACCATGTATGTTTTTTGATAACGGCAAATCTGGAATCGTGACCGATCAGGACGTGGAACAAATTGTAGAGAAAAACCGAAAAGATTATAGTGAAGCGTATTTGGATTATTTAGCTGAATTTAACGATTAAGGAGAATGAAATATGAATGTAATGCAAGCACAACATATCATTTATCTTGATAATGCTGCTACTACGAAACCATACAAAGGTGTTATCAACGCAGTTTTGAATACAATTGATGATGGGTATGGTAATCCGAGCAGTCTGCATAAGAAAGGAAAAGCAGCTTCAAAACTTGTGCAAGAAGCACGGGAACTGATTGCTGATTTTATTCATGCAAAGCCCAGTGAGATTATCTTTACTTCTGGTGGCAGCGAGTCTGATAATCTTGCGCTGCGTGGAATTGCACCATATTTGAAAAGCATTGGCAAGACAACCATTGTAACCAGTGTAATTGAACATCCTGCGGTGCTGAATACTTGTGCTGATTTAAAGAAGGATGGGTTTAAGATCATCTATATGCCAGTTGATAAGGATGGTCGTGTGGATATTGAAGAATTTGATAAAGTTCTTAAACAGAAGCACGATGAAATTGGTCTTGTCTATATTATGGCAGTTAATAATGAAATTGGTTCTATCCAACTCATTGATGATATTGGTGAACTTTGTCACGAATATTCTATCATTTTTGGTACAGATGCGGTTCAGGCGTTGACACATATTCCGCTGGATGTACAGGCCAGCCATATTGATCTGATGGCAATGTCGGCGCATAAGATTCATGGTATGAAAGGAATCGGCGCATTGTATGTTCGGGATGGGATTACCCTCTCCCCTATTATTACCGGGGGTGGTCAGGAAAATCATCTTCGTGCTGGTACGGAGAATGTGCCGGGTATCGTAGCTTTTGGCGAAGCTATTCGATTTGCAAAGGTTTTGATGAACGATGATACAAGACACTATTGGAATTTGCGAGAACAATTTTTTAATGTGCTGAATGAATCTGATATTAAGTATCATGTTAATGGTGATGGCGGTGTCCCGAATATCATTAGTTTAACTTTGCCGGGATGTGAAAGTGAAGCCATGCTGTTGTTGTTAAATGAACAGAATGTATGCGTGTCTGCTGGTTCAGCTTGTGCGGCTGGATCACTGGAACCAAGTCATGTGTTGAAGGCTTTATATCTTCCTGATGGATATGCGAATTGTACAATTCGGATTTCAATGGGTGGAAATACTGATGAGTTTGAAATTGTGACGGCAGCACAGGCTATTATCAAAGCAGTCCATCAACTTCTTGATATGCAGCCGAAAGTGGAGGATGAAAATGGATAAGAAATGGGTTAAATCAGAAAAATGCAGATTGTTGGATATTGCACAAGAAAAACAAAGGAATATCATTTTTCAAATTAATTCTGCTGAGTTATTGACGGCGAAGGATAAGGAAGATTTGATTAATCTGCTTGATTCAACTTCAAGAAAATCTCATTATGATTCATTTGGAACATATTCTCTTTCCAAATTGTTTGATAATCATAATAAAGATGATGATTTTGATTTTGGTTCTGCTTATGATTTTATTGAACACATTTGCAGTGACGAATATTTTTCATTAATATTTAGAATCAATCACATTTTAGACAGATATATTGATTCTGATGAAGTTGAATTTGACGGTGACATTATTATCACTGATCCGTGCTATGTTGCAAAAGATGAAGATTCTGATTGGGATAAATGCTGCTGTGGAGAAAATTTGGACAAGATCGGAATTACACATTTCATGACACGGGACACACTTTACGGTGATTGGGGATGTACTGTTTATAATTCTGATACAAAGCAGAAAATCGGGGAATTTTGCGCTGATGCTGGTATGGTTTCTGTTATGTTGTTAGATGATGTTCTGAAATATAATCCAGATTTTAATTATCATACAGAACGGACGTGGACAACGACTTTGATTCAAGATTTTCATGGAAAAGTTCAGTTTGTTGTAGAGCGTACTGAAGGTGTCTATGATGAAGATTCTAAATGGCATAAGGCTGGCGATAAGTGGGAAGATTTTAGTGTTCATGTTGTTGGTCATGGTGTAAATAAAAAGACTGGCGAAAAAATTAATTTCCGCAGCAGTCAGACTTCTTTATAAGCCTATGGAAGAATACTGGACAGGCGCATGGTATGATGGAGTTGATTATTCTTGGCGTTTTGAAGTATCTACGTTAGGAAGATTGCGAAACGCCAAGAATAAGAAAATTTACATTTTACATACTGGAGCAAATGGATATTTACAGATATGTACTTCTATTAATGGGAAGAACAAAAATATCCGTGTTCATCGTTGCGTTGCTGAAACATTTCTTGATAATCCATATGGCTATGAAATTGTAAATCATTTAGATGGTAATAAGCAAAATAATCGGTTGGATAATTTGGAATGGTGTACACGTCATGACAACTATGAACACGCTGTTCAAATGGATTTAATAAATCCAGATTACAGTTATATGCTTGGTCAGAATTCACATTATGGGTATTATCGTGGAAGTTATAATGGAATGGCAAAATTGACTGAGCAAGATGTAATTTACATTCGTGAAAATTATATACCGAAAGGAAAGGGGCAAAAATGTAATCGTCAAGAACTTGCAACTTATTTTGGTGTTAGTGTTGGTTTAATTTCACGCATTATCAAAAATGAAATTTGGACTCATGTGTAAGGAGGTCAAAAAAATGATTAATTGTAAAACGATTGCTGCTGAACGAAAGCAAAAGATGAAAGAGTACATTGATAAGAACAATTTGAACATCACGCTTGCAGTATTTCAGGTCGGTGATAATCCAGCATCAAATTCTTATATCAAAGGAAAACACAAAGATTGTGATGAAGTTGGAGTTGATTTTCTACATATCAAATATGACGAAAGTGTGAGTACAGAAGAAATTATTCGTGATATTCAGTGGGCTAATATTAATACTTCAATTAACGGAATTATTGTTCAACTTCCGTTGCCGAAGCATTTGGATCAGGGAAAAATTCTGAATGAAATTTGTGATGAAAAGGATGTAGATGGGTTTAAACATAACAGTTCTTTTGTTCCGTGTACTCCAAAAGGTGTCATGATGATTCTCGATCATATTGGTTATGACGTTGATGGAAAATTGTGTTGTGTAATTGGTCGTGGAGCAGTTGGGAAGCCAATGGTAGATGAATTAACAGCGAAGAATGCGACTGTTCTTTGGTGCAATAGTCATACACCAGAAAAACTTCTTGATGAATATGTTATGATCTCAGATGTTGTAATTTCTGCGGCAGGAGTCCCAAAATTGATTCATTCTTATACTGAAGATCAAATTATTATTGATGTTGGTATTAATCGTGATGAAGATGGGAAACTGTGTGGTGATGTAGATAAGGACTGTTATCATGATGATTTTCAGATTACTCCTGTTCCCGGTGGTGTTGGCCTGATGACCAGAGTTGCGTTGTTAGAAAATACGGTATATGGAGGTAAGAGATAATGGGACAGATCAAGGTTGTTGACGGTGATTTGCTCAATGCGAAGGAATCCTATATTGCCCATCAAGTAAATTGTTATGGTGCAATGGGACGTGGAGTTGCTTTACAGATTCGTCATATGTATCCTGATGTTTATAGACGATATAAAGCATATTGTGAAGAACATCGTGTAAAAAATCTACTTGGTCGTATTTTGATTATCCCGACAGATGATGGTCGCATTATTTGTAATTTGTTTGGTCAAGAGGGTTATGGTCAAGGAAAATGCAACACGGATATCGCTGCTTTGACAAAGTGTTTCCAAAGTCTTGAGAAAATTGTTCCGCATTCCGAGTCCATTGCAATGCCGTATCAGATTGGATGTGGTCTTGGAGGCGGAAATTGGGATTTGGTACTTCCTTTGATTCGAGATATTTTTGTTCATCATACGGTTGTTCTTTACAGGTACAAATAACCATAAATACAAGGAGGAAATATGAAAGTTTTGGAATTGTTTGCTGGGACTCGTTCTATTGGCAAGGCTTTTGAACGGGGGGGGCATGAAGTTTTTAGTATAGAATGGGATCAGCATTTTGAGAACATTAATCTTTATGCCGATATTGGTAAGGTAACTGCTGAAGAAATTATTAAACAGTTTGGCAGACCTGATGTGATTTGGGCTTCCCCTGATTGTACTACATATTCAATTGCTGCGATTTCACATCATAGAAGAAAAGAAGATGATGGCAATTTAGCAGCGGTTTCAGAATACGCAAAATTTTGTGATCAAGTAAATGTTCATGTTTTGGAGTTGATTAAAGAATTGAATCCAAAATTTTGGTTCATTGAAAATCCTCGTGGTGGATTAAGGAAGATGCGTTTTATGCAAGGGCTTCCACGTTATACTGTTACATATTGTCAATATGGCGATTCTCGTATGAAACCAACAGATATTTTTACAAATCACCCAAATCCAGAATTTAAACCGCCTTGCCATAATGGTGATCCGTGTCATGTATCTGCGCCAAGAGGTGCTAAGACTGGAACACAAGGATTAAAGGGGCATATTGAACGTTCTATTATTCCAGAACAATTATGTGACCATATTGTAAAAATTTGCGAAGATTATTGGGAGTGATTTATTGAAATGTGAAATTTGCGGCAAGGAAATTAATGCGAGTTCTTATTCAAATGCCGTGCTTTGTAGTAGTAAGTGCTTTCATACTCATTTCTGGAGAGAAATTATTGCCGAAAAGGAAAAACATATTATCATTCATGGTAACTGTTATTGTGATGGCGGAAACATCGAAAATCCACGTTCAACTGCCTTTGTTGGATTTAGTGGGCGTAGGTTCTGGATTCGATTTTTTGATGGACACGAAATCACGACAAACAATTTGTGGACTCAGGGAGAAATACCAGAGGAATTCAGGGAACAGCTTCCAGATAACGCAGAATTCTTTTGGCCTGAAACAAAGAACTTGATTCAGCAGAATTATTAAACGGGAGGGATTTCATGCTTGAAAGCGGAGTTCGTATTCCGTCATTAGACGGTAAAGATATTTTTATTTCAAATCATTATCTTAAAAAGAATGAAGTCGGATATAAATTGCGGAATCAGAACGGTGACTTGAATCTTTCTCGTTTTATTAACACGTTGGATTATAGTTTGGATTTGATTAAAATGCAGGAGGTTTATGCTTCTGTATATAAGCAAAACGATTTTTCATTTCATAAAAATGGAAAGGATTACACGCAGCGAGTTATCAATGTTACATTCAAATATAGCAATAAATTATTTAACCGTGTAAGAAATAATTTGTATGTGAAATTTGGTTATGCTGTTGATGATCTTGTCTTTGAAGATTGTGTAGCTTTCCATAACGGAGAACTTGTCGGTATTCAGGTTGGTGAAGATGTAAAATCACCTCTTGATAAAGAAAAAATTGATAAGTGCTTCTATTTTGAAAATGGTACATATCAAGTTAAAGCAAATATTCCAATTTTGAATGGCGTTGCTGATATCCGTTCTCAGATTTATCAGGATGGGTTTTACTGTGATGGAATCCATTTTGTGCGGTTCAAGAGAAGTTCCGGGTCAAGTCGTGTTGGTAAATGTCTGTTCATTGATGAACGGTTATATGATCAGATGCACGAATGGGAAATGTGTGGCATTGAAGTCAAGCACGGGCAGGACATTGACCTTGCCGCACTGGAGCCGTATATTGCACTGACACTTAGCAGTATTGTTGGGACAATTCAGATTCGGCCTGAAAACATTCTTGTTATTGATGACTATTCCAGCGTTTTCAAAGAACGAGCAGTTGCGACACGGTTGGTAGATGGCAGACTGGTTTCAAAACCAGAGGATGTAGAAATTTCAAATAGTATTTGGGATGGGCAGTCCTTAATGGATAAAAGTCTGTTTGGCGAGTATAAACAATGGGGTATGCTTCTGCTTCGGGCAAGGTTTTTCAAGTCCTGCTGTTTTAATGCCAATATTCAGGAGTGGTTTCGTGATAATGGTATTACAGAAGTTAGTCAGTTGAATGGGCGTACTCAGGCAAAACGAATTGAAGATGTAAAACTGATTACTACACCGAGTTCTATCAAATATTTGAAGTTTGGAAATCTGGATACTTGGCTGAATACTTTGGAAACTACTTTTGGTGTTGTGAAGCATGAAAAGCCGACACATTTCTTTGATGGGCGCATGGTACAGACACACTATCAACTTCTGAACACATTGCAGATGGCTTATCAGGAAGTTGAACAGCTTGTGCAACCTTCATTGGATTTTGCAAAGATGGTCAAAACTGATCCGGCAGCACTGAGATATCAGATCAGTTATCAATATCATTCTCCAGATGATACATTCTACACAAAGGCAGTTACATCAAAGAATGATATTATTTATCGGCTTTTAAGTATCAACGATAAATTTGCTGAAACAAAGATGTATCGGCAATTCTGTAATGATTTGATTAAATCTTTTATCAAGAATTTGCGTTGCGGACATATTCTTGTACATGGAAATTACAGTACACTTTGCGGAAATTCTATTGAAATGTTGAAACAGGCCATTGGAACTTTTGATGGAACTTCTGTGATAGAAATTAATACGGTTCATAGCACAAAGTTTGAAAATGGTAAAGAGTTGCTTGGTTCACGCAGCCCACACGTTACGGTTGGCAATGTGCTTGTGACAACGAATGTATGGCATGATGAAATCACGAAGTATATGAATTCAACGCCAGAAATTGTCTATATTAACAGCATTGGGGAAAACATACTGGAACGTCTGTCTGGAGCAGATTTTGACAGTGATACAATGCTATTGACAGATAACGAGATTTTAGTGACGGCGGCGAAACGGAACTATCAGAACTTCCCTGTTCCTACAAAACTGGTTGAATCCGCAAAGCGAAAGAGGAAATATACCAATGAGGAAAAGGCTGATCTTGATGTAAAGACCAGTGTGAACAAAATTGGAGAAATTATTAATCTTTCGCAGGAGTTGAATTCGATTCTTTGGGATCGGTTGAACAGCGGTGAATCAGTTTCCGATGTAATGGATTTGTATTGTGATATTTCTCAGTTGGATGTTATGTCTAATTTGGAGATTGATTCTGCAAAGCGAGAGAATCCAGCAAATAATACATATGAACTGCAATGTTTAAAGAAAAAGTATGATGTGCGTGATAAGAAGAACCGTCATGTGCGTCCACTGTTCTTTAAGTATATTGATGGATATAAGGGTTATCGTGATGATTATTACTTGTATTCTGATCAAGATGATGATATTCAGAAAATTGCAAGGTTAGAAAAATCAACTGAAGCATATAAGTTCAAATCAGATTATGAAGCAAAAAGCAAAGAAAGTGGAAATGAAGTTAAAGTAATTGTTGAGCGTGGAAGAATGTCTTATCGTTCACACAAGACTTCAATGGATTATTTGCAACATTGTATTGATAAGAATTTTTCTATGCCAAGGAAACAGTCAACAAAATTATTGTCTGATATACTGACTTGTCCTGATGATTCACCAGAAGAAATCAATCTTGAATTGGAAGAACAAACTTTGTGTCTTATAAAAGATACGAAGGCAAAAATCAATGGTGTGTGGAATAGTGATGAATTTTCAAGTAGAGAAAAGCGTGAACTGGCGCAAGAAACAAGAGTTGAATGTATCCAAGAAATGACTAATATAGATTTTAACCAGTCCACTTTATATCATTTTCTTTGTCGGGTTGAACAAGAAGATATTCAGAAAAATAATGACAATGGAGAAGATCGTTATTTGAGATTCTTATTTTATCTGATGATGGATGAACAGAATTGGAAAATGAGGTCTGCAATTGGAAGATTAATTTTTAGAAGTAAAACAAAAGTTTATGAACTTGTAGAATCAGATGATGGTGATATTCTAATTTATAATTTTAAGTATAGGAGGGTTGAAAACGGTATGCCATATGAAAGTTCAGATGAAATGAAAAATATCGTGAATTCATTTCTATCAGAATACGGACTTAAAACTTTGTGGTTTGCAAATAAGATCGGAATTGACAAAATCAAATTGAGCCGTTTTTTGTCAGGTCAACGTCCAATCAATGATACTGAGCAATTGAAGAAAATGTATTTGTTCATTGATGATTATAAAGAGAGAATGAGCGGTTTGATGTGACTTGGCAATAAAAATTGCCAAACAAAAAATAAAACAGTCTGATTTTCAGACATTTTCATCTTCGCTAAGTGAGTCTAAGGGTAAGACAACGAAAACGCTGAAAAATCAGTGTTTTCGCTGCCTCCCAAATTGAATGAAAAGGAATGAATATATTTGATTAGTATTACTAAGCCTGAGTCCGAAAAGATTCGTGAAGTATTCCCTCGTGCGGAAATCGTGCGAACTTGTATTCAAAAGAGCAAGCGTCACCACTACTATCTGCCAGAGAACGAGAAGTATTTGCGTCTGATCGTGGACAGCAATCATGCGGCTGCTTCTATCTGCCAGCAGATCGACAAGGAACGTGAGCGCAAGCGTAAGTATCGTGGTTAATGGAGGTGGACAATATGAGAAAGACTGATTTTTACGATATTGACTTTAATGAGGCCGAAGTTGTGAAAACTTGGGGGGTCGATGAGATTTTCTATCTGCGTAATTTGCAGGATAGGAAACTGTTTCTCAGTGATGAGATTGATGAAATGGTTATCGACAATATTGTTCGCCATATTTTACAGTATAATGCCGATGATAAGGGCAAGCCTGTGGAAGATCGCAAGCCAATTCTTCTGTATGTTTCCTCCAATGGCGGCAGTGTTGATCCCGGTTTTGAATTGATTGATGTGATTCTTCAGAGTAAGACACCTGTGTACACAGTGAATATTGGGTATCAGTATTCAATGGGATTTTTGATTGGCCTTGCTGGTCATAAGCGGTTTGCGTCTAAGACTGCAAAGTTTTTGATGCACGATGGTTCCAACTTTGTGTTTAATTCTGGTGCAAAGGCGCAAGACCAGATGGAGTTCAATAAGCGTATTGAGGAACGCATTAAGCAATATGTATTGTCAAGAAGTAAGATTTCAGCAGATGAGTATGATAGTAAACTGCGTGTTGAATGGTACTTATTTGCGGATGAAGCAAAGGAGAAAGGTTTCTGCGATTTGATCATTGGTGAAGATTGCAGTCTTGACGATATTGTGTAAAAAGGGAGAATCATATATGGTTGAATACCGAGGATTTCAGGAAATCAGTACGGACGATGTTAGACTGGCGGACTTTTATCGTGACTTAACGGTAAATACTTTTCAGTGTTTACAAAATGAATATGTTCTGATTCAAGACCAGACTGGCGTGATTCATGACTTTTATCGCTGGAATGGAACAGAATATGTTCTTGTACCCTATAAGATCATTAAGAATGACTATATGGGTGATGTGAAGCCGAGAAATCCGCAACAGCGAATTGCAGTTGATATGCTTTATAACGATGATATTACTGTTAAGATTTTGTCTGGTTGCTTTGGTTCTGGTAAGGATTATTTGATGGCGGCAGCGGCACTTGATCTGGTATTTCAGGGTAAATACGATAGGATCATGTGGGTTCGGAATAATGTTGAAGTGAAGAATTCAAAGCCGCTTGGATTTTTGCCGGGTGATGCTTTTGATAAACTGCTTCCATTTGCTATGCCGCTGGCAGATCATGTTGGTGGTCGTGAAGGACTGGAGCGTTTAATTAGCAGCGGACAGATTGAGGTAGAACATCTTGGGTTCATTCGTGGTCGTGATATTAAGCATACGATCATTATGTGTAGTGAATCTGAAAATATGACAAAGGAGCATATTCAGTTACTTCTTGGTCGTGTTGGCGAAGGGTCTGCCCTGTGGCTGAATGGTGATTATAAGCAGACAGATCACAAGGTATTTGCCGATAATAATGGACTGATGATTGCCGTAGATCGGCTCAAAGGTCATCCAAAGTTTGGATTTGTCAAACTGTTAAAGACTGAGCGAAGTGAAACCGCAGCAATGGCGGATTTACTTGATTAATCAAATAACTATATATACAAGAGAGGTACAAATTATGATTAATAATTTTATGTGCGATAATTGCAGACATTACATGGTGTGTTCTAAGTTGAACACTCTGATGAAGTTTCATGAGACTGCAAAGAAGGATTTGATGATTACACTGAAGATGGAAGAGTGTATGGATTACGAGGCCGATCCTGATGAAGATGCCGATGCGTCTGATGAGGATGTGGAGTAACCAGTAAGGAGGTAGATCGTTATAGAACAAGCAGATTTTTTAAGTCGGCAGTTCGATTTACTCTCTAATCGTTTGGATGATCCTTCTATTGAATGGCAAGATGTGGCGGATTTACGAGCGGAGTATTTCGGTGGGACAGAACACATTGATACGATTCGCAAGGGGTCTAAATTATTTTATGAGTATTTGAATGCGGGATGGATTAAAAATCCTGATGAAAGTTCAACGGCTACTTCTTTACAAATGACTCATCAAATAAGAGAATTACAAAAGGAACGTTATAAACTCCAAACAGAAAAGTTAGAGATTAATCGTTGGTTGCGTGAAAATGCTCGTGATGAATTGATCGTTGAACATATTCGTCAGGCAGTTGATACGCTGGAGCCTTTGGTTATTCCTGAACCAATTATTCCAATCCATGATAATCGTGAATATTTGTTCTGTTTTGGTGATTGCCATTATGGAATCGAATTTGAAATCAATGATTTAGACGGGAATGTAATTAACGCATATAGTCCAGAGATTTTTGAAAATAGAATGTGGGATTTACTTTCTCAGATTCTTGAGATCGTTCAGGAACGTCATATTACTGAACTTAATGTGTGGGACTTGGGTGATAATATCCAAGGTATTCTGCGATTAAATTCACAGCTTATGAAATTACGTTACGGAATTATTGATTCAAGCCTTCGATATGCTGACTTTGTTGCTAATTGGCTTAATGAATTAAGCAAGAAAGTAAAGATTAGATTTCAGATGGTTGTTGATTCAAACCATAATCAGTTACGAATTTGTAATGCTCCAAAGAACGCATTCAAAGATGAAAACATGAGTAAGGTTATTCTTTGCTACATGAAACAGAGATTAATTGATAATCCGAATGTAGAATTTGTTGAAAATCCTACTGGAATGGACTTTTCTGTTCTGTCTGATTTCGCAATTTTAGGTATTCATGGTGAAGTTAAGAATTTAGCTGAATCGTTATCAAAATATTCTATCGCATATAAACGATCAATTGATTACATAATTGGGGCGCATTGTCATCATTTCACTAACACAGAAATTGGTCGTAAATGTGAATCAATTCAGATTAGAAGCATTATCGGCGTTGATCCATATGGGTTATCTCTTAATGCCACGTCAGATTCAGGTGCGTCCTTGCTGTGTTTTGAGCAAGGTAAGGGACTTATATGTGATTATAAGTTGATTTTGAATTGAGGTGGTGCAATGAATCGAAAGGAATTGATTGCCGATATTGCTGCACGAACAGATTTCAGTAAAAAGGATGTGACTGAGATTCTTGACGCATATGAAAAGTCTATTATTGATGCTTTACGGCGTGGGGAGAATGTTCAGTTACATGGGTTTATGAATATTGAGCATGGTGTTCGTAAAGGCCATAAGGGACGTGATTTCAATAAGGGCGTTATGATTGATATTCAGGATCAGCCGATTATTAAAGTTCGTCCGGGGACAATGTTGGCGGCGTGTTTAGAAACATAATAATAAGGGGAGAGTAATCCTCTCCTCTATTTATGGGAAGGTAGCTTATCATGGTAAAGCATTTGACGAGCCAAAGCTGGTCAAAACGGTAATAGGTTCAAGTCCTGTCCTTCCACTCAAAAATTTTTAAAAACTTTTCTGAAAACCCTTGACAATAACCATATATTCAAGTATAATAGTCAATGTCAGGAGGCAATGAAACCTGATAATTCAAACGGTAGATAACCACATATACAATATGGCGTGTTAGTCAAGTGGTTAAGACACCGCCCTTTCACGGCGGTAACACGAGTTCGAGTCTCGTACACGTCACCAATAGGGAACGGTTAATTAGAATATCATAAACTCTTTGTTAGACGAAAGGGTTCGCTGCTCATGAGGCGTGTCTATATGATATTGTAAGTAAGGATTAACCAAGTAATAAGAGTTATGGAGTGGTTTTCTTATTACAAAAGACAATGCGGAATATTGTAATGGTAGCATATTAGCCTCATAAGCTGATGATTCTGGTTCAATTCCAGATTCCGCAACCAAATGGAGTGTTGCCAGAGTTGGTAATGGGTCGGATTGCTAATCCGCAGCCAACGGAAACGTTGCGAAGGTTCAAATCCTTCACACTCCGCCAAAATATATGCTGCTGTGGCGCAATAGGTAGCGCAACTGATTTGTAATCAGTAGGTTGCAGGTTCGATTCCTGTCAGCAGCTCCATATGGGGACGTGGCGCAATTGGGAGCGCATCTGATTTGCATTCAGAGGGTTGTGGGTTCGAGTCCCATCGTTTCCACCATATGCGGATGTGATGGAATTGGTAGACGTGCTTGACTCAAAATCAAGTGGTAGTGATACCGTGTGGGTTCGAGTCCCACCATCCGTACCAATATTCCCGTATTACAATGGTCTATGTATCTTTCCTATTGGCGAGAGCGGCTTGCAACGCAGCGGGAATTATATAGGAGTGTAGTGTAACGGTCAGCATATCGGACTTTGACTCCGCTGGTAAAGGTTCAAATCCTTTCACTCCTGCCATAATTAAATATGGGGGTATAGCCGAACTGGTATAGGCAACAGACTTAAAATCTGTCGGTAGTGATACCATTGTGGATTCGAGTTCCACTACCCCTACCATATTGAGGGTATGGTGTAATGGTAACACGCTTGCCTTGGGAGCAAGAGTAGCAGTTCAAGTCTGATACCTTCAGCCAAAAGCGTCCTTACTGTATCGAAAGATTGCAGTAAGGGCGTTTTTATATATTCAAATTTAAATAGTGAGGTGGCAGTATGGCAAGAAAGTCTGGCAGTTCTACTGCCAACCAAATTAAAAAGAAACAGTGTTCTACTTGTCAAAATGATAAACGGATCAATGATTTTTATATGAGTTATAATCCGTTGCATATGGATAATAGGATGCCGATTTGTAAGGAATGTATTCGTAATGCTTGTTTTACTGAAGATGGAGAATTTGATATCGAAAAATTGTATTCTATTCTTCGTCAAACAGATCGCCCATTCTTATGTAATATTTGGGAAAAGAGTATTAATGAAGTTCAGAAAAACACTGGCGTAAAATACGAAGATATTTCTTATGATGCTGTTTTGGGTAAATATTTTAAAAATATTGCTTTGCAACAGCATCGTTCAAAAACTTGGTCTGATAGCATTTTTGATTCAAAATCAAGCGCAGATAGTTATGTTGAAAGTTCACGCAGAAAGAGTGGAATATACAATGATAAGGTATTTTATCTTTCTCAGGATGATTTCAAGGTAACAAACGAAATTATTCAGTTATTCGGTGAAGGATATACTTCAAAAGAATATTCGATTATGAATCATTATTACGAAACAATGCTACAAGATTATCCGAATATCACAAGCAGTCAAAAAAATCTGTTGATTCGTTATGTTAGATTTGCGGCAAAAGAGGAATTGGCAACAAGTTATGGTCAAACCGCTGAAGCAGAGAAATGGGCAAGGCTTGCAACAGATGCTTTGAAACAGTTAAATGCTATTGATATTCAAGGCAATATTTCGTCATTTTCTGAATTCTTTCGTGATTTTGAAAGAACACAGGATGTTACACGAATTTTGCCTCAGTTTAAATATAGGCCAAATGATTCGCCGGACTTTATTATTTGGTGTTATATCAATTATTGTCGTAGACTTGAAGGGAAACCAGAAGTATCATATGAGGACGTTTATAAGTTCTATGATAAAAAGGTTGAAGAATATCTGAAACAGTATGGTGATCCATACGGGATATTCGCTGGTGATACTACATTAGAAAATCGTGATAAAATCAATGAGTTTATTGATTTGCCTCCAGATTATGAAGCAGAAATGGAGGCTGAACCAGAATGACGCAAACAGAACTGAAAAAAGCTGAATATTTTGCGAGTTGGTGGATATGGTATCCTGATTTGGCTCTTGATCTGCTTGCGCCGAAAGAAGGCGGAATCAAACTGCATTTAGATCAGCGGATTTTTATGCGGTCTGGAACACGATTTTTTAGTGAACATGGATGCTTTAATCGTGGTTATGGCAAAACGTTTCTTGAGTTTGCCAACATGGTTATTGTCTGTATTCGATATCCGAATATTGAATTAGCATTAACAGCACAGACAAAAGAAAATGCTGCTGCGCTATTGAAAGACAAATACAATGAGTTGGTTCGTTATTATCCTATTTTGCAAAACGAGATTGTAAAAACAAGTTTTACAAAGGGTGATGCACTGATTGTTTTTAAGAATGGTGCAAGGATTGATGCCCTTGCAAACGCTCAGACAAGTAAAGGCCAGCGTAGAAAACGTATCAGTATTGAAGAATCAAACTTGATGGATAATGTAATTTTTGAAGATGCGCTTGAGCCTGTCGTGGAAGTTGGTAGAACAACTTGTGGTAAATTGGCTGTTGTAAATCCAGAAGAATTAAACCAGCAAATTAACTTTTATACTACGCCCGGTTTCCGTGGTTCTGACGAATATAACAGAAACTTAGCAATGTTCCATGAAATGCGTGATTTGAACGGTAAAATCGTTCTTGGTTCTAACTGGATGTTAAGTTGCTGGTATGGACGTGGTTCAAGTAAAAGTACGATTCTTAATAAGAAAAAGAATATGTCTCCTATTGCTTTTGATATGAACTATGGAGGAAATTGGGTAGGTAGTTCGACTGGAGCATTGATCAATATTAACCGCTTTATGAATTGTCGTACATTAACCGATCCTATTTTGGGGTCTGATAATGAAGATGAAGAATTTTATATGGCAGTTGACGTTGCTCGTTCTCAGAACAAAAGTAATAACCAATCTTCAATTGCAGTAGGTAAAGTAATCCGTTCTGACGATGGAAAAGTCGCTGAAGTGCAGCTTGTCAATATTATTCATGTTTCTAACACATTGAGTTTTAGTACACAGGCTTGCATTGTTAAGCGTGTTCGTAAGCGATATCATGCAACAATGGTTGTTGTGGATGGTAACGGACTTGGCACTGGCCTTGTGGACGAACTGCTAAAAGAGACTTACGATCCAAAGAGTGGCGAGACATATGCGGCGTGGGATACTGTTAATACAACAGCAGAACCAGAAACGCAAAAAGCAGATAAATGTCTGTATGACTTAAAAGCGCAGTCTGATCAAACAAGAATTATATCAAATTTCATTGATATGGTCGATTCTGGCAAACTTCGTTTCTTAGAAAGTAAGAATGGTGGAGATTATACTATCCGAAATGACGATGATTTGAATTCAAAGGTTATGCCTTTTGTTCAGGAAGAACTGTTTTTTCAAGAGGTTGGTAATTTGAAACTAATTCAAAATGGCAAAAATTTGTCAGTTGAAAAGGTTGTCAGTAAGTTTGATAAAGACCGATTCTCGGCAGTTGCATATCTGCTTTATTATATTATCAAAGTTGATGATACAAATAATCCGAAAAACAATGTGGATATGAAATCATTTGCAAAGCGGCTTCAGGCATTGAACCGTAGACCGAAAATGTATTGATGAAAGGGGTGATAAAATGCCACAAAAGAAAGTAGTTTATTCAAAATCAGACCATGATAATGATGTTAAGAATTTTGAAAATTTTGAGGCTGGGAAGTCACGCCTTGATTTAAGTGCATTTAAACGTCTTATGGTTCATGAATTGTGTACGAATACAGATATTTTGCGTTCATATAAAATTGGTGTATATCCAGTCGAGAGGATTCAAAGTGCAATTGAAAATCCATCTGTACATTCGACAATTTTAATTGAAACAAGCAGATATTTGATGCAGAAATCACAATTCTACGCAAGATTAAATAATTATTTTGCAAAAATGGGGTTATTTAATTATACAATCGAAGCGTATGATGTGAAAACAGATGATTTAAGTGAAGATGAAACAAGAGTGAAATTTCGTAACGCTTATTTCAATGTAAACGCCGAATTTGAAAAAATGGGATTTAAACATGAAATGTCTAAAATTATGAGCATCCTCCCTGTTGAAGATGTTTATTATGGATTAATTTTTGAAGATACGTCAGATTTCTTTATTCAGAGAATGAATCCTGCAATTTGTAGAATCTGTCAGATTCAAGATGGTGTATATAACTTTAAAATCAATCTTTCAAGTATTGATCCGATTCACATTTCTACTTATCCAGATTATATTCAACAGGCATATATTGATTTTAGGAATCATGTTGCGTATCATGACGGCTGGTATGTACCTCCAGCAGAACGTCAGGTTTGTTTTAAATGGAATGAATCATGTTTATATCCAATGCCAATGTTCATTTCTATGATTCAAGATATTATGGATTTGGACGTATATAAGAAACTTAAATTGCAAAAAGCAAGAGTTGATAACTATAAAGCTATTGTAATCGAGGTTCCTATTGATGATGATGCAGTTGATAAACCATTATTGACTGATGAAACATTGGCGATTTTTGCAGAAATGAATAAAGCTAATATGCCAGATGATATTGGTTTGCTTCATGCTCCCGGTTCTGCGGAAGCTGTTAGTTTCAAAGATAATACGAATAATACGAATAATCTTAGTGACGCTATTACAAATATTTATGATGGTGCTGGTGTTTCAAGTCAGGTATTTAATAGTGGTTCTTCTGGTACTGCTATGAAATTGTCTATTGAAAATGACGCAGCTTATATCTATGCGTTTTATCGTCAATGCGAAAGATTTTTTACACGTTTTATTAAATTGAGAAAATATAATAAAACTTCGTATAAATTCGCATTAAAAATTCAAAATTCAACTGTATTTAACCATTCTGATGTTGCCGATTCGTATTTAAAGGCTTCGCAGAATGGTTTGCCATTTGTAATTGATTATGGTGTTGCATTAGGAAAAACACCGAGCCGCATTTTGGGTTCATTGTTCTTAGAGAATGATGTTCTTGATTTGCATTCAAGGTTGATTCCATTGTCTACTTCCTACACTATGAGTAGTGATAGTGATTCTGATAATAATGGTCGGCCTACAAGTGATGATTTAGATGAAAGTGGAGAAAAAACGAGGGATTCTGAATCATATTTGAATCGTTAATATCACCGTTTTTGGTGTTATTAAAATATTTACAAGAAAGGCGGTGATGAAGAAAGTGGGTCAAAAACATAAAAGATTGCCAGTTTCATTTACAATTAATGATTGCTTAGAAACAGAAGATTCTCGTTTTCTTGCCATTACGATAGATGTTCTGCATACAGGCTTGAATTTCAACGGAAGTATTTTCACCAAGGAAGTTGTTGATGCTAATGCCGAAAGCATCAAGAATACCCCTGTTTTGGGGTACATTGCTCTGAATCCAGACGGAGAAATGGATTTTCAAGGTCATGAATACAAGACGGTTGTAGATGAAGATGGCGAAAAGCAATATGTATATGCTGGCTCTGCTTACGGCGTAATTCCTGAGTCTTGTAATTGCCGCTGGATTGAAAAGGTATGTTCTGATGGTGTTTGCCGTGATTTCTTTCAAGTTGACGCATTGCTTTGGACAAAGTTCAATGATGCGGTCACAATTTTTGAACGGGATGGCAGCAAACCACAAAGTATGGAGTTAGAACTTTCGTCAATCACCGGCGAGGAAAATGATGACGGTACATTTACATTCACTGGATTTAATTTCGATGGGTGTTGCTTGCTGTCATCGACAGATGAAAGTATTCAACCAGCTATGATTGACAGTTTGGCGGTTGCACAATATACCGCACAGTCAATTTCACAGGAAATTAAAAATAAATTGCAAGAATACTCTATTTCTGTTGCTGAAAAATTAAAGGATGATAAAGGAGGCATTGATATGTCTAAGCCTAATTCTGATTTCACCTTGAATTTGATGGAGCAATTGGATGAAATTTATGCCTTGTTGTCCGAAAAGACTTATCGTGACAATTGGGGTTATGAATGTTCTCAGTATTGTTTTGTTGATGTTCAGGATGATGAAATTATCGTGATGGATCGTGCTGACCATTATCGGATGTATGGCATGAAGTTCACTGTTGATGGCGATAAGATTACTATTGACTTTGAAAGTGCAAGCCGTAAAAAGACTAAGTATGAGAATTTGGAAGATGGTTCTAATGATAATGAATCATTTGTGTTCGAGAAGGCCGTTTCTGATGTTGCGGATTATATGAACGAGCAAATTAATACTTTGACTGCTGATAAGGGTACAGCGGAGGCAAATTATGAGGCTGTCAAAAAGGATTATGACGAAATGAAGCCGAAGTATGATGCCTATGTAGTTGCTGAACAGGCTCGTGAGGAAGCTGCTGTGGAGGCCGCTAAAGATGCGGAGTTCCAGAAGTATGATCAGCATTTGAATGATGTTGCAAAGTACACTACGCTCAAGTCTGAACGTGATAAGTATTCTTTGGATGACATTCAGGCACAATGCGCTATTATGTTCGCAGAAAAGAATCTGAATAGCAACTTCAGTCGTAAGGGCGCAGCACCTATGGTTGCTCCTGTTGTTGAGCCGACATCATCTGTTGAAGTGAATTCACGGTATGGTGTTCTGCCCATGAAGAAATAAGAATTTGAAAGAGAGGTATTAAGACTATGGATAAGAACTACACTGTCGTTGAGACTTCTAAGATCGCCGCAGTTCGTGGTGGCGGTCATATTTATAGCTTGATTTCCGATGACGAAGTTCAGAATGGTCACATTGGTTTCGTTGGCGATTTGGCTGCTGACGTGGAAGGTTTGGAAACACATGAGTTTGTCGTGCCTTCTGCCGCTACCATCGGCAAGAAGCGGGCTGTTCTGGTTGCTAATCCTGAGTGGGATTATGATGAAACTCGCCGTTCTAATCAAGCGTTGTATAACTACATCAATGAGGCCGATAAGCCTTTCCGTGCTTATGGTTTGATGGAGGGCGATATGTACGCTGTTTCCGCCCCCGGTATTGATGCTGATGAGCCTGTTGTGGGCAAGTATGTGATTCTGGCAGACGGTAAGACCACCGTGAAGATGGTTGAGGAAGCTGCTACCGCTGGTCAGGGTTTTGTTGGTCGCATTATTGGTTCTGCGAAGCGTGGTCTTGGTTGGACTACTAAGGGTGGTCGTGTGTATGGTCGGCCTTATATCGTCTACTTTATCGAGATTCTGCGGAACGATATTGTGGGTTAATTAGTAGAAAGAGAGGTATGTGAATATGGCGTGTGATATGACTAAACTGGCTAACTTCTCTGTTGAGAAGCAGCAGTTGATCGCTACCTGTGTTGATAATTACACTGGCGATTTGTGCAACTTTGCTTCTGCTAACGCTGATACAAGTGCTGGCAGCATGGATGCGAATATTCGTGAGCGTTTCGAGAAGGAAATTCTGCATGGTGAAAAGTACAATTATCGTACCTATCGCAAGTACAAGAATGACATTTTCGAGATTTTGGAAGTGACTCTGGATCAGACATTGCCAGAGGGTTGGCGGGAGAATGAGTTCTTTGATCGCTTTGTTGAAACCATTCGTGTTGACTTGGGCGATAAGAATGAGTTCTATGCCGAGGATAATGGCTATATGACCGTTTCTAAGTTCAGTGGCAATCATTGGGATACTGCTCGTGAGCGCATGGACTTGGGTGCGGAGTTCTCCGTGGATACTTCTTGGTGGGAGGTTCACTTCTACAATGAGTTTGAGCGGTTCATGAAGAACATTGATTCCTTTAGCAAGATGCTGGACAAGGCTCGTAAGTCCTTCTTACAGGCTTTCCAGAATGCAGTTTATATTGCCTTTGCCGATCTTGGTAACACTGTTCCCGAAGGTTTTACTGGTCACGGTGCGCTGTCCAGCGATACCGAGCGTGACGAGTTGCTGGAACTGATTGATAAGGTGTCTGTCGCAAATGGCGGCGTGAAGCCCATTCTGGTCGGTACTGGTGCCGCTCTGCGTAAGTTGCAGAAGAACATTGATGAGGATTGGATTGCACCTTCTGCCAAGGAGGAACGCAAGGCAAATGGCATTATTTCCAGTTGGGAAGGTTATGACCTGATGCCCATTCCGCAGGTGTTCAAGCAGGGTACTTTCGAGTTTGCGCTGTCTACTACTCGTATCCTGATTCTTGCCACTAATGGCAAGCCCATTAAGTTTGTCTTTGAGGGTGATTCTCGTCTGAAGGACAACACTGATAACCGTGCTAACATGGATCAGACTCTTGAGGGTCAGATTCAGGTTAAGGCTGGCGTTGCGGCTGTCACCAGTGACATTATTGGTGATTGGGAACTGGCCTAATTTTAAAATTGAATTTTTTAGGAGGCGTTATAATTGGCACAGGAAGTTTTAAATAAAAACGTTGAAAATCCTGAAATCGGAGCGGCGGGTGAAACCCCCGCTGCTCCTGCCACTTCTCCCACTTTGAACGATGATACTAAAATTATTGTAAAGGCACTTGTTCCTGCCGTTTATTATACTTGTTCAAAGACTTTTGATACGTTTGCATGGGTGGAAGTTGGTGATACGCAGGAAATGACTTATCTTCAGCTTAAACTTATGAAAGCAAAACACCCACGCTACTTTACGGAAAAGTGGTTGCTGCCCTGTGATGACGAGGCGTTGAATAAACTGAACCTGACTTCTGTTTATCGAAATACTTTGAGCCGTGGTGATATGAAGATTCTATATGGTTCTGATGTTCAGGCAGCGGAGGATTTGCTTTCTGGCCTGAGTGATGATGCTTTGACCGAATTGACTCAAAAGGTAAAGAATGCCGTTAAGAATGGAAAGATTGTCAATATTAAGATCATCCGTTTGCTTGAAAAGCAATTGGGCGTTGAGTTAATGAAGTTAGTGTAAAGGAGGTGTATTCCCAATATGGGTACTTCTTTTACGGAATTGTATGAAAGTGTTTTGAGTAAAATTCGTGATTATGATTTTTTAAACTTGGAACAATCTGATATTTACGAAGTATTATCTGATTATGTTCGTCCTGCTATTGCATCATTTCATGTTTGCAGACAAGATTTGTCGAAGCGGAATGAAACCGGGTTTGAATGTACATTAACGGATATGGAAATTGAAATTCTTTCAAACTATATGGTAATTGCTTATCTTGACAGCAATTACATTCGTGTTCCGATGGCATTAAAGTTAAGTTTGTCGAGCAAAGATTTCAATGCCTTCTCCCCCGCTAACCAGCTTGATAAACTGGTATCAATGCGGGAAACATTTCGGAAGGATAATGAAACTTTACTATCAAGATATTCTTGGCATAAGCAATCCACATAATTGGAGGTGATTGATCTGTGGGAGGTTATGAGAATTTTTTAAAACGGATGAATGCTGGCGGAAAGACAATGCGTGAAGAACAAATTGAAAATGCTTTGCATTTGGTTCGTCAAACTTTTGCAGATGATCCATCTTATATTGTGGACGGTGTTACAGTATGGAATACAAATAGGCTGATACATCCAAGAATTTATTCAGACAAGTATCGGTCTACTTCCCCGGCACAAGCCAGTATACAGACTATGATTAATGAGCCGTTTTATATGGGGGATGTGATCCCGTGGCCTAATCATGGATATTGGCTGTGTGTCAATGCAAATAATTTGCATGGGATTCAGTGGGAAGGAACTTTGTCGTTCTGCAATCATAAAGTTAAATTCTTTTCCCCGTTGAATGGAGAACTTGTTGAATATCCAATTAGTGTTTTAAATGCAACACAGTATGGCAGCGGTCAGACTGATAAATGGGATGACGAATTGCGTATGACAATTGGTACTTCACAACAGATTGTGTACATTTCATTTGATAAGCATACAGTTTTATTGGATAGTGGATTTCGGTTTTTGTTAGACAGAAATCAAACCTTACCAACTGCTTATCAAATTACGCAAGTTGATACGATTAGTTATTCTGATGGTGGAGATAAAGGTTATATTCAATTGACAGTGATTGAGGATCAGTATAACCCAAAGACAGATAACAAAGAATTAATGATTGCAAACTACACACCTGATCCTGTTGGGACAGGCGAAGAATTAAAAGACACAGATAAAAGTGATCAATGGATTTGAGGTGATGTGGATGGCATTATTGCACGAATTAACTGATTATCGAAAAGCAATTATGAAATTGCTGTGTAGTGATCAAAAAATTGTTGATTTGATTAATGACAAATCAGATTCTCAAGTTCCTGATCGCTCATTGATGTATAGTCGCATATTCCCATATGCTTATACGCCAGACACGACAAAGGAAACAGATACATATGTCTGTTTTCGTATTTATGTTCCAGAAGTGTTTAATAAGACTTTCAAGAAAATGAATATCGTGTTCTATATATTTTCACACCAGAGTCATATCCGTACAAGTGATGGATTGCGCCCTGATTTGATTGCGGAACGGATTGAAAACTTGTTTAATGGTTCAATGGATTTAGGTGTTGGGCGTATGAAATTAGAGGGAATGGATGATATTAGTCCCGCTACTAATTTTCATGGTATTGCGCTTGAATATACTGTGTCTGAATTCAACAGGCCAACGATCAACGGTGATCCAAGAGCGGGTGCGAAGTAATGATTCAAAAGCCAAATTTACTTCGTATTAGTGATTATCCAATCAATGATAAAATTTCAGTTCATGTGCCAACTGTGGATGAAATATTTGAATTTGGAGATCAAAAATATTATAGCATGGTTCAATCATTGGTTTCAACACCATTTGATTTAATGGTCGAACTTGATGATATAGGAATTGATTATGAATCTATTTCAGATTATCAGTTATTTGTTCTTATGATAGAATCGCTTGCAATTGGTCAAGAGAATACTTCTATTTTGTTTAATGGTTTAGATTTAAAGAATTTTCGTGAATCTATTAGTCCGCAGAATAAAGAGAGAATTCTATATGACGCAAAACATGATATTGTTATAGACCAAATGATTGCTTTGGAAATTTGTAATGCGATACGAAAGATTCATTTTTGGGATGCTCCGCAAGGTCACGCTGGCAATGCGGAAGCAAAACAATATTTGATTCAGCGTAATCGAATGAAAAAGAAACGACTTGCTAAAAAGCCGTATAAATCATTTCTTGAAAACATTATTATTTCATTGGTCAATACTGAAGAATTCAAGTATGACTATGAAACAGTAATGAATTTAAGTGTCTATAAATTAAACGCAAGTTGGCGACAGATTCAAAAGAAAAAGAATTGGGAACAGACGATGAATGGTGCTTATTTTGGCACTGTTGATTTGTCTAAAATTAATCTTGAAAAGATTAGTTGGCTATCACCAGATTAAGTTCTGGTGATTTATTTTTGTAAAATAAAGGAGGAAAGCATTATGTCAATTAATGTTAGTGATTTGTCCATCACCAGCCTTGAGACTATTATGGTTTTTGGTATTAATGGCGGCGCACATCGTTTTACTTTGGACGAACTGCAAAATGCCACTATCTCCAATAGTCAGGAGAATACTGCTCTGACTGGTAAGGGTGGTCGTACCATTGGTCAGTTGAAGCGGAATAAGTCTGTTACCGTGTCTGGTACTAACGGTATGGTTTCTATGGGTTTGGTCGAGGTGGAAGTTGGTGCTTCTGGTGAACATCTGGCTTCTACTCCCGTTAAGGTTCCTGATTATCTGACTGTGAAGGATAACGCTGCTACCACTACTTATAAGGCTGTCGGTACTGTTGGTGATGAGATTGGTGAAGTCATCGTGAAGAATGAGGATGGCACTATTAAGGTTCGTCTGACTCAGGATGCAACTGCCAGCACTGGTAAGTTTGCTTACGATCCTTCTACCAAGAAGTTGACCTTTGCAGAGGGCGAGGTTGCTGATGACACTTCTATTGTTGTGTATTACATCCGCAACGTTGAGGGTGACGTGATCAGCAACGTGTCCGATAACTATTCTGAAAAGGTCGAAATGTATGTGGATGCTCTGGCTGAAGATAAGTGCCACAATATTTATCATGTTCAGTTCTACATCCCCTATGCTGACTTCACTGGTAGTTTTGATCTGGCCTTGGGCGACAGCCAGACTACTCATGGATTTGAGGCAACCAGTCTGCCTTCCACTTGTGGCAATGGCAGCACCAAGTATTGGGATCTCACGGTATTCGGGAACGATGCCGAGGATGCGGCCTAATAGGTGATTCCATATGGAGAATCGAACAGTACCATGCCGTGTATGCGGCAAACTGTTTGTTCCCTGTAATAAATCCAGTCGTTCTTTAGGTGCTTTTAATTATCGTAGTGTTGCTTGCAGTCCTGAATGCGGTGCTGAATATCTGCGCCGTGTTCAGGCTGCTCGTAACCCTGTGGTAGTCACCGAAGATGTAATCCCTGATGCAATCGTGTCTACGGATCAAGCGGTTGAAGAAGAAATTCAGCCTACGGAGCGTACTGTACGCAAAAAGATTAAACAGGGAACAGATGAAGAATAAGAGGACGGGAGGGGTTATCCCCTCCCCTACTTTTATATTTTGAATGGGAGTGATTATGAGTAAGTCAAAATTTAATGTTAGTGATGATTTAAGGCAGAGAACTTTTAATGATATAGTTTTTGATTCTCGTCTTGAAATGATGTATTACCGTGACGTACTTTGTCCTTTAGAGAAGAGTGGCGATATTGTTTACTGTGAATTACAGAAACCATATGAGTTACAACCGAAGTTCGTTCATGATAATAAAACTGTGCAGCCAATCAAGTATGTGGCAGATTTCTTTGTTCGATATAAAGATGGTCATGAGGAAGTTATTGACACAAAAGGTTGTCCAGATTCCGTTGCGATTTTAAAGCGAAAAATGTTTTGGTATCACTATCCTAATGTTGTTTATAAATGGATTTGTTATTCAAAGATAGACGGAGGATGGGTAGATTACGAATATTATAAAAAGCAACGTGCTATTCGCCAGAAAGAAAAATCTAAGTAAAAAGGAGAACGAATATGGCTAAATTAAAGAAGAAGGAATTGAATTCATTGCTGTCCGCTTATAATAATGTTTCAAGTGAAATTGAATTAAACTTGACAAATCCGCAGGATGAAAATGAAATTATCGCAACGATTACTGTTAATACCAGTATGACAATTGATGAGAAAGGGATGTTTGTGGATCGTGTTGTAAATCATTATTTTGATTCAAATGGTGATTTTTGTCCGCAATATCTTGATCCTATTTTCATGATTACGTTACTGCAAATGACAACAAATGTTCCTGTGTTTGAATCAGAATTTGAGGAAAATGGTCAAGTTTTAAAAATTATTGATATCGAAAAAACATATACTTTATGCAAGGCTATTAATCTTGTCAAAAATGTAAAAGATGAAAGATACCAGCATTTGATTCAGGAATTGAAAGCAATGGTGCGTGATAAGTTAGAGTATCGGAAGCAGATGCAGTATAATTCTGAACGTGCATTACTGACGAAGGCCAGAGAGGAACTTGAAACTGGTATTGCAATGGTAAATGCAGTTGGTATCCAGTTGAATGAGGCACTTTCTAAGGTTGGAACTGTGCAGGAAATGAATGATGCTTTAAAGAATATTGATTATGAAAAATTAGTTAATACTACTTTAGCACAGTCATAACTATATATACAATTTAGTTGTTGACAACCTCCTTTATTTGCGATATAATATAGAAAAAGGAGGTATCTATTATGGCACTGATTAAATGTCCTGAGTGTGGTAAAGAAGTAAGTGATAAAGCTGCCGTCTGTATCCATTGTGGATATCCACTTCAAGCACAAGCATCTGTATCTATGATAGGTTCTCAATTACAAAAAGTTGTGATTCCATCTATGCGGCAACCGTCCGACAACAAAATTGCTGTGATTACTTTGGTACGCCGTTTGACTGGTTTAGGACTTGCTCAAGCAAAAGAATTGATAGAAAGTTCAAATCCTGTTATAAAAGACGGCTTAACGCCCGATGAAGCAAACGAAATTATTGCTGAATTCAGTAATTTAGGTGTTAAGGCAACAGCACTTGATTCATCCGCAAGGGTGGAAAGTGTTATCCGTTGTCCGAAATGCGGATCGACTGAATACCATGCTGGAGCAAGAGGTTTTAGCATTGTGACCGGGTTTGTAGGGAGCGGGAAAACAGTTTTGACCTGTTTGAAATGCGGTCATAGGTGGAAGCCGGGAAAATAAAATATATGAAGGCCGAAGGATTTTAGTCCTTCGGCTTTTGTTATATAGGGGGTGCATAATGTCTATTGAGAGTATTATAAACAGCCTCGATGTTCGGAAAATTAAAGCACCTTCTGGATTGACCTATGAACAAGAACTAATTAAGGCGGCTGATCAATTAAGTGTCTATATTGAAAATGAGATACATCGTGGCAGTTTAGCAAATTCTTTGTCAACAGAGGACATTGCCGATATACAAGTTGTTAATGGTAATTCGTTATCTGTTACATTAAAGGTTCAAAATTCAATTAGACCTTCTATTTTTAAAAAATGGAATCAAAGTGACGCAAATGTTTTTTGGTTACTGAATGATGGTTATACGGTCAAGAAAGATGTTTGGTTTAAGAATATACCGAATTTCGGATATCGTGTTGCTGAACACTTTGTTGAAAATGGGATTAAAAAATTTAATCAAAATAACAGCCTTGGTATAAAAGTTGAAGTAATTCGACCATTGCTATATTACGGCAGCATAACTTAAATGTTTATCTCCTTGCTTTCTGGCAAGGAGTTTTTATTTTGTGTACAGGAGGTGGATAAATGGCTGCTGATGGAAAGATTGTACTTGGATTAGATATATCAAAATCAACTTCTGAAATTACATCTGGTTTAAATGGAATTTTAGATAATCTTGGTACAAAGCAAATTATTATCAAAACAGCAATTGAAAAGGCAGAAACCGAAAAGTCTATCAATTCGCTGATGACCGAAATTAATTCTCAAACAGCAGAAATTGGCATTCAGGTCGATGAAAAAGATATTTCAAAAGTTCTGAGCCAACAGCAGAAAATCGCTTCTGTACAAAATGAATTGATCCAGCAGATGGAGAAATATAAGCAAGCGGCTTCTGACGCTGGATTAACATTAAGCAAGGTCAATACCGATGCTTTTGAAAAGGCAATCAACACGCAAAGTTTTGATGCCGCAAAAGAAAGTATTCGTGCAGTCAAAAAAGAGATTGAGCAATTTAATCAAGATGTAAAAACAATGAATGATGATTTCAAGTTAGACATTGATATTACATCTATTAAAAGCAAAATCCAAAGTTTAAAAACAAGCAGTAGTGAGGTTACTTCTCTATTAAGCAAACTTGAAACTGCCGAAAAGAATTATAATAATGCTACAACAACATCTTCAAAACTTGATGCTTATAAACAGTTAAGACAAGTTATTGCTGAGTTGACTGCAAATTATAGTTCCTTGAAACAAGCAGAGAGTGCAAGTTCTTCTGATGCTGGTATTCAGCAGAAAATAGCAAATGCAAGAACTTACTTAAAAGTTTTACAGGAAACATATAAGGAACTTGGCGATTCTTCTGCTTCAAAGGCACTGACGAAATCTATTGAAGAATTAGAGGCTGCTTTAAATTCTGTTGGAAAAGATACGTCTGCTGGTGAGTTATCAAAGATTTGGGATGAAATTACAACTAAAATTGCTGCGGCAAAACGTGCAGTTACGGAATATAAAACGGAACAGTCTAATTTCTCACAGCAAAACAGCGCATTAGATTCAATCATTAAGAAATTGGAGCAAATTAGTTCATATGAATTATTCCCTGATACTTCTACTGATTTTGGATCAAAATTAAATGAGCAGTTACAGTCTTTGCTTAATAAAGCGCAGGAATTACAAACTGCGTTTAAAAACGTTGATTCAACCGATACTGAAACAATTAAAAATTTGCAATCTCAGTTGGAACAGTTAAAAAAGGATTTTGCAGATATTGTTACAGAAACAAATCGGTTTGGTTCCAATACTGCGTGGGATAAATTTAAGCAAAAAGTTGACAGCGCAATTAAAAGCGTTGAAGAATATGACCAAAAATATAGCGCAATCAAGGGTAATCCTGATTTAGTTCAGCAGTTAGAAAAGCTGAAAGAAATGGCGAAGAGTATTACCACAGAAGCAGACTTGACAAGTTTTAATAGACAGTTTGCAGAATTTGATAAGCAAGTTCAGTCTTGTGGTTTACATACAAAGTCATTGAGTGATCGGTTTGCGGAAGCATTTAAGAATTTCTCTTACTTCTTTAGTGCAAGTCGTATGATTTATCAGTTGATAAGCAGTTTGAAGGAAATGGTTTCTAATGTGATCGACCTGAATACTGCAATGGTGGAATTACGGAAGGTCACTGAAGCAACCGATCAAGAGTTTAATACCTTTTTAGAAAGCGCAAAAAGTAATGCTGTTGAATTGGGTAGCACTGTTACTGATTTGGTGAATGCAACAGCGGACTTTTCTCGACTTGGATATTCTTTGTCAGATGCAGAGGAACTTGGTAAGATCGCCACAATTTATTTGAATGTCGGTGACGATGTTGACGATATTAGTCAGGCCACTACCAGTTTGGTTTCTACCATGAAAGGTTTTGGAATTGAAGCCGAAGATGCAATGTCTATCATTGATAAGTTCAATGAGGTAGGTAATAATTTCGCAATTTCTTCTGGTGGTATTGGTGATGCTTTACAACGTTCTGCGGCTTCTTTGGCAGCGGCGAATAATAGCATTGATGAATCTATTGCTTTGATTGTTGCGGCAAACAATGTTATCCAAGACCCGGAAACAGTTGGTACAATGTGGAAAACTGTTGCAATGCGTATTCGTGGTGCAACTACTGAACTTGAAGCGGCTGGTCTTGAAACAGATGGCATGGCTAAGAGTACATCAGATTTGCGTGATCAAATCATGGCTTTGACCGATATAGATGGTTCTGGCGGTTTTGATATTATGGCGGATGAAGAAACATTTAAATCCACTTATGATATTATTCTTGGCATTGGTGAAGTGTGGCAGGATATCGCTGACGTTGATCAGGCTGCATTATTGGAACTGCTTGCTGGTAAACGGCAAGGTAACGCTTTGGCGGCTGCATTGACCAATTTAGAGGATTTGCAATCCGCCTTGGAAACATCTGCTGATTCTGCTGGTTCTGCTATGGAGGAACAGGAGATTTGGTTAGAAAGTCTGGAAGCGAAAATTAATCAGTTTCAGGCTGCGTTTGAATCTCTTTCTTCTGCCGTATTTTCAGATGACTTCTTGGGATTCTGGATTGATAGAGGTACAGATTTAATTCAAATTCTTGAAGCTATTATTGAAAAATGCGGCGGAATGGGAAACACATTGACGCTGTTGATTTCTATTATTGCGTTACTCAATATTAGTTCAACAACAAAACTTGTAACTACCCTTTTCCAAAAACTTTCAACTGGTTTTGGAGTTATTACAAAAGTTACAGATGGTTTTCAGTTATTGAAAACTGCATGGGCAGAAGGAAAAAGTGCTGGTGGTGGATTTATTTCTACATTAAAAGGTACTTCAACTGCCTTATACGGTACACAAGCCGCTGCTACTGTTGCTACTATCGCCATTACTGCGTTAGTTGCAATTATTGCTATTGCTGTTGCGGCATATAAAAATTATCAGCAAAAGTTACAGGAACAACGGGACGCAGCTATTGAAGCCGCTCAAGCGCAATACGAGGAAGAACAAGAACTTCGTGATTTGCTTGCGGCCTATGATGATGCGGATAGTGCTTATACAGATGATGCAGACGCAAAAGCTACATTGGAATCTGCAACTGATAGTCTTTTAGCAAAATTGGGATATGAGGAAGATGCTGTTGATGGATTGATTACCAAATATGGTGATCTTGATACCGCACTTAGGACAATTTCAATTGATCAGTTAAAAGAAGATTTAGGAACATATTTAAATGGTTTAGCTGGAGCAGAAGGAAATCTGCTTAATCATATTAAAGATGGATGGACAAGTTCATATAGTGTAATTTCTGGTTTAGGAAATGAAACCGCTCAAATTCTGAATGATGCTGGGTTAGTTTCAAGTAGTTCATTTGGCACGAATTATGCGATTTATTTAGGAGATAATTCTACCATTGAGGGCGCACTGGAAATGTATCAACATTTGCTTGATATGAAGGCAGAGTTGACACAAGCGGTTTTAGATGGAAAAATTTCTTCTGAAGATTTGAACAATGATGATCTTTGGAATGACATTAATGCCAAACTAAATGATATGCAAGATTATGTCGAAGCATATCAAGAATATTTAGGATATGTCAACGATACGGCGGCTGCGATTCAAATTGAAACAGAATTGTTGGATCGTAATGTTCCGAAAACAGTAGACGAATATAATCAACTGCGTCAGGATATGATAGACGAGGCTTTGAATTCTGATGTTTTCATCGGTTCTGAAGATGACATTGTTTCAGCTATTGATTCCTATATGCAAAAGAATTTCTCTACATTAGAGGGAATTGCTGCATATGAAGAAAAACTTGCGACAGAAATTCAGCAAAAGAAATCTGAAATCATAAAGGCATATAGTAAGTCTGATGATATTCAGGATTCCAGTTGGAAAGATGCAGAAAAGAAACTGCAAGAATTTAATGACTATATTGATGGTTTATCAAACAGTAAAGTTGAATTAGCATATGACCTTGTAGTTAATACAAACATTGATTCTCTTGATGAATTAAAGACTGCAATCGAAGCGTCTGATATCACTGATCTTTCATCCGAAAAGTTAAAAGAGTATCAGCAGATTTATGATGATTATAAAAAGGTCGTTAGTGAATCAAGATTACTTGGTGTTGATTTGTCAAATACGATTTATGGCAACATTGATACGAATAATCGTCAAATTTTGGAGTGGACAGACGAAAATCTTGCCACTTATCAAAGTGCTATTGAATCTTGGGGTAGTACCATTGATGAACTTCGTGGTTCGTTCTCAACAGTATTTGGCGGATCAGAGGAATTTGATGGTGTTGAAATTGCCTTCTCCCCCATTCTTCAAACTGAAAATGGTGCAGTCCTTTTAGACAAAGATACAGTTTATGAATATATCTATGGTTTAATTGACGAAGCAGGAGAAAATTGGACTTCTGAGGATTTGCTGCGGCTTGATACAGAAGGTCTTGAAATGGATGGGCAAGTTGTAAAGAACTTGCTTGCGGATATTGGTGAAACAGCAATTTGGACTGGTGAAGCTATGCACTTCACTGGTGATACGGGAGCCGTCACGGATGCGTATTCTGCTTTGTCAGATGCAGCCGATGAAGCTGGTGTATCTGTTGAAGCACTGATTTATTATCTGCAACATTCCAGTGGTCAATTTGGCATTATCGCAGGTAATATTAAAAAGTCTTTAACTGAATTGTGGAGTTCTGATGATTTTGCGGATACAAAAACATCTATTATTGAAATGGCAAATACCCTTGATGGTATTAATGTCAATAATATTGATAGTCTTGTAGATAGCAGCGCAGATTTAGCCGCAATTTTGGATGAAGATGGAATGAACGCAAAATTTCTTGCTCATATCCTCCAAACGGAAGCTATGGGCGGTGATGGCTTTGCACTAATTACAGAAGATGCACTGACCTTAAATAGTGCATTGGAAGGATTAAAGACACAGTTCCAAGATGTTACTGATGCTAAATCCAGATATGATGAGGCAATGTCAGTAGATGAAAAGGATACTGATTTTAAATCATATGCAGAAGCATTCGAGGAATTGAATGATCAGTTTGTCGCAGGAACTACCAATAGTAATGCGTTTTGGGCGGCGGCTGAATTCTTGTTCGGTTCAGATCAGTTGCAGGAATGGGGCTGGTCGGATGGCTTAGATGAAATCTATGAAGCCATGAAAAAGAATGTTGCAATCTTTGAAGATGCAGATAGTGCTGGAGCAGGATTCTTAGATCGACTGTATGAACTGTCAGAAGCCGGGGAAATCAAGGCTGATGACGGTACAGTGATTGCAACAATTGAGAAATTAGCAGATGGTAGTTATGACTTCAACTTCGATTCTGAAAATTTGGATTTGCTTGCAGATAAGATGGGTATTACCAAAGAGGCTGCTTTGGCTTGTATGGAAGCCCTCTCAATGTATGGTGATTTCCAGTTCTATGATATCGAAGCGGTTATGAATGCTGTTGAGCAGATTGGTCTTGCGTCTGATTCTATTGATGGGACAGCAGTTAATGTTGAGACATTAACGGATCAGTTGATTTCTTTAGGTTATACAAATAAGGAAATTTATGATTTACTACAAGTCTTACAACAGGTGGACGGTGTTACTCTGCTTGATGCAGAAGCGAATGTTGATGATTTAGTACAAAGCCTGAATGATTTAGGTTTGGCGGTTGGTGACGGTGTTGATATAACCGTAAATGCCGATGCTCTTTCTGAGTTAATGTCGCAACTGAATTATACAAAGGAAGATACTGAAGGTCTGATTACAAAACTGGGTGAAGCAGATAATATTACACTGACCAATGCCCAAGGTCAAGTCATTGAATTAAATGATGCGCTTGATAATTTGAATAATTATGATTTTGCAACAGTCACAGATGATGTGAATGGATTGAATGATTCTCTTGAGGAAACTGACGATGCTGATATGACCAGCGTTACCAGCGAACTTGATGGAATTAAGAGTTCTGCTGAATTGGCACAAGAATCTGTTGATGAATTGCAGAAGTCGATTAGTACGTTAAAAGGCAAAACGGTTACTTTGACTGTTGATGTTAAACGTAAAAGCAGTATTTTGGGTAGTCTTTTCGGTTATGCGAGTGGTACAAAGGGTGCGCCCGGTGGTGAGTCTTTAGTTGGCGAGGAAGGCGAAGAACTGATTCAGTCAGGTGATCGTGCTTATTTGGCTGGTACAAATGGCCCGGAAATCGTTGATTTGGATAAGGGTGACGTTGTTTATACCGCTGAAGAAACCAAGAAAATTAAGCGTGATTCTAAACTGGTTCGTGGTGTTGTTCCCGCTTTTGCTGGCGGCACAATCAATACTAAAAAGAAATATGATTCTGTACTTTCTACATCTACATCGACAGCTTCTACTACGGCAAGTTCAGTACAGGCCACAGTGGATGCAACAAAAGACCTTGAGGAAGAATTAGAAGATACCCTAAAGGAAATGCAAGAAACTATTGATGAAATCATTGATAATTTCGAGCATACTTTGTTCCTTATGGAACATAACGGCGCAAGTAATGACGATATGATCAAAGTCTATCAGCAGATGCAACAATCTGTACACGATCAGGCTGAAGCATATCGAAAATTGGGTTTGGACGAAAATTCAGACTATATTCAGGACTTGCAGGAACAGTGGTGGGACTACTACGACAAAATCAAGGAACTGAATATTGAAACCTATGAATCGGCGGTTAGTGAGTACGAAAATGCTATTACATTGACTGAAAACTGGCTGAATAATGCCATTTCCGATCATGATTATGATGGGATTGTGCAGTATACCTCCGATACAGTTGCCTATTATAAGGCAATGCAGGAGAAGATTCATGAGGAAGCGGAATACTACCGTTCTCTTGGATATTCGGATACCAGTGATGAAGTCAGTAAGTTGTCTGATTTGTGGTGGGACTACTACGACAAAATCAAGAACGCCTCTGCTGATGCGTGGCAAGAAATTCTTGATGATTCCAGCAGCGCAGTCGATCAAATCACTGGACTGTATGATACGCTGAAAGATGCGGCACAGGATTATGCTGAAAACGGCAATATCTCTGTCAGTATTTTGCAGGATATTTTGTCCTATGGCGTTCAGTATCTTGCCTACTTGCAGGATGAAAATGGGCAGTTGGTTATCAATGAAGAAAATATCCAAAAGGTAATTGCCGCCCGGACAGAACAGTTGGCACTTGAAAACGCATTGAGTTATATCCAGCAGATTCGTGTTGCAATGGAGAACAATGACATTGCGACTTTGAATAATCTGCTTTATGCAACTGAAACCACAACGAGCGCAACGTGGGATTTGGTTTATGCACAGTTGCAATTGCTTGGTTTGGATGATGACGCATATAATGCAGCAGTTAGCCGTATCAATGCGCTTCGTACTTTGACAGATTCAGCAGTCAGTAGTATTGGGCGTGTGGATAGTGCTGTGAAGGAATCTTTACAGGAAACGTCTGACGCTTTAGATGACATTCTGAAATATGTTGAAGAAATGATCAAGCAGGAAGTTCAAAACCAGATTGATGCTCTTGAGGATCAAATCGACAGTTATAAGGAAATTGTTGACTTGCAGAAAAAGTCACTGGCCTTAGAACAGAAAAAGGATTCTTACACAAAGAGTATCAAAGAAAAGACGGAAGAACTTGCTGAAATTCAAAAGCAACTCGCATTGTTAGAACTGGATGATAGTCGGGAGTCTATTGCAAAGCAAACGGAACTTCGGCAGCAGATGGCGGAAATTTCTGAAGATTTGGCTGATAAGCAAGCCGATTACGCTTATGATGCAACCAGTGATATGCTTGACGATATGGCGGATGCTTATGAAGCAGAAAAGAAAGATGAAATTTCTGTTCTGGAAGATAGTATCTCGTCTGAGGAAAAGTTGTATCAACTGGCTATTAATCGGATCAACAATGAGTGGGATAGTCTTTATCAGGACTTGATTGATTGGAACTATGAATATGGTTCAAATACGGAAGAAGAACTGACTTCCGCATGGGCGGCAGCAAGTCAAGCTGTGCAGGAATACGGTAGTTATCTGAATGCCGTAGCACAGACACAGGCTCAGTTGTCGGCAATAGATACAAGTTCTGTTACCACCGTTGGGACTACAACAGATTACGATACAAGCGGCAGCACTACGCTTTCACGGGTGAAGTCTATTGTTCGTGAAATGAAAGAAAATTCTGAGGCACATCATTCTGCTGATGCGGCAGGAAAGAAAAAACTAAATCAAGCAAACCTTGATTTAGGTGCTGAATTGCAATCCCTGATTGGACGTGTTGTGGTTCGTGGTGATGATGGTGTCTGGTATCTGGACAAGGTTGGCGGCGCACAGTTGTACGCTACTTATCCGTACAGTACATATCATACTGGCGGCGTTGTTGGTGATGACGATGATCTACACCACAATGAAGTTCTGGCGAAGTTGGAGAAACGAGAACTTGTTTTAACCGAAGAACAGCAAGGCCAGATTGCCGAGGCATTGGATTTCACAGATACTATGTTCGGTAAATATGGTTCTGATTTGTTCAAAGCAATTCAGAGTTATGGCGGTTCTACTCCGCAGACACAAGTGCAGGATATTGTATCAAAGGATACAAAACAGGCGCAAAATGTTGTTAATAATTCTGGCGGCGACAATTATCAGATTGATGTTCCTGTTCAGGTATATCCGTTGCAGAAACTTGATGATTCTGAAATCAAGGAATTGACAAGCAAGATCGGAACATCGACCATTGAACGAGTCAACGAAATGTTCTATAAAAATGGTATGACAAGTACAAGGGCAAAATTAAAACCATAATTATAGGGGGATGAGATTTATTCTCATTCCCCTATTATGATAAAAGAAAGGAGGTCATACTTTGGTCATTGATTTTTCAAAAATTGATTTGAGAAAACGTCCGAATTTCATTGTTCGGAATTTTGACGGAAATGCGATTGGTGTTTTATCGCAGATTTTAGAACCAACTGCTGATATAAAATACAACGAATTATCAGAAATCAGTTTTGATTATCCGTCACAAGTAAATGGCGAAGAATTAAGCGAATATGATCTTCTGACTGGTATGCGTATTATTGATGTTCAAGGTTTTGGGCAATTCATTTTGCGAAATCCATCTGAAACAGATGATGGTGTTGTGAAAATGAAATCATGCAAGGGTTATTCATTGGAATATGAGTTCAGCAACAAAACTTTGACATTGGAAGAAAGCACATATAATTTCTGGAATCCATTATCTCCAGATAGTACAATCGTTGGAATTATTATGTCCGAAATGCCGTCTTGGAGTATCGGTACAATTTCAACTGATTTGATTGGTAAGTATCGTACTTTCAGTGTAGATAATCAAAACATCTATGATTTTATCAAATCTACATTGCAGGAAACATATGAATGTGTGTTTGAATTTGATACTTATAATCGTAAAGTCAATATTCGCAGTATGAGTTCTGCGGTTAGCAAGAAACCAGTTTATATTTCTACGTCAAATTTGGCGAAAGAAATTGAGATTGAAGAAAATCTTGATGATTTAGTTACTGTGTTGGATGTTAGCGGCGCAGATGGTGTTGATATCCGAAGTGTAAATCCGATGGGTACGAACAAAATCTACAATTTAGATTCGTTCATGAATACGAACTATTTTTCATCCAGCATGATTGCGAAATGGAAAAATTGGAAAGCAGCTTATGATAGTTACCAGACAACGTATTATAACTTGGTCGTGGCACAAAATATGTTGATTTCTCAGTATACCACCGAGTATGCGGCGTTGGGTGATTTGCAAGGAGAATTATCTACTCTGGAAGCGAAAAAGGCCACACTGATTCAGGCGGTTGCAATTGACAGTTCGCAACAGTCGAATTTGAATACAACTAATTCCGAAATTACTGCAAAGAACAAAGAGATTACGGTGCAGAATAATAAATTGACACAGATTAATTCACAACTTTCTAATTATACGGCGCAGTTAAAGAAAATCAATGAAGCAACTGCATTTTCTGCATTTGGATTTTCTGAATCAGAATTGAAACTTCTTGATCGGTATTTCATCTGTGGTTCATTGACTGACAGCACATTTGTTGCGAATAGTGTGAATAGTTATTCTACGGATTCTGATGTTGTTCGTGATTTCTCTGCTATTTTTAATTTGACGAATTTGACAACATTGGAAAAGGCCAATTACACAAGCGATATTACGTTCTATACGGTTCGTGGTGGTTCTATTGCAGAAAACAGTACCGCATTACAGTTAAATGCAGAAATTGTCAATGGCACATTGCAAGTCAACAGTGACAATACGTTTGTTATGTCATTGTATTTAAATGCTGGTTCTATCAATGGTGATAGTTTCCCAAGTGGAACATTATCTTTGACAGGCACTTTGCGGAGCAATGTTGTGACTACATCGAATACATTGCAGTTTGCCACTTCCACAACTACGGCCTACATGACTTATGAGGTCAGTGAGTACCAGCGCATGGCTGTTGCATGGGATTTGTACAATTACGGCAAGGAAACATTGGAACAGTTGTCCTCCCCTACTTACAGTTTTGACATTGAAAGTATCAATTTCTTTGCGCTGGATGATTTTGTGGAGTTCGCAAAGAACTTCGTGTTGGGTGAGAAAATCTATCTGGAAACCAGCATGGGCGTGTTGACTCCGATTGCAGTCGGAGTTTCTATTGACTTTGATGATCTATCAAAGTTGGAATTGGAGTTTGGCAGCACATTCACATCATCTGATGCGGATTTCACGCTGAAAGATTTACTGCAAGATTCTGTATCGTTGGGTAAGTCGTTAGACTTCAATCAATATAATTACAGTAGTTTCGTCAGCAGCGGCGCACAGACACAGGTTAAGGATTTTATGGAGTCTGCCATTAACACAATGAAGAATATGATCTTGTCTGGTAAGAATAACGAGGTCACAATTGACGAAGCTGGTCTGCGTTGCCGAAAGTATGATGAATCGACTGGCACATATAGTCCAAAGCAAATCTGGATCGCAAACAACGCTATCATGTTTACAGATGATAATTGGGACAATGCGACAATTGGTATTGGCGAATTCGTGGATAAGAACTTAGGTTCTCTCTATGGCATTGTCACTCCTGCGCTGGTCGGAACAATTCTGGCTGGCAGTAACTTGATTATCGAAAGCGAAAAGCAGGACGGCGGCGTTGCGGTATTTAAGATGGATGGTGAGGGTGCTTCCCTACACAATGCTTCGTTTAATTTATATGGAACGACTGGCGGACGTATTGACTTAGGTTCGACTTTTGGTATTGTGGCTGGAACAGATAAAGATAATTTATTCTCGTACTCAAAAGGTGTTGCGACAGGTGTTAAAACCACAAAAGGAAAATCTGTTGTCAGTATCTCGAAATTGGATTCTGGTGATTCTCCTGTTGCTTCGTTTTGGTTGGATATGAATGGTGCGGCCTATTTTAAAGGAACGGTTTATGCTACTGATGGCGAATTTACTGGAAAGGTAACAGCGACAAGCGGTGAATTTACTGGAAAAATTACTGCTACAAGTGGTACTTTTACCGGGACTGTTAAAGGTGCAAGTTTTCAAACATCAAATGGAACTAACATGATGACAGATAACAAATGGGACGCTGAATATTTGAATTTAAAAGGATTAAATATCAATGATAAATTCAAAATCGACCAAAATGGCAATGTTACAATTACAGGAGGTTCCATTAGTTGGAGTGCAGTTACGGGAACAAAAGATTTAACAGATAGCATTGCTGCTGCTAAATCTGCTGCCGATAGTGCGGCAAGCGATGCTTCTGATGCTTATGACGCAGCCACAAGTGCTTCTTCTTTAGCAAATAAAATAGCTAATGGTACTTATAAAAATGGTACTTTCATAAACGGAACAGAAATTTATAGTCCTACTATTTATTCTGATAAATTTGTTGTTATGCCAAGAAATACTGCGAATAGTGGTAATTGGAATGGTGGTTATTCTATGTATGGCTACTATGGTTCAAGACTTTATGAAATGTTACTTATTAGCTATTATCAAGGTGATGCTCCATATGTTGTTTTTTCAAGTCCTTGTGGTGGATATGCAAGTTGGAATTTCGGTTGGACTGCTTTTAACGGAACTTTAGATTTTAGTGGTGCAACCGTATATGGTTTAAGTTTAACAGCAAAATTCGGATAAGGCGGTGATCTATGGCATCTTTCAGTATACAGTCATATACAGATACTTCTGTTACAATTAAAGTAACAGGAATAACGAAAAACCAGACTGTTCGATTTTATGTGCGAATTAATCCGGGTTCTACTGCTTATGTTGATAAAACTTATACTGCAACAAGTACAACTATGACTAAGACATTATCAGGTCTTAGTGAAAGTACAAGTTATGCTTGCAATGTTCAAATTGACGGTGATGGATGGATTGGTACACAATACTTTACGACTGATGAATCTACGGCATCAGTTGATCCTTGGGATTGGGACTCTTCAAATGGTAACGCAACAGCATCACAAACAAAATCTGCTTATAAAGCAATTACAAACAATGGAAATGTAAGTGATTTTTCATATCTTGTGTGGAATGATATGGTCGATAAAGTAAAAGAAGTTCTTGATGCTAATGGCGATTCTTGGAATGAAAAATATGCAACTTATGCAAATACAAGAATGAGTTCTTCAAGCAAAACTTTAACTGCTGCGAAATTTAATTCTTTAAGATACAATGTCGGGCTTCATGTATCAACTGGAATTAGCGAAGTAAGTAAAGGAGATATTGTATACGGATGGTATTTCACAACAATTATGAACTGTATTAATAAATACATATAAGGAGATTTATATGGATAAAAATGAAGTTTGTCAAAGAATCAGTGCAGTTTTAAAAACACTTGACACTGGTATTTCTGTAACTGGCGCACAAAACGCTGGCAATCTTGCTGGATGTTTTGCAATTTTAAATGAAACGCTTGAATTTCTTGCAAATTGTGATATTATGCCAATTACAGAGAAAAAGACTGAAGAATAAAAAAGAAAGCGAGGTGAGTAGATGGGGTTTATTGCAAAACGGTTTTCGTTTAATCGAATTCCTTGTGAACAGTACGGAATGAGAATTTACGATATTAATGGTAACAATAATGAAGCTACTCCCTTTGCAAGTGCAGGAGAATTGCAAACAGATGTTATTCCGTCTAAAGGGCGGAATTTTTTATATGGTCGTACTTATGACGATCCATTGGAATTCAAATTGGTATTTGGGTTAGAACCATTGTTACTTAATATGAATGAACATTTAGATCGTTACGAAATGGATGCAATCGCAAATTGGTTGACTGGGACTGATACATACCAATGGCTTGAAATTGAACAGCCAGATTTGGAAATGATTCGATATCATTGTGTAATTAGTGACTTACAGCCAATCCAAATTTCATGGTTGCCGTGGGCATTTATGGCGACCATTACTTGTGATTCTCCATATGGATATATGTTCCCACAGAAATTTAGTTATTCGTGCAATGGAAACACAAACATTAATTTAATCAGTCGTTCTACAATTCACAAATTATATTATCCAAAGCTGACTATTCAGTTGAATGGTAGTAATGATATTTCAATTATGAATCAATCATGTGATAATACAGAGTTGAAATTCACTGGACTTCCAAAGAATTATTTTATGACAATTACAATTGATAATGATTTGGGGAAAATTATTTCATCTGATGAGACATATCCAAATTTATATCAATATTGTAATTTCACTTGGCTTCCACTGAAACGTGGAATGAATAAAATTAAAGTAACTGGTTCTTGCAATTTGGATTTTGTTTGTGAGTTTCCTGTTAATTATGGAGGGTAATTATGAGGCAAGATATTTATACTTTACCAGAAATCGTCTTTGTTTCAGGCCAGTCTAATACCCTTCGTTGGAGATTATTTACTATGGCGAATGTGCCATATAATGCGGACGGGTGTACGGGTAATTTTGCTGTTGTAGATTATTCCGATCAGACTGGTGAACCGTTAATTTCAAAGCCGCTGTCATTTACTATTGGTGATGATGATACAAGTGCAAAGAATGTTGCATATGTGGATTTAGAACCGAATGACACTTTGGGATTATACGGAAAATACATTTATCAAATCACTATCAAAGATGTTGACGGAGAAGTAGAAATTCCAAATCAAGGGTTTTTACAAATCACGCACAATATCAATGAAAGTTTTTTGAAATAACGATATATACAAATTCTTTAAGAAAGTGAGGTTTATGCAGGATGACTTCTACATATTTTTTGAACTGTATTATGGGCAATGTTTTTCAGACAAAGAAAAGTCCCGGTTTGCCTGATAAGGTCTATCTTGGTTTGAGTTCTTCTGCGCCGAGTGTAGACGGTTCTGGAGTTTCTGAACCTTTGACTTCTGCTGGTTATGCACGAGTTGAATTGACTTCGTTGAGCCAGCCAAGTAATGGCGTGATCACCAATGAATCTGAGGTAGCTTTCCCTGAGAGTTCTGCAAGTTGGGGTACTATGACACACTTTGTTGTGTATGATAGTCCAGTAAATGGCAACTTGCTTATGTACAATAGTTTGTCACAGGCTCGTAGTGTTGAAACTGCGACCATTGTTATGGTTAAGGCAGGAAGTTTGAAGTTGACTTTGGCAAATCCGTCCTAAATGAACAGACAGAAAGTAGGTGAGTATATTGCAAACCTTTGATGTTTATTTGAAGAAGCGACTCACTGAAATTGATGTTTATATAACGCAATTGGTGCAGCGAGATACATTTAGCATTTATAATGTGTTGAATTTGTTTGCTTTAATGGGAGATATCGAAACGCATAAAATTATTTCTGCTGATTCGATTTTTGAAATGGAGCAAACAATTGATGACTTGTTAGAAAAAGTACATGAAGTTATTAAGTCTGACTTTGTATTAAAAGCAAGCGCAGATTTATATGACAGTGTTTTCACTATGTTTGAAACAGAAATTGTGTTGGATTCTGATGAATTAGATTCATTATTGAAACGGTTTACAGAAATCAATTCTACTCTGGAAATTTCTGTTGCAAATTTAGATTATTATATCGCACATTCTTTCGGCAAGTTTAGTGTTGATATAGAAATGTATGCAAGTCAGCTTTCAACTCAGAAAAATAGTTATGAGAATTTTATAGTTTCTTTGTTATTTGATGTAGAATCTGAATTTTCGAGTGAGAAAGAGGTTGAGGTTGAAGAAATCCTTATGGAATTACACACTTCGCAAACCGATATCTTTTATCTTTTAACTACTGGTGGAACGAGTTCTACTGTAATCAATATTTCAACATTAGATAAGTATATTTTGAAATATGTATTGCATGATGTTGATGCGGATTCTTATTTGAATATCACAGAAGCAAAAATATTCCCGTTAGCTAAATATTGCGAAATGGTTTCTGCTTTTTACCAAGACGTTAATTTGGCAGATGTTTTGATTCGTTTAATTAATATTGCAAACAGCATATCAATTCTTTCTTGTGAGGCAAGCGCAGGATTGAAGCGGTATCGTATGTTTTCTGATATGGACGATTTTGCATTGAGTGAATTTGACAGCATGACTTTAAAAGAACTTGATTTTGTGACAATTATTTGAGCATAAGGACTCTAAGAAAAAGGTGGTGAGCAAATGGTAAGAAAACAAGGCGGATTAATCAACAGTTTTGCCGCAAATGAAAATGTTGTGGCACGGTGTTTAAATAAAATCAAGGAAGTTGAACCTACTTCTCTTGCTGACCGATTGTTTCACATTACCTTAAAAACTGAAGAAGCGTACACAAGATTTACGATGGATGGGTTTGAGTATACCACAGACGTAAACGGTAACTTTTCAAGTATTGCGATTGCGGGTGCTACTACTCCCGAAATTTATGATCTGAGATTTACCAAGGCCGTTGAAAACTGTGTCGTTTGTTTTATTTATTAAAACGGTGATGCGCTATGTCAATGGCTCATGAATTTTACGAAGGTATATTCTATCCATCTGACAGTCCTTTATTTGAATACACCGATGATGTTGTGATCGGTTTCTCTTGTTTTGCACCTGAAGAACAAGAAGATGATTATAAAGGGTTTCTGCAAAATACCGCTGTGTTATCAGGCGATTGCTTTTTGTACGCTTAGTGAGAGGCGGTGAATTGATTGGATGGATTTTATCTATGAACTGCTTAGAGCAGGAACAAACACAACAAACTCTGATTCTGGTGCAGAAGTAGCACGGAAGTTTAATGATAACTTTCAAAATGTCGCAGATAAATTTGCGGAAATTGATGAATCATTAAACAATACGATGCAAACTCTTGTCATTGGCGGACTTTCCCAGCCAGTCAAGGATGGCAAGGTCGTAGTTCCTATTGGTGGATTGCAGCAATTAGGTGTTGTGAAATCCAGTGACAAGGAAAACAAAATTGCTATTGATGAGGATGGAACAATGGAAGTTGTTTCTCTGAATGTCAATAAATTAGTCCAAGATGATGGTGATTACATTATCTTTGACGGAAACATTTAATAATTTTTAGGAGGATGATACATTATGGCAGATAGAACTTTGAATACTGTTTTTAAACTTCGTGGTGACTCTCTGGCTAACCTGAGTGCAAAGAACGCTGTTTATGCTGACCGTGAACCTATTATCGTTATTGTTCCCGCTGATTCCAACAGTGGTTTGAATGAGCCTGCTGTTCTGCTGAAGATCGGTGACGGTAAGACCGCTTTTAATAGCCTTGGTTATGTGAGTGCTATTGCCGGGGACGTTCCTGCATGGGCGAAGGAAGCCACTAAGCCTACTTATACCGCAACTGAAATTAGTGGCCTGTCTGACTTTATCTCTGGCGAGATCAAGGATACCGACACTCAGTACAAGTTGGAGCAGGATGAAACCGATAAGCACACCCTGAAGTTCTTCACCAAGGGCAAGAACGACACTGAGTATACTTTGGCTGCTACCATTACTACCGCCGATACCGTGTATGATGACACTACTCTGGCTGGCAAGGTTAGCGATAACGCAGATGCTATTGACGCACTGGTGAAGTTGGTTGGCGATACCGCCGTTGCAACTCAGATTTCTAACGCTATTACTGCGCTGAAGCTGGCTGAAACTTATGAGGCCAAGGGTGCGGCTGCTTCTGCTTTGACTGAGGCTAAGAGTTATGCTGACGGCAAGGATGCAGATATTAAGGCTGCAAAGGATGCCGCAGATGCCGCTCAGAGTGATGTTGACGCTTTGGAAAAGACTGTCGGTACTGTTGACGAGGGCAAGACCGTTGTTGAAATGATCAAGGCCGCTCAGACTGCCGCTACCTATGATGATACCGATGTGAAGGCAAGCATCAAGTCTAATGCTGACGCTATTGCTACTCTGAATGGTGACGATACTGGTAAGTCTGCCCGTGATATTTCTGCCGAGGAAGTGGCAAAGATCGTTGCTGGTGCTGATGAAAGTCTGGATACCCTGAAGGAGATTGCTGACTGGATTAGTTCTCACAAGGATGACGCATCCGCAATGAATTCCGCTATCACAGCTTTGGAGGCTATTGTTGCTGGTATCGGCGGTGACGGCGAGAAGGCTACTGTGGTTGCCTATGTCACTGACGCTATTGACGCACTGAAGATCGGTGATTATGCAAAGGCCGCTGACCTGACTGCTTTGGCTGAGCGTGTTACCACTTTGGAGGGCAAGGCTACTAACGTCAAGAAGTCTAACACCAACGGCAACATTCAGGTTGATGGTACTGATGTGACTGTTTACACTCTGCCTGACACTGTTCTTGATTCTGGTGATACCTTCGTCTTTGACGGTGGCAACGCCTAATCGAAAAACCTAAACAGATTATAGGGGGAGGTATCAATCATACCTTCCCCTATTCTTTTCATTAGGGATTTATTTACCGATTCAAGTCGATAAATCATTCTAAAAGAAAGAGAGTGTGATATAGAATGGCTGAACGAAAAATTTCTGCTTCCTTTCAACAGCGGCGTGATACTGCGGCTAATTGGGAAAAGAAAAACCCCATTCTTTTAGATGGCGAACCGATTACAGTGGTAACGAATTCTGGTGCTGTGCGACATAAAACTGGTGATGGTACAAAGACTTACAAGCAACTCCCCTTTGACGATGAGCCATTGTATAACGCACTTGCTGGAAAATGTGATGCCAGTCAGTCAATTGATGTTACGTTGTTAGCAAGTGGTTGGACAAATGGGGAACAAACGGTTTCTGTCAGCGGCGTTACCGCAAAGCAAAATGGTATTGCTGGTTTGCCGCAAAGTTTTTCTGACGCAGAGTATGAAGCGATTGCTGCCGCTGAATTGTATGTGGCGGCGCAAACTGATGGTTCTGTCACATTCGCCTGTAATGGGGATGTGCCGCAGATTGATGTTCCCGCTGTCATCATCCTACTTGGTTAATCCGAGAAAGGGTGGTGTTTATTTTGAGTAAAACTACGAACTATGGCTTATTTTTGTACGATGATGATACAAAATTTGCTGAATGGCGTGAAAAGATGGATGGTTCAAACGATTCCAACATGGTCAAGATCGACAACGCTTTGGCAGAAAAAGCTATCCATAGCAAAACTGTAACAACCACCTTATATGCAAGTAAGTGGTCTGGTTTGGATTCGCCTTATACGCAGGAGATCAGCGTAGATGGCCTTGGCGCAGTTCAGAATGGGCAGATTTCATGCGCTCATGGGGCAACCTTTGAACAGCGACAGGCGGCACGAGAAGCTGAACTGGCGGTTACAGGGCAATCGGAAGGCAAGTTGGTGATTGCTGCGGATGGGGAAATGCCTGAATTGGACATTCCCGTTGTGATCATTTTGTTGGATTAAAGGAGGTATTATATGCCAATTATTTCTAATTTCCCAACTGGAGGCGGTAGTGGCGGCGGTGGCATCCCACTGGCTGCCGTGTCTGATATCAAGACACTGACTGCTTCTGGCAAGGTTTATATTAAATATACTGATCCCGAAGATACCATTGCGGGTGACGTGACACTGGCAACATGGGCTGGTACGTTGCTGGTTCGGAAAGCTGGCTCCATGCCGAATAGCAGACGGGATGGCACAGTGATTTTGGATAATAAGGAGCGGAACAAGTATTCTAACACTTATTTCTGCGACAGCGGTTTGAGTGATGGAACTGTTTACTACTACAAGTTCTTCCCCTATTCCAGCACAAACACCTATACAGACGATACGGCGGATGAATTTACCGCTACTCCAAATCCCGTAAAAACTGGTGATGTGTCCTCTATCAAAGTGGCGGCGCAGTTGAATGGTCGTGTTCAATTGAACTGGACTGATCCTGCCGCTACGGTTATCAGTGATGGCATCACATTAGCAACATGGGCAAGCACTAAGGTCGTTTACAAAACTGGCAGTTACCCCACCTCCCCGGAGGACGGTACGCTGGTCGTGAATAGCACAACAAGAAATGCTTATTCAAGTAGTCCATTGACGGTCACTGGCCTGACCAATGGGACTACTTATTATTTTGCTTTCTTCCCCATTTCTACGGAAGGCACAGTAAATACAAACACGAGTAGTAGAATAACTGCCGTGCCAAATCGGGTGAAAATCACCACTGAGCCGAGTCAGTCCGGGACGTTGACCTATAACGGTTCGGCGCAATCTCCGTCTTGGAGCAATTATAGCACGACTCAGTTGACTATTGGTGGTACTACATCTGGTACAAATGCTGGTGATTATAGTGCGACCTTTACGCCGAAGGATGATTACTGCTGGTCTGACGGTTCAACAACCGCAAAGACAATTACTTGGAAGATCGCAAAGAAAACTTTGACAAAGCCTACTTTGAGTAAATCAGAGATTACACTGAATACTTCGACTACCAGCACTACATTCACAGTAACACGGGATGGTGATGGTGTAATTGAGGCGGAGTCCAGTGATACCAGCGTTGCTACGGTTTCTGTGTCTGGTACTACCGTGACTGTGAAAAGTGTGAATAGCAATAATGGTTCTGCGACTATTACCATTACGGTCAAGGAAGGTACAAACTATACGGCTTATACCGGGACAGATGCGACTTGTTCCGTGACTGCTTCGTTCATTTCTGCTACATTGAACGATAATACATGGGCTGAAATTAAGGGCGTTTCTGATGCTGGTACAGGTGCAAACTATTGGTCTGTTGGTGACGCAAAGCAAATCACAATTAATGGTACTGTTGGTACTACGACATTTAGTAATTTTACTACATATGCTTTTATTATTGGTTTCAATCACAACTCTGCAAAAGAAGGCAATAATCGTATCCACTTCCAGATTGGTAAAACTGCCGTAGGCGGAACAGATATTTGTTTGTGCGATAGTGCTTACAATACCAACGCTGGTTATTCTGGTACGAAGGCATTTGCAATTAACCACTGGGGTACGAATTCTTCTCCTTATAATACAAACTATGGTGGTTGGTCTGCTTGTGATATGCGTTACGACATTCTTGGTAGTACCGATACACAACCAAGTGTGTATGGTAAGACTAAGACAACTGCTGCCGTTGGTTATGATGCAAGTGATACGACTGCTACAAATCCTGTTGCGAATACTTTGATGGCTGCATTGCCCTCTGATTTACGAGCAGTCATGAAATCTTGTACCAAGTATTCTGATAACAAGGGCGGCGGTTCTGATACCTCATCCTATGTTACCGCAACAAAGGACTATTTATGGTTGCTATCTGAATTTGAAGTTCAAGGTACAAGAACTTATGCAAATAGTGCGGAACAGAATTATCAAGCGCAGTATGCTTATTATAGTGCTGGTAATTCCAAGATTAAATATAAACATGATGGCACAACAACAGCAGCGGACTGGTGGCTGCGCTCTGTCGCCTCGTCCTTCACGAACTACTTCTGCCGTGTGTCGACGGACGGGTCGGCGGACAGCGGCAGCTCTCGCAACTCGCGTGGGGTCGCCCCGGCCTTCTGCGTCTAAGCTAATCAGTTCATCATCCTTATCTTGTCCAAGGCAAACGCCGGGACAGATAAGGGTGATGGACGCTACCCTACTATACTGTATTTTATCTTTGTATATGAGGGAAAGGGGAAAATCGCAAATATATTCTGGTAATCAATTGGAGGTAATTAATGGCAGTTTATGCGTCTAAAAGAAGTGAATCTAAAATGGAGTTTATAAACGTTGCTCAACAGTTAGCAGTCTATACTTTGGATCAAGTTAAGAAATTTCCAAAGTCTCGCAATTTTAGATATATTGATCGTATTACGGATTTAGCGTTTGAAATTCATGAAGATGTAACAAGAGCGAATTCGTATTATGTTTATAAAGATATGATGGAATTTGAATTCATCCAAAGAGAAGTATTGTTATTCAAAGCGAAATCAGCAATATTTACAATGAGCAGTTTATTAACCATTACATTTTCTTATGTTAAAAAAGGAAATAATTTTCTTGGAGATATGAAGAAAATGTCGAATATGTTTAAAGAATGGGCAAGGCTTCTGAATTATGAAACAGCATTGATAAAAGGTATAATTGAATCTGACAAGAAAAGGTATAAACGCTATAACAAACCCGGCACTTCAAAGAAGTTGGAGAAAATTTTGAACCAACAATTTGAAGATGAAAACGAAATTGTTTTACCAGAAAGCACTTTTGATATAGAAGATACTGCGGAATAACCGCAGTTATTTTTAGGTTACATCCTGATAAAGACCCAGCGTACTGGTGGCTGCGCTCTGTCTACTCGTCCAACACGAACCTCTTCTGCATTGTGTATACGGACGGGTCGGCGTACGGCACCTACTCTCGCACCTCGTCTGGGGTCGCCCCGGATTCTTGAAACTGTTTGCGGTGCATCAAAGTATAGATTTTAGTTCGCAAACTTGGATTCGTCTGAGTAACCTTTCTTATGATTGGTGAAAACTATATCCATTATTCAGAAGGAGGATGTATGCCTTGGTTCCTGTTGAACGACATACCAAAAATACCTTTTTGATACTTGCATCTGGACGCTGCTTGCATGGTTTGATGTGACTTTACTGATTTGGATAATAAGGTCGAATGATCGAATACCTTATCCCGTCAAATTTCATAGGTGCAATGTTAAGTAGCTTAGTAAATCAGTATCGGAAATTGTCAACGAATATGGTTTTGATGCGTAGACATATTCGCCAATGAATGATCAGGCTATACAGAAAGGAGAGGTTTTATACCTCAGTTTGGAAATATTTTAGCATGACAAGTGAAGAACGTAGACAAAAGAGATATGAACGGCGAAAGCAAAAGCGTGAAGAAAAGGCAAAAGCAATTTGTGATAAAACACTTGCTGAAGTTTACACATATGAAAATATGTTGAAAGATGGTGACAAGTGTTGTTTAGGCGTTGGTTGGAAAACTTCTACGATTAATTTTGAATCAACATTAATTACACAAGTTGATAGTTTGCAAGAAGATGTTCTGAACGGAACATATAAGTTTAAAGGCTTTAAACACTTTAAGACAATTGAACATGGTAAGGAGCGTGACATTAACGCCCTTGTAATTCAAGATAGATGTGTTCAAAAGTGTTATTGTGATGAAGTTATGACAGATGCCTATTCAAGATCATTTATCTATGATAATAGTGCAAGTTTGCCAGACAAAGGAATGGATATGACTTTAAAACGTCTGGAGCAATTTTTGCATGAGCATTATAGAAAATATGGTTTGGAAGGAGGCATTTTCCAATTTGACTTTCATGGATATTTTGCTTCAATCCCATTAGATAAAGCAAAAGCAAGATTGAGAAAACATATTCATGACCCTGATTTGCAGAAATTGGGCTGTCAATTGATTGACGATTTCGTTCATTTAGGCGGAGTTGAACAAGATACCGATAATCCACACGGAGTTGGTTTAGGTAGTCAAGTATCACAAAATATTGCATTAGATTTTGCAAGTCCAATTGATCATTATATCAAGGATAAACTTGGTATTCGTGGATACGCACGATATATGGATGATGGATATGTGATAAGTGATTCTCTTGAATTTTTGTACGAATTAAAAAGTTTCTTATATGACTTTGCTAAAGAATTAGGAATCGAAATGAACGAAAAGAAATGTATTGTTACGCCATTTAAGAATCATAGTTTCAAATTCTTAAAAATGCGGATTCGTCTTGAGCCAAACGGCAAAGTAGTTATTAAAATGAGCAGAAATAGCATTAAAGCTATTCGGCGCAAATTAAGAATATTTCGTGGATGGGTCGATACTGGTAAAATGAATTCTGAAGATGTAGTTACTTCTTATCAATCTTGGAGGTCACACGCTGGTAGATGTAACAGTTATAGAACCGTTCATTCAATGGATTTGTATTTTGTAAGTTTGTTTGAGAAAGAATTAGCAGAGCGTGATAAAAAGTTTAAATGCACTTTAGATGCAAGATGGAACTATGAAATCGGATGGTTTTATTTTACATCAAAGAAAGAATGGGATGCAAAAATGAAAGAATTAGATGATACCAGATATCAGCGTTATATGGATGGTTTTATTCCATTGGTTGATCGTTGGGATTATCGAATGAGTCATAGAAGCAAAGACGCTATGACATTTTCAATGTTGCGTGAAATTCGTGAAAGTTATAATGATAAGGAGGATGACAATGTATAGATTAATTTCTAATGGGAATGTCATTGGTGATTATGAAAAGGTTGTATTTACAAAGAAAAATCAGTCAAATGGCTGTTTTGTAGAGTGCAGCCAAGGTGAGGCCGATGGTGTTGTTGCTGGTGGAAAGGTTTATGCAATTACGAATTCTGACGATTACAAGGATTATGAACAAGTTGCTTTACTTCAATTAGATGGTGAAGTGGAGCGTTCTGCTGAACTTGATTATATCCGTGCTATGTCTGGATTGGTGTAAGGAGGTCTTGGAATGACTGTACTGGAAATGATTCAAACTTATTTTCCTGCTGTTTGGAGCAAAGAACAGGTAAATGAGTTACTGACGAAGAATAAGATCACTGTGACGGATTATCTAACGGTGTTCCCGATTACAGAGGATAATCCTGTAACGGATGAAATGCGGACACTGTTTCGTACCAGTAAGTTGAATGAACTGCGGACGAATTGCAATGCCGCCATTGAAAGCGGTGTCGATGTGTCTACTTCCAACAGTGGTAAGGAAACAGAGCATTTTTCTCTGGATAGTTACGATCAGAATAACATCACCAATATGTTTTATTCTGTGATGGCTGGTATTGAGGAATATCCTTATCATGCGGATGGTAAGGAATGTACAACTTATACCAGAGCGGATATTATTGCGCTTTATGTAGCGGCTCAGACTGCTATCACCTATCATACGACTTATAACAATATGCTTCGTGCATTGGTGAGTCGTACTGAAGATGTGGAGGAATTGGCTGCTATCACCTACGGGATGGATTTGCCTGAAGATTTGAGTGCTGTGATGCAGACGAATATTCAGACGGCGCAAGAGCAGATTCAAAAGATTCTTGAAACTTTGGGCAATGCCGCAAATTAAATAGTGAATGAAGGAGATTGTATAAATGAAGCAATACAACACTTATATTGTAACCAATCGTTTTAAGGGCGTTTCTATTTGTGGTGATTTGAATTTGCCATATGGAACGGAATGTACAGTGAATGATGGATTTATCATCTGTGATCGTGGTGTCGTGTGTGCTGTTACCAGTCAGAACGCATACGATTATTTTTCACAGAACGATGATGGCAACGCAAAGGAGCGTGGCAAACTGGTTCACAGCATCCGTAAAACATTGGAGAGATATACGAAATTTAATCCCAAAAAGAAGCAGGAAGTGTGGGATAAAATTTGGAATGATAAGATTTGCCTGAAATACAAGCGTGAGGACTATGAAGATCATTGGCTGTGGAATTACGATTTCTACAACGCTGAATTGTATGATCTCCGATATATTGCGAAACTTGTAGGCGCAAAGTAATGAAACGAAAATTAAAATATTTGCTTAAAGAGATAGTGCTGCTGTTAATCGGCGGCACTATCTATTTTTGCATTGAAGTGTTATGGCGTGGATATAGCCATATCTCAATGTTTTTTGTAGGCGGATTCTGCTTTGTTCTGATTGGTTTGATTAATGAGATTTTTCCTTGGGAATTAGGTCTTGTACAACAATCGTTAATCGGAGCGTTACTTACTACATTCGTTGAATTGATTTCAGGATTGATTCTCAATGTTTGGTTAGGACTTGGAATTTGGGATTATTCAAATTTGCCTTTTAATTTCATGGGGCAGATATGCTTACCATTTTTCTTTGCATGGATCGCTTTATCCTGCGTTGCGATCATTTTAGATGATTATTTGAGATATTGGTTATTTCACGAGGAAAAGCCACATTATCAACTGGTCTAAGGAGGTGTTGAATTTTGGCTTTAACTGGTACAACAAACGAACAAAAGATTTGGAACTACTTCAAATCAAAAGGATTGAATAATTACGGAATCGCAGGAATTATGGGCAATCTGTACGCTGAAAGCGGATTGATGCCAAATAATCTGCAAAACACAGGAAATAAGAAATTAGGCATGACAGATGATGAATATGTCAAGGCTGTTGATTATGGCACTTATACAAACTTCGTGAAAGATTCGCAAGGTTTTGGTATTGCCCAATGGACTTATTGGAGTCGTAAGCAAAATCTTTATAATTACGCAAAATCAAAATCTAAGTCAATTGGAGATTTGGAAATGCAGCTTGATTTTCTTTACAGTGAATTAAGCAGCGGCTATTCATCTGTGCTTGCAACATTGAAGTCCGCAACTTCTGTGTTACAGGCTTCTAATGCTGTTCTGTTGAATTTTGAAAGGCCAGCAGATCAAAGCACATCAGTTCAAAATAAACGGGCAAGTTACGGACAGTCTTATTATGACAAGTTCGCCACGTCCACACAAACTGTAACAACTGCCGTTGTACAGACAGCGAATGGAGGAAAAATGACTAATACTGAATTAATTAAGAAACTGCAAAATATTGTAGATAATTATAAAACTCTCTATGTGATGGGATGTTTTGGCGCACCGCTGACTGGAAGTAATGTTTCTCGTTATTGCACTAATCATGTGTATAATAAGCAGTCTGCCCGTACCGCTATGATCAAGGCCGCTGCGAACCAGAATCCGCCTGTTTATGGTTTTGACTGTGTAAATATGATCAAGGGAATTTTGTGGGGCTGGACTGGTGACGCTTCAAAGACTTATGGCGGCGCACAATATGCAATCAATGGTGTCCCGGATATTAGTGCTGATGGAATGATCACAAAATGCTTGAATGTGTCCACGGACTTTTCAAACATCGTTCCCGGCGAAGCTGTGTGGATGACAGGTCATATCGGTGTTTATATTGGGGATGGCAAGGTCATTGAGTGTTCTCCCGCTTTTAAGAATTGTGTTCAAGTTACTGCTTGCTGGAATGTGAAGAAGATTTCTGGCATGAATGGTCGTACTTGGACAAAGCACGGTAAACTCCCTTATATTACATACACCAGCACAACAACTACTTCTACTGCTGCGACAGCGACACAGAGTACGGCAACCGCTGTTTCCGGGCAATATAAGGTCAACACCACATCACAGCCGTTAAATTGTCGTAGTACGCCGAATGGTACGATCATCGGGCAATTTAAAAAAGGGGCAATCGTTACCGCAACACAGCAGAGTGGAAACTGGATGTATGTTTCTGATGGCACACTCACTGGTTGGGCTTCTAAGGATTATCTTTTGCTGATTGACGCAAAGCAAGCAATCACTACCCTTGTCAGCAAAGGCATTATCAATACGCCTGATTATTGGACTCAGCATTATAAGGATTTGAATAGTCTGGATCGGCTTCTGGTCATTATGGCCTCTACTACAACAAAGACTACTGCCGGGACTTCTATCACAACTGCGGAACAGGCACTTGATCTGATGACGAAAAAGGGTCTGATTAATTCCCCGGATTATTGGAAGGCAAATTATAGCAAGGTGAACTATCTTGGAACATTATTGATCAAATTCGCAAATTCTTTATAAGGTCGTGATGATGATGGGAAATACAACGACAACACAAAAACGTAAAACACGAAAGAAAAAGAAGAAAAGTATTACATCTTCAAAGTTAGTTACTTATTCTTTCGTGATTATGTTCGTCATTGCATTTGTAGTCGGAACGAAAGTTGTTTTAGTCGATACCTCTCAATTGTATGGATACCTTACATTTGTTGGTGCGCCAGTTGCAATTATCATTCCGTCTTACTTGAGTAAATCAAAATCTGAGAACACCAAGGGCGGTATTGTATATGAAACTGCAATGCAGGAAATGTCTGATGGTGTCGGATAAGGAGGAACACTATGGAGTTTCTTATTGAAAATTGGTACATGATTGTATTGATTCTTGTTTTTATTGGCGGAGGTACTGTTTCGGTTATTAAATTCCGTAAACTTACAAAGATAGAGCGTTATAATCAGATTCAAGGTTGGCTTCTGCAAGCTGTTTTGATTGCGGAGCGTGATTTTGGTTCTGGAACAGGCAAATTGAAATTATCCTCTGTATATGATAAATTCTGTGAGCGATTCCCGTGGCTTGCGAAAATTATCTCGTTCTCAACATTCAGTGGATATGTGGACGATGCACTTGATGAAATGAAAAAGGTTTTGGAACAGAATAATGCGATTGCTTCTATTGTTGAACCGGACAGCACCTCTACTATATAATTTTTATGAAAGAGTGGTGATCGGTTATGAGTGAACTTGCGCTGAATGAACGGGTGGCAAGACTGGAAATTGACGTAGAGAATGTACATGGTGAAATGCGTGAACTAAAGAAGCAGAATCAGGCTATTTACAAAATCGCTACGTCAGTGGAGTTGATGGCAAAAGACCTTCAAGGCTTGAAATCTGATGTTGGAGAAATTCGGGACAAGCAGAACAGTTTAAGCAGCAAAATGGATCAGGAAATTGGGCGTGTGAAAGATCGTATTGAGACTGTCGATGAAAAGGACGGGAAACGTGCATTGAAGTTCCTTTCCTCTATGGGGGAGAAACTGGCATGGTTGGTCATCGGTGCGATTGCGGCGTACTTCCTGTATGCGGCGTTCCCATTTCTGAAATAAGTATGATAGGGATAGGTTGGTTTATACCAGTCTATCCCTATTTTTTACGGATAGTCTGTCAGGCTATTGGAGCCGATTTAAGGGGTGGTTTTGATGGGTAGTATCTTTTCACCTGTTGGACAGTCAAGACCACTGTGCGAGGACGTAGGGCGGCACATTTGCAAAAAAGAAAGAGTAGCCGTTTTTCGGCTACTCTCTCAAGGGCTTCATTGTTGCAAATCACAATTTCTTCCAGTCAAATGAGTTTTAGTAAATCTTTAGTACGGGATTTTTTAAGCCCCAAAAAAGCACATCATATTGTGTTCAAAACCAATCGAACCGCTATATCTTGTGTTTCCTCAGTCCAACGGCTTCATCGTGGGGAATTCCCCAACATGATTTTTCAGCCCATAAAAACCGCAATATCTTGTATTGCGGAACGAATCACTGTACAACATATAGTCACCTCTTGACATACCCAAAACGCTTTTTCTTAAATCTTCTTAGTTTTTCTTAGTTGGACAACTTCAGTTTTTGCAAAATTTTTAGTAAATTTGCAAATCCCAATTTTAGCAAATCTTGATCTTGCCTTCCAACTCTGCGAAAGATTTCTGCTTCTTGTCCATCGTGGCCTCGTTGTAAATGTCCATAGTCGTGGTAATGTCTGCGTGTCCCATGATCTCCTGAATGACCTTCAGGTTGGTTTCATTCTCACAGAACCGGGTGCAGAACGTGTGCCGCAAATTGTGGACAGAAAAATGGGGCAGCAACAACGGCTTTCTGTGTTCTTTCTTTGCCAGAACTTTTTCTTCGGCATTGTAGTCTCTGATGATACGCTCAATCGCCCTATTGATATTGTGAGCAGTCAGCACGTCCCCGTAGCGATTGGAAAAGATGAATCCAGAATAGCCGTCAACCTCAGTCTGGTTGAAGCCTTCCTTCATCTGCCTGACACGCTCATCAAGAAGTGCTTTGCGAACCTCTTGCAGCATGGGAATCTGACGAATACCAGCTTGTGTCTTAGGTGTCGTAACATGATATGTGGACGTTCTCGACACCGAATCTGGATAGTAAGTCAAATTGTGTTGGATCGTGATAATGTTGGTGCTGAAATCACAATCCTCCCAAAGCAATCCGCACACCTCACCGACACGGCATCCAGTTCCAAGGAACACTGTGAACAAGTTCAACCAGTGTTTATATGTCTTGCTGGATGCAATATAATTGATGAAAGCGGACTGCTGACCTACTGTTAAAGCGTGTCTTTTTTTCTTCTCCCAATCATGGGTTTTCTTAATCTCGGCAAGCGCACCATCCGTAGGATTTATACGGATATAACCGTCCTGAACTGCCCTTGCAAAAATAGGATGCAGAATTGTTTGATACGTTTCTACACTCCTTGGGCTAAAATTCAGTTCGTCAATCAAATAGTTATAAAACCTAATGATTGTGGTGTACTTTATGTCAGGTATTTTCCTCAAGCCAAGATCGTTGCGTATATGTCTATCATAACAATAGATATAGTTGGAACGGGTGGTATCCTTCAGATATTTCTTTCCTGAAATAAATTCATCCCAAAAGGCATTCAGGGTCAAATTTTTTGCCTTGAAAGTGTCAATATCGTCCTGAATATCCTTTGCGATTTCCTTTTCCAGTTCCCGCAAGCACTTACCGGGTTTCCTGCCTTTGGGAGTCCTATCCGTCTGCGTCAATGTCCAACTATATACGAAACGTGCTTCACCCTTATTGTCGGTATACCGATACATATATCGACCATCAGGCTTTTGATACTCCCCCTTTCCAAGTAGGCGATTTTTGGTATCACGTCTTTCTTTTGCCATATAACGTCCTTTCTGACAAGAAGAAAAACTGATAATTTGCAATTTAAATTATACAAACTCCATTTCTAATTGTCAACTGTAATTTTTGAATTGTGATTTTGTTTAATGAAAATTTACATTATAAGTCGCTTTGTGAAAGTACCCATTTTTCAAAAGGCTCTCTTTTAATGCGTGTCCATTGACCAACACGAAGAATCCAATCAAGTCTTTTTTCACATTTATCAATATCAATAATTTGTCGAAGTCGATTTTCGCCAATCATCGAATATTCAGCAGCTTCTTCAATTGAAATACACAGTCTTTGATTATATGGGATTTCATATGTTTTGCTCATATATTATCTCCTTATGTAAAATGGCGGCAAGGAATTACCTCACCGCCACTTTCGTTCTGCGGTACATCCCGCATTTATGAATTAATATCTCTTACATTAACCTTTGTCATCATATGCGGACAATTAATTGAAACGCTAATTTCAGAATTCTTTAAATTCTTAAAACTCTCTCCATCCGTAGTATAGGTGACTTCACCAACAGCTTTGCAAGCATTAATATATTGTTGTTTATAAGAACAAATTCCATCATGTAGACAGCAATTACATTTTTGACTAACAATCATTGGTTTTCTCTCTTTCTTTTATATATGGTTATTTTGCATCTTCTTTCAGCGATTCTAAAAGAACGGAACTATCAAGCCAGATATCCTTATACGGATGACCAATGGCAATGATCTTGTCACCAATTCTTCCTTCACCAGAAAATTTTACACGGACGATTTTCCCGATTACATCATTATCGCTCATTGCGTAATATTCCAGAATTTTCATCAATGTCGTTACCCAAGTTGACGCTGCATTTCCTTTTAAAAAGAATCCGCCAAAAGAACAGTTCCACTTGTCACCTTCAAGCATGATCCATTGTGTCAACCCACGTTCACGATCCCATCTGAGGCCAGTAATCTTTGCGTTCATGATTTTCATGCGAATTTCCTCATTTCCATCAATCAATTGTTTGAAGTTGAACCAATGCCGCCTGTTCTCAGTGTAGTTACATCATCTTGGTCAACAGTATCAAAATTCATGATAATTCCTTGGGCAAAAGCATCACCACGATTAACGTCCAATACCTTATCATTCTTACTGTCATTTGTAATCTTGATAAAAATATGCCCATCATTAGATTCATTGCCATAATAATCACTATCGACAATTCCCAATGTATTATCAAGTTGCATACGATATTTGAATCCATAGCTGCTTCTTGGAACAATCATCAAGAAACGTCCAGAATTCAGACTACATTTAATACCTGTTGGAATTTTAATTGACTCGCCGGGATGTAATGAAAATGAAATCGGAGCAAAGAAATCATATCCAGCAGAACCTTGTGTTGCTCTGGACGGTAGCTTAATTTCATTGTACAATTCACGCAATTTAATGAAATCTACAATATTGCTACCGCTTGATTCAACCTTACCATCAAATGACTTGACAAATTCATCGAAACTTACTTTCTCAAATTTATTCATCTTACCTCTCCCAAAGTATAATTTTATTATTTTCAATGGATTTTTGAACATCAATAATTCTTTGATTTGATGAACCACGGAACATTAAGTGTAAATCTCTACACCCCAATTCAAATTGTCCATCAACAAGAACATCAATGTTTTGCAGAATTTCAAAATATTTATCACATAAATCATCGAACTTATAACCAGACCAAACCCAAATTGACTTTCCAGTTTCCTTCTTGATTCTTTTGCAAATTTCAAGAATTGTATTTTGAGGCTGGTCAAATGGTTCTCCGCCCAATAACGAAAATCCTGAAATAACTGGATTAGATAAATACGTCAACAGTTCAAGCATTGTTTGTTCTGTAAAACGCTTTCCATACGCAAAATTTTGATATTCTTGGTTGAAACATCCTTTACAATGAAAATGACAACCGCTTACAAACAGGGTGGTGCGAACACCAACCCCGTTTGCAATATCAAATTGTCGAATTTGAGCGTAATTCATATTTTTCACCTTAACTCGCTGATTTTACAGATGTAAAACACGTTCCTTAATTTCCTGAGTGCGTCCCTTATTCCAGAAGTTGTGACCTAAATATCCACAAGTACGGCGAGTTACGTTCATCTTCATCTGATCACGATTTCCGCAGTTCGGGCAATACCAATTCATATCATCATCAATCTGCATTTCGCCATCAAATCCACAGACTTGGCAATAATCACTTTTGCTGTTGATTTCAGCATACATAATATTGTCGTAGATGAATTTGATAACAGTCAAAACAGCCTCGATATTGTTCTGCATATCAGGAACTTCAATGTAACTGATACATCCACCAAGAGATTGTGCCTGAAACTCTGCTTCAAAAGATAACTTCTTAAAAGCATCAATAGGCTCTGTTACATGAACATGATACGAATTCGTGATATAATCCTTATCTGTCACGCCGGGGATAACACCGAACCGTTTCTTCAAACAACGGGCAAACTTATATGTAGTGCTTTCCATCGGAGTCCCATAAACAGAGAATCCAATATTAGTTTCCGCTTTCCAAGTATTACAATGGTCATTCAAACACTTCATAACTTTTAAAGCGAATTCCTTACCAGCACCAGTATGTGATGCACCAGTCATATATTTTGTACATTCGTACAGGCCACCGTAACCAAGTGAGATAGACGAATAACTACCAAACAAAAGCGGATCAATCACTTCATGTTCTTTCAGTCTTGCGATTGCCCCGTGCTGCCACTGAATAGGAGCAACATCAGAAAGTGTACCTTTCAACCGATTATGACGGCACATCAAAGCACGATAACAAAGATCAAGACGATCCTCCATAATGCTCCAGAACTTGTCCTCGTCACCACCAGACGAAAGTGCAACATCGACCAAATTAATTGTCACAACGCCCTGATTGAATCTGCCATAGAATTTCGCATTACCATTTTCATCATGCCACGGAGGAAGGAAACTACGGCATCCCATGCACGGGAAACAATAACCGTCCTTCAGTTCCTTCATCTTCTTTTCAGAGATATAATCAGGAACAAGACGTTTTGCGGAACACTTAGCAGAAAGTTCAGTCAGATAGTAGTAAGGACTATCTTCATGAATGTTGTTTTCTTCAAGAACATAAAGCAACTTCGGGAAAGATGGAGAAACATAGACACCAACTTTATTCTTTGTACCAAGAATACGCTGGTTCAAAATTTCCTCAATAATCATTGCAGTTTCTTTGATGTATTCAGGATTTTCACTGAGATACATAAAGATAGATAAGAATGGAGCCTGACCATTTGTTGTCATAAGGGTATTGATTTGATACTGAATGGTTTGAACACCAGCCTTAATCTCATCATGCAGTCGATCCATTGTTGCCGCCTCAAGTTGTTCGTCAGTATATTCAACATTCAGTTTCGACCACTCACGAATTACCTTCTTCTTGATTTTCTCATAAGAAACACGAACATAAGGCGCAAGATGTGAAATGCTGATTGTCTGGCCTCCATACTGCACAGATGCAATTTGTGCTACGATCTGTGTAGCCACTGTACAAGCAGTCATAAAAGATTTTGGAGTATCAATCTTCGTACCATTGATTACTGTGCCGTTATCCAGCATATCCTTTAAATTGACTAATTCACAGTTGTGCATATGCTGTGCGAAATAGTCACTGTCATGGAAATGAATCAGCCCTTCTTCATGCGCTTCTACAATATCAGGCGGCAGAAGCAGTCGCATAGTCAAATCCTTGCTAACCTCACCAGCCATATAATCACGCTGCGTTGAAACAACAATGGCATTTTTATTGGAATTTTCCTCAATGATATCCTTATTCCGCAGTTCGATCAGCCGAAGAATCCCATCATAAGTCTTGTCGTTATCTCTAATCAGTTTACGTTCATGACGATATCGAACATATTCCAATGCAATATCGACATATCCAGCTTCAATCAGTTTATGTTCAACCATATCCTGAATGTCCTCGATATTCAGAACACCAGATTCTTGTTCAATTTCATGAGCAATACGACATTTTGTGTCGTAATCTACATTCCCAGCCTTACTGATTGCCGTGATAATTTTTGTCGGATCAAACTTTTCGATGTTACCGTTACGCTTTTTAATTTCTGTAACCATCTTTTACTCCCTTCACAATAAAATCTGTCCAATTTCATGCCAAGAATAAACACGAGTAAGTCCTGCTGCTTGATTATCAAAGTTGTGATTGTGTGGACGATCAAATAATAAGCCAGAATAACTTCCGCCTTGAAAATTATGAACACCATCATCAATTAAAATATCTCCATGCACTAATTGCTTTTTGCTTGCAATAATGAATTGCGACCATTTCAAGAACGGAAACAACTGGAGAATTCTTTCTATTTTCGTATCACAAGTTTGATAATTTGTAGCAGTTACAATAAATAAATCATGTTTATCATTGATTTCTTTAAGAACATCATAACAGCCATCAATGGCAGAAAGATTATTCCAGAAATCCTTTTGATAAATTGGAGCATAAACTTCTTCCTTTGGAATTGACGGGAAGAACAAACTGACATTCCAATCAGTTACATCGGTAGGTTTTACTGTTGTGCCAAATTTAGAGTTTAAATATTCAACCCAACAGTCCAGTAAGTTTTCAATCGTATCATCGGCATCACATAGAATAATCTTTCTGTCCATTTTCTCACCCAATCGCTGCCATAATATCGGTAAATTTATTGTTCAAATCTTCAATGGTTGAATCATTCAGCACATAACAATCCGCAGGATAATCGTCCATTGCAGTTTCAGATGGATGATTCAACTGAGCAAATGTAAGATTAGAAGAAAAATCAGGACGTGTAATCCGAATTAACTTCACATCAAAATTTTCATTATTCTTAAAACACTCTACTTCATTTGGGAATCGACAATCTGGAATCAAAACATAATCCCATGTATCATCAAACAGTAGAAGAATATCAACAATGAAATTTGTCCAAAAATCAGGACACTTTGCACGGACTACATCGGTTCCAATATACTGGAGCAAAGTTCTACCCTTTTCGTCCTTGTTACCGTCCCATGCAAAAAATGTAGAACAGACGTATTTGACCAAATCACCAAAATGGGCAATCAAAACACGTTTACCATTCTGCTCTAACTGATTCTTCAGGATACCCGCCAAGGTATCCTTACCATGACGGGCTTTCCCTGAAATACAAACTACTTTCATGCGTTATTAAACCACTCCTTTTTTCTTGAAAGATATCTTGTTGCATCATGATATAAGTAATTGTAAATTTTTGAACACTGACGATTGCCTGAATATGTAATTCTATAAATATTTCCATGTTCTGTTATTGTTGTCTGACTTTTCTTACTGATCCCGATATCAATGTATCGCTTAATATCATGAAGAAGTTCATAAGTTCCACATATATCAAATGATAATTGCGGGGTTTCTTTATTTTTATTTTTTATGCGAATACATCCATCCCCATCAAATACGCCTCTAATGAAATGATGAATATACTGCTCTGGGATAAATGAAAAGTCACCGTTTTCTTTTTTGCTTTCTCCACGCAATTTAAGAACCGTTTCAGCTAAATGCTTTGATGACAATGTAATTTCATAATATATATTGTTATTTTTTATACGTTTACGAATTGGTGCTTCGGATTCAAACAACGATTTGAAAAGTGAAATTTGTTCATAATCTTTTGAAGAAAATGCTATTCCGTCTTTTCTGAAGCAACCATCTGTTATGAACAGGCCAAACGCATAAGCAGCATCTTCGCTATTTATAGAATCAAACAGGCATTCATTGAGCAAATATTTACGACTCTGATACACCAATGACCTGTTCATAAATATCATCAAACACAACAGGAATCATCATTTTGAAAGCCTTTAAAAGAGGAATCATAAGTTCCCTAATTTGTGGATGCGCCGCAGTAGAACAACGCAATTTAAGAATATTACGCCATTCACGAAGATTAGCCGTCACGCACAATTCAGTCTTAGTAGAATTATTCAGAACAGAACGAGCAATCTGTGGCGTTGCGCCCAACTCAATCATACGATTATAATGTCGCTCTGCGTCAGCACAGGCCGTAACCCACTCCTGATAAATTGCCTCGAATGTATCAGCATCGAGATTTTTTACCTTTGGGTCAAACTGCATACCACCACGCAAATCAATATATGTAACTTCGTTTCCGAACTTATCCTTATTGTAATTGCAATATCTGGTTGATTCTTGTGCATAGCTTGCAACTCTATGACGAACTTCCTCATGAGATACCCCACGATCATTCGTCAGTCTAACCGTAATGTTATAATGCTCAATAACTGCTTCGTGACCACGATCAATAATTCCCTGAACGAATTTGATACAAGAATCATCTGTAATCTTGTCCTCGCTCTTATAACAAGTACGTCCGACTTCCTCCAGCGTTTTCAAAATCGTTGTTCCATCAATGGGCGTGATAATTTCAAACTTTGGCTTAATAATTTTCATTAAAACCCTCCTTGTACTTCTTGCATTTATGGTTATTTAGTTATAATTATCGTCCTCGTAAGATTCAAAGCAATAGTTGCACAAATACCCCTTTGTGCCGTCTGGCTTCTTGATCTTATGGAGTGTACCGTGTGACGAACCACATTCCATGCAGCAAACCTTTGTGAAATCCTTCGGCTTCTGCTCTTGCTTTTGCTTGCTGTTCTCCGAATTGGGATGAGAAGGCCAGTTACGATCATTGGGATAATACTTTCGCTTCATTTTTGTTACATTCCTTTCATTTTTTCATAATATGATTTTGAATAACAAAAATAATGATCACCAATTTTTTCAAATAAGTAGTCATTATATTGTTGCGTAGAGAAGAATACAACACCAAGATTTAAAATTGGCTCCGTTTCTGTAAGAACTGATTCAACAGCATCATACTGATCCTGTGTTGGTGCTGTGCTGGAAATATACCCAGCCGGGGAAAACTGATTCGTCTGATAAACAACATCATAAATTGTATCAGGAAATTCTTCACTCAAAACACGGTTCAGGACAACTTCGATTACGGCTTTCTGTCCTTCAAAAGACTGGTTCCCAGCTTCCAAAAATGCTAATCGTGCTAAAATTTCCTTTTCTTCATTTGTAATTGAACTTGCGATTATGTCATAAAATGGAGAAATCACTACCTCTGGTTCGTATTCATCATCTGAAATTTCAGTAGTTTGTTCTGGTTCTTCTATCAAAACAACTACATCATCACATTCAATAACAGGTTCAACATCAGCAAATTCATCGTCAGGCAAATCATATTCAGTGGTATCAACTTGATTGGAACGATTATTTTGTTCTATGCAAAAACTTGTAGCTGTTAATGATAGGAACACAATCAAAATAAACACCGAAATTTTTCTTAAAATTTTCATATGTTTCTATCCTTTTTAATCGAATTTTTACTTCTTATGTGTTTACAATCGTTTCGATTTGTGTTATAATTCAGTCACCAAATTTTAAAGGAGTTGAAAACATGGCTACTGAAAAGCAAGTCGAAACGCAAGAATCCACAAACGAGAAGCGGAAAATGGTGCGCCGTTCTACTGAAGAACGTATTGCTGAAATCGACAATAAGATCGCAGCACATCAAGCATCCATTCAGAAACTTCAGGAGAAGAAAGATGCGATTCTAAACCCTAAAGTCCGTGCATCGAAGGCTTCTAAAATTAAGGCGGTCATGAATGCCGCTAAAGAATCCGGCATGACACCTGAAGAAATTGCGGAGAAACTTGGCCTTACAATTTAATCCAAAATAGGAGAAATAGACTGTCATATTACTATGGCAGTCTATTTTTTACTGCCAATTTCTAAATGTTATATAAAGCAAGCAAATTCTCCAAAATATCTTTCTTCCGCCTTTTGTCTTGCAATAACTGCTTCTTCAAATTTTGCAAATTCGCCAAGATTAATCTTCTTTTTATTTACAGTTATTTGTGCAACCCATATTTGATCACGCTTATGCCAAAAGACGCCTTTATGCCCAGTTTTATTGTTGACATTCAACAATCTATTTTTTGAATTATCTACATGATCGCAAACCCTTAGATTTTGTTTTCGATTATCAGCCTTATTATGGTTAATATGGTCAATATCTTTGTTATAAGAAACATTGCCTAAAATAGTTCTGTGCATATTAACAAATCTATTTCCATTTCTTGCTTCAACATATCCTTTATGAATGTACCATGTAAGATTTCGTATTAATTCATAATCCTCTTTGTCAAAATAAAATGGTTCATTTTTTGAAGTATAACCAATGCCAAAATCGCCTGACAAATCATATGAATTAAATTTTTTAAGTGCCATTATTCACCCCCAATCATTTTTAGAAATTCGCTTTCTGTAATAATTGGAATATCCAATTCAACTGCTTTTCTATATTTGCCGCTATTTGATGGAGCGTTACATATCACATAATCTGTTTTCTTTGAAACAGAACTGGAAACCTTTGCACCTAATTCCTCAAGTTTCTGTGTAATTCCATCCCTTGTGAAATTTTGAAGGCTCCCGGTAGCAACGACTATCTTTCCTGAGAACGGATTATTAGTTTCAACATTGGTTGCTAAATTTTGAATGAAAACACAACCACGCAGTTTATTATAAATTTCTACGTTGTGCAAATCCGAAAACCAATTTTGAATACTATCAGATGTGACTTGACCAAAATCGTCAATGACAGACCAATCAAATCCATCGGCAATTAATTGATCAAATTTATCTGGATCATTGCCGCAATAATGAACAATTGCTTTTGATGCAGTTTTGCCGATATTGGGAATTCCAAGCGAAACAATAAATTTATCGAAAGTTACGTTCTTTGATGCTTCAATGGCATTCCACATCTTTTCATATGAACGAACACCAAATCCTTCCATTTTGACAATTTCATTCCGATGTTGGTCAAGCGAATAAATATCATAGAATTCATTTAGCCATCCGCAGTCGATAAATCGTTCCAATGTAGCTTCTGACAGTCCATCAATATTCATTGCTGATTTGCTAACAAAATGCTCAAAAGAACTGAGTTTCTTGCCATCACAATTTGGATTATTACAATAAACTGTATCTGTGTTATTAACGTGTTCTACACAAGTATCATGTCCACATACAGGACAGCATTTAGGAAATTTAACACCTAACTTTGTAGGACGTTGTTCAGCGGAAAGATTTTTGAAAATCTGTGGAATAATCATGTTGGCCTTCATAATGGAAATTTCATCACCAATATTCAGGTCATAATCTTTCAGGTAACTCAGGTTATGTACGCTTGCTCTACTGACAGTCGATCCGTCCAGTTCAACCGGGTCAAAAATTGCAACAGGAGTTAGCTGCCCGGTACGTCCCATTGACCATTCAATATCACGAAGAATTGTATTAGCTTTTTCATCCTCAAACTTAAAAGCAACCCCGTCATTTTTATGGTGCGAAGTACCTCCCAATTCTTTTGAAAATGAAAGGCTATCATACTTTAGAACCATACCATCAATTGGAATACCGTCTTTGACTGCTTCATGCTTCATGGTGTCAATAGATCGTTGGATAACATCTGCATCAACTTTGAAAATAGAAACATAAGATGGAACATCAAATCCAAGATTCTTACAGGTTACAAACTTGCTTTCTCTACTATCTGGATCATCCGTGATATCATCCAGTCCCTCCAGAACATCCCATAACATCCAAGCAACATTTCGATCCGCACAAATCTTGCTATCCAGTTGTCGGACAGAACCAGCGGCAAGATTTCTGGCATTGGCATATGGTTTCTCTCCACTTGGTAAGTTGTCATTGATAATTTGAAAATCATCTTTGTGAATAATCGCCTCACCAGACAACCGCAAAAATCTTTGGTATGGAATTGTTAAAGGGATATTCTTAAAAGTTCTGGCGTTATGCGTAATATCTTCGCCAACATATCCATCACCACGAGTAGAAGCCTGAACCAGTTTACCAGCGTCATAAATCAATTCGACAGTCAGGCCATCAAACTTGTGCATCAGAATACATTGCCCTCTATTTGCAAAGTTCTGAAGATCATTTACATTCTTCGTCTTATCTAATGACAGCAGCGGGATATCATGTTGAACTTTCTTCAGTTTACTTAGAACTTCATACCCAACAGTCTGTGTTGGTGAATTACTAAGTACAATGCCAGTTTGTTCCTCCAGTTTCTTCAACTGGTCAAACAAGGAATCGTATTCTGAATCTGTAATAATTGACTCTGCCTTATTATAGTAGGAATCACGGCATTGGTTCAAAAAGTCAACAAGTTCAGGCATACTTAAATTGTTCATGTTCTCTCCTTTCTTGTATTTCCAGTTATATGGATAAAAGATATTGAGAATCTTTCATCCTCGCCATTCATTATACTTGTTTTTATGGTTATTGTCAAGGGGTTATCTTAATTTTTGTCGCAAAAAATAAGTAAATACACCATATAAAAAGTAACCCGTATACTGCGGATCAGGCATGAACATCAATTGCAATCCATACCGATGATTAAATGTATGCAAACTGGCAAGATATGCCTTAGATGAAAACTTAGTATTATACTTCCCTGTTATAATATCCTGATAGTTCGCATTTTCAACCAAAAGATACTTAATACCCGAATATGTAGCCATTTCTTCTTCAAATCTGGCACGTTGTTGTGAAAAATTCCCGCTTAATTCCTCCAGTGAACCTTTCCGCTCTACCATGATTTCTTTATCAAAAAACAGATCACGGTCAATGTTCAGGTCTGGATTCGCCGGGACATAGAAACTATAATCTCCATTTGACAATGCCTTTGTTTTATGCGGAATTTTCTTAGCGTCCAGCCAATTCAGAATATGACTATTTTTCTGTTCTCTGGTATCGGTTAAAATTACAATAGACTTTACTAATTGATCAACTTCTTTATCGGTATACTTATATAACTCTAAAATATTAAACCACCTCCGTTCTTTCAACTTTGACTATGAAATCAAGCATTTTTGTTGTCAGAACTTCATTAATATCTTTTTTGAGATAACCAGAAAACCGCTGTTCGAGTTGTCTAATTGAAGTATATCTTCTTAAACGAACTGCCGGGTATCGTTCTGATGATGGAGTTTCTGCATATTCAAAATACTGCGGAAACTTATAAATTGCTTCCATAATATTATTGCCATATGTATTAATGACAACATCAATGTCGTGATTATTACAATAGTCTTGAAGTTCATATCCAATTTCTTTGATTTCATAAAACGGTATAATATTACGTTCTTGCAATCGTAAAGCAATAAAAATATGTGCAATTACATATTCTGAGTCAACAAACATTGTCATACTATCTTATTCTCTTTCCTCTCACCATATTTCTATAATTGCTATACTTTTCAGCAAATCCATATCGAAACATTCTGATTCTCCCCTTGAACAGAAAGCATTTATACCACGGAAGTTCATCATCCTGATCATCAGAAAAATCATAGTCATGGTAGTAATCAGTCCACATAAAATGACACATTTGAAAATTCCCATTCTCTGTTATACGGGGTTTGCAGAAATATATCTTTACTCCATGCCAATTTTTTAGTTTGGCCTTCATTGCCTCTATAAAACAGTTTGATTTGTAATATCCTGTGATATATTCAAACCTGTCCATCATTCTTCCTCGCTGCTTTCATGCGATTAGCCATTTCTGCCCTTTGTTCGTCTGAATATTGTCTCGGAAAACTAACCTTAATCCATTTCTTAGGCAAACTATATTCAGCAAATTCTTCAGTCCTGCGAACCAGTTTGATATCTGGATAATCAGCCATTTTTGCATCAAGTTTACGCATCAATGATCTATCATGCGTATAAATAGACGCAACTTTTTCTTCGTTGTTATAATTGATGATAGTTTCCTGCTCGTATTTTGTTAAATCACTCATTCTCACCAGTCCTTATTACACGAATTTGTAAATGATACTTCTTTGCGGTTTCAATCATATGTTTTGTTCCTCGACTTTCACCATTCCAAAAAGCCACAAGCGCATCAGCATTTTCAGCCATTTCAATATTTCGTATATATCCAGCCGACTTTCCTATATTCCAATCGGCTGGATAATAAATGATTTGATAGGCTCTGGATTTGGCATATTGTTCGCCTAATATATCTGCCCCTTTAGCCATTCCGCATACAATGACAATATCATCCGTTATTTTTGATAAAAGATGATCCATCTTTCTTTCAAGGAAATTATAGTCATTGAAGTCACGACTTCCAGCAACAATTACACGAAATTTAGATTTCATTTATCGTCATCACTGACACTTTCTCGTACAAATGACCACTTTTTCAGAATACACTCCTTATCAGTGTTATCCTGCTGCCAATCACCATTAGAATCCTTCGACCATCTTCCTTCCTGAGAACACTCGACAGTCTTGATAATATCACCAACCTGAATCGGTGATTCATCATACTTTTTGCGGCGAACCTTTACTGTCTCAATACTACCATCCATAAGGCGATATAATGTCAACTTCGGATTTTTATATTTACATTCAAATTCTTGAACAAACGCATATTCAGGGGACAGATCAGGAATTGATGTTTTTACATAACCGATATTTGACAACTCATATTTTAATCGTTCACTTAAAGAAATTTCTTTATCATCTAAGTCGTTCCAGATATCTCGTAACGCAGAATCATAATCGAATTTTCTGTATTGCTTATCTGTTTCTTCGGAATACTTTTTAATATATGGAAGAAATTCAATCTTAACATCATTCTTTGAAAATTGTGAACGATCATAAAGTTGATCAAGAATTTCTACAAACTGCTTGATTTTACCAATCGAAGCAAAGTCATCAAAATATCCAATTTCAATCAACGTATTAATTTTGGCACTATTCAGACTTTTCTTTTTCCGCAAATCCTTCCACAAGTCGTAGAAATTATCATAATGCTTCTGTCCTAATGAATATAGATCATTTGCACATCCTTGGCTCAGTCCCTTAATAGACAGCAGCGAAGGATAAATCGTGTGATTGTCTGGATCAGCGACAAACTTTCGGTTATCAAGACCAAATCTATAATCCCCTTCCAGAATACCAAACCCACGTTTCATTTCCTGTTTCAACTCTGCAACTTTATCTTTCTTACCCTTATCTGAGTAAGTCTGAAGCAGGACTTCATAAAACTCATATGGATAATGTGCCTTCAAATAAGCGTTATATAGGCTGTCCAATGCCATACAATATGCGTGGGCAGAGTTAAACCCATATCCGCAAGAGTCAGAAATAATCTGCCAAACTCGTGCTGCGTCCTCTTCAGCCTTATCCTGCGGAGTGCCTTCCTCCATGATACGATCACGGAATCCAGTAATGAACCGTTCCTTTAATGGCCTGACCTTCTCAGGATGTTTCTTTGCAATAGCCTTGATAATACCGTAACATTCATCAATAGGAAACCCGGCATAGTTCAAAGTATTCATTGTTTGCTCTTGATACAGAATGAAACTCTGTGGCAATTCCTCAGTTTGAAGAATTTTATCAAAAGCTGGAATATCATATGAAAAATCCTCACGGTTCTCTAACTTTGAATACATAGACTTAAAAGCTGGTCGAATAGCTGCAATAAACGCCGATAACTCTGAAACGTTCTTAGGACGATATTTCATTACCTTTCTCGTTGTTGAAGCCTTTTCAACCTGATTTACGCCCATCGTAATGCCATTAGCATAGATATCCCATACTGCCTGATCATTTTTAACCAGTTCCATTAGTTCATTGACAGTATGTGGCTTAATGCCAATTCTCTGATAAATTAAATCAATTAGCAAAACAACGTCAACTTTCAGAATATCATTTTTCAAGAATTTATAATTTTCAGCAATTGAACCATCAATGACCGCTGTTATGTATTCTTTTTTTGTTGTTTCACTTTTACATTTTATTAGACCAATTTCTTCCCGGATACTGCCGCTATAAAGCAAATAAGCGCAAGGTGCTTTTTTCTTATCCATGATAATGCCTTGATACTTTTTGCTTGCATCAATATAAGAATGATATTCTTCATCTACATAATCATAAATATCAATTTCTTCTTTTTCGTCATCATCCGCATATTTCAAAGCCTCATCATATTTTTCAATCTGGCTCGAAATTGTATTAGCAAGGTCAAAATCCATATTCTGTGACCGGGCATACAATTTAAATGCGCTCTTTTTCTTACAAGTTCCAAAAGCAATCATAGGATAAGCATGATCCACTCCAAGAATTTCTTCCTGCGCTTCGGCTGCTATGTCTGGTGTACCCCAATTTAAGTCGATATCTGGCAATGATTTCGTTTCCAAAATACGACTCTTACTAATGAACCGTTCTGGATATAACTTAATAGGACTTTGAAACCGATCTACTTTCGAGAATCCAAGCAATGTATTTGTAAAATAGCCAACTGAACTACCACGACCAGAATTTGTTAAAATCCCGCCTTTTTCAATTGCCCTTTTCACAATTCGATAGTCGATTAAGAAATAATCAGCCATATTGGTGTCTTTAATGACTTGAACTTCATTCTTAACACCTTCAAAATATTCTGGATATTCCTCTTGATTGATCCCATCTGTATAATGCTTGAATAGTTTCGTAATCAGTTTACTATATTCTTTATTACGTTCTTCTTGTGTTAATTCCGGGAGCAATTCACCATCAATGACGTGTTTCCCATCATACAATGTCGGGAGTTTAATATCTTTAGAAAATACCGGGTTTGGTGTTCCATCTGGCAATGTTTCATATCCATCAAAATCGAGAAGTAAATCCGTATTATCCATTGCACGTTGAATCTGTTCTCTGGTGAACACATTTTGTTTTAAGAAACGGTTCATGGTTGTCTCATCATCAGGATAATCCATAAACCATCCATCTTCATCGTCATAATGGACATTTTTCGCAGCAAGAATATAATCCCGTTCCTTAGATTCTTCTGGATAGATATAATGACTATCCATTCCAACAATCATTTCAATTCCATACTTTTCTGACAATGCCAAAATGCGCTTGTTCAATTCAATCTGCTTTTCAGTATCGTGGTATTGAATCTCTAAAAAGAAATTTTCATGAAAATGATTATGCAATTGGACAATGATATCTTCAACATCATCATATCCCCAAAATGCTACGCAAGCTGACGTAATCATTACATCATCAGGCGGCAAACTTAGGAGTAATTCTACATCGACACGGGGGCGGAAATAATATCCTGTTTCGTTGGCCTCAGACAAAATACGGTTAATCGCACGTCTACCATTTTCATTCTTTGCCAGCAAGACAATATGCCCATTCGTTCTGTCTTTTTCATGCCGATCTTTCACCCAATATGCTTCTGCACCAAAGATGAATTTTAAATCGTACTTTTTAGCCAACTCATAACATTCATGATATTTACTCTGCCAACCATGTTCAACACTGGAAATTACTTTATGTCCTAATTCAACTGCTCGTTTCGCATAATCTTCATAGACTGCTGCTGAGTCTGGAATAAATACATTACTATATGACGTGTGTTTATGATAATTCTGAATGATGATCACCTACTCTCTTAATAAACCCATCCTTGATACTCTTGACATTTACGATAATAATTTCCGTTTCCAATATTGATTTTACGAATTTTCTTTGATGTTTTCTTTTTCAAAAATCTCTCTGTATTGCTATTGTGGTTTTGATGTACATATTCAGTTTTGCTTATGGTTTGCCCATCAAAACCATGAATGATATGTAACAACCGATTCTTCTTTTGAATTTTCTTCTGTCTGCGATATGCTCTGCCAGTTTTGCGGCTTCCGCTTTTTGGTGTTGGCTGCGAATCGGAGGACTCTATTGGTTCACAACACCATCCGTAATATAAATGCTTGCCTCCGACCTTTTCACAATAACAATATTCTGGTTGCCAATCACAAAAATCAGGCTCTAACCGTTCCTTTCTATTAAAAGTACAACCATTGTCATAACCGCACTCAGCACAAGTCATCCAAAACGCAGGATCGTAAATGTCCATATCATCACTCCGTTCTAAAACAAATTATTTTCCCAATCTTCTCTATCTGAATTTAACGCCTTATCATCCAGATATCGTTTCAGGTGAACACAAGAATTTCTGAAATTACACAAATTACGGCAGAAAAATATATCTTCTACTTCTTTACCATTTCCATTGATCCTTGTAAATTTTCGTGGAGACCAACTTTCTGCATTATTGGTGTCCAATGATTCAAATAAATCTGCTTGTCTATTCAGATAATCAATGGTTTCCTGACGAAGTTCATCTGTGATCTCATATTTTCTTACATATGGCTTTACGATATACTTTGATTTGATTTCATCTGGCAATGGATCAAAAGAATTATCTTTCAATGCTGCTTTTAGCATGATCTCAATGTCAATTTCATCATATCCAAGTTCAGTTAAGTCACACTCAATATGATTCTTCAGTTCGCTTATCAGTTTGCCACGATTCAGGACTTTGACCATTTCTGTTTTGGTCTTAGAATTAGAACGCTTTTTCCCCATGAATTTAACTTCACAGTATTTCAGCATAATCCATGATACGTCCCGAACCTTATACCCATCGGCCTCCTTTGCCAGTGCATAAAACACAAGCTGCCGTCCATGATGGATCAAATCAGCCGTCTTGAAATCAGTAGACGTTTTCCAATCA